ATAGTGTAGCAGCATGCGAAATGGGAGTTGAAAGTACAAAGGTTTCTATAGATCGTTTTGGATTGGCAAACGACCAATTAGCAGAAATTGCTCGTCGGGCTGCAGACGCTGAAAAAGAAAAGACTCCTACAATGATGTCTCATCGTGGAACACATACTGGAGATCCTTCATCTGCAGGCGGAAAAGATGCTTGCGAGGTTGAGGCTGGTGGTGCCGATGTAGATATAAATCTTTTTGACCCAAGCAGAAGAACAAATCTCAATGTAGAAGTAGGCCCAAGTATAGAAGTTACAGCAACTTTTGAAAATGCACTTCAAACAACTTTTGATGCTATGGGCATCAATCCAGCCGTAGTGACGGCGGATGAATTGTTAGATTATTTTGACAAATGTTTAGATTGTGATTTGAAAATGGAGTTTAGCTGGCAACTTCAACCACTAAACTTAATGCTGGGTTTTGAAGATTTCTTAAGGGATATAGAAGAAATAATAGATGAAATATTAGCAATGTTAAATCCAAATGACATGCTACTGGATCTTTGCGATTTCTTTGATGGCTTTAGTTTTATTTGTATACCAGATTTAATTATGCTTCTTTTAGCATTAGCAATGCTGATAAAGAAATATGTAATGCTTGCAATTAGTTTCAGTTTTGATTGGACAATGATAATTGGTCCAATCATAAAATGGATTGTAGATGCTATTGCTGCATTAATACAGCAGATAATGCAAATTGTTATTGCACCAATTGATTGCGCAATTGGAATTTTCCAAAGTGTTCAAGAAGTAATTGACGCTGCAGATGAGTTGCAAGATACTATGATGGCTGCAGGACAAGCACTTGCAGGACAAGCTACACTGGGCATGACAGATCTTGGCGGAATAGACGCATCTGCTCGCCCAACCCCAGGTATAACTTCAACTACTGCTCCAAATATTGCTGGCAAAGAAAGCGGATTTTCTTTAGCAAGAGATGTTACTGGAAACATGGCTAGCGGCATCTCAAAAGGAACGGGCGGTTGGCTTAAGATAGATAAAGATTCTGGAGGCACTGCGTCAGAAAAAGCTGCCGAACGCACCATCCCCACAGGTTTTACCGTTGGAGTAAATGATACTTTTCAAACATTTTTTGATAAAAGAAGGCAAGCCAAAGCAGACGGGACAAATAAGATACCTGCTATTGGAGATATTAAAACCTTCAAGAGAGCTATTTTAGCTCTTCAAGATTTTAAACAAATGATTGTCGATTTTTTCAGCCAAATACTTTTCGTTGTTAAAAGTCTAAATGCGCTGTTTGGTGGAAAATTAGCATTAAATGTCGAAGCGATGGGTATTATTATGCTGATAACCGATTTGATAAAATTGATACAAATTATTATAGCTTTGAAAAAAGGTGGACTTGAAAACTGTGACGAACTAAGAGATAATCCAGAAAAAGTAATGGATGCCATATCAATAGTTTGTCCAGATCGGGTATTGAAGCTAAACGGAGCAGGAGAAGGAGAAGGCGGCGAAGTTACAATTGGCATTAGTGATAGCTCGGGCTTATATCAAGGGGAACTAGTTCTGCCAGAGTGCTCATCAGATTTAACACAAGAAGACAGAGACAGAATTAGAGCCAGAGTCGCTCATGTTACAAGTTTCTAATATTGCAGGAATAATAGAATGAAATCAGATTTGTTTAAAATAGCTTTAGACGTAGTTTACGATAAAGAAATGAATTTTGATGCTAAGTCAAGATCTCCATCTAAACCGGGATTAATTAAGGTCGCTAACAGAAGTTTAGCTTATGCAGAGCGTCATCGAGGTAACTGGTTTAAGCCAGAGTACGATCTTGAAGAAATATCTGTTGCTCAAGATACTGATGGATATTTGTTCAGAGCTATAAAAAAGAAAGCAAATAGATTTTTAGTTTCAGGTTTTGAAATTGTTGGACTTAATGAAACCTATGTAAGTTATATTAAACAAAGAATTGCAGAAATAGAATCTGCAACTAGTAAACCGTTCGCAATTATGCTTGCGGAAACTGCTTACGATTTAATTCGTTTCTCAAACTGCATGTGGGTTAAATCAAGAAACTTCAAGGCATCTTCTGGAAAAAGAAGATTTCTTACAACAGGTAGAGAAGTTGATCCTGTAGCAGGATATTTTATCCTGCCATTTGAAACCCTTTATTTTAAAACCAAAAATAATGGTGAGATTAAAAAGATACTTCAAGAAACTCCAACTGGAGAAAGTAAAGAGTTCTTTCCTCACGACGTAATACATTTTTATGACAACAAGAAGCCAGGCTTTGCTATGGGCACGCCAGAGCTTCTTCCCGTACTCGACGACATTGCTCTCCTTAGAAGACTAGAAGAGAATGTAGAAGAGTTAGTCGAGTCTAATCTCTTTCCGCTGTTTCATTACACAGTAGGTTCTGATGACTTTCCAGAAAGATATGGTCCAGATGGAAAAAAGGAGACTGAAGTTGTAAGAGATGCAATTGATTATATGCCTGCTGGCGGTGTCTATGTTTCTGATCATAGACACAAGATTCAAGCTGTTGGCTCTGAAGGTCGTGCACTAAGAATAGATGGATACCTTGAATACTTTAAGAAAAGAGTCTTTGCTGGCTTAGGTGTATCAAGCGTCGACATGGGTGAAGGTGACACAGCAAATAGAGCTACTGCAAACGTTCTTTCTAAAAGCGCAATTCAAGATGTAGAAGCGCTACAAGAAATTATAAGAATCTTTGTCGAGCACTCAGTGTTTAATGAGCTTCTGCTTGAAGGTGGTTTCGAGTTTGATCCATTCGACCCAATGAAACGAGTTTCAATTAAGTTTGGTGCAGTTGATAAAGAAGTAAAAGTGAAATTGGAGAACCAAGCTATACAACTGTTCTCCAACAAACTCATTACGCTAACAGAAGCAAGAAAGAGAATCGGAGAACCTCCCATAGAGGAAGGTCAAATGGACGATACTTACTTCGAGCTTTTTGAGAAGCCACTAGCAGAACTTAAGTCTTCAATCTTTGGTGGCGGAGAGTCTGAAAACCAAGCAATGCCGGAAAATCAATTCGGTAAAAAAAGTGGTCCAAATTTTGATGAAAAACTTGAAAAACACTATACCGAGAGTTTAAATTTGGTAGAATCGAAATTACTTGAGGGTCTTGGTGATACCAACTTGAGTACTGACGAGCTATTGTCATTGAAAAATAGAATAAGCAACGACTTTAAGACAGAATACTTAAAAGTTCATAAACACTTAACAGACAGACTTGACTTACTAAAAGAAACAGATATAAAGAAAACTTCGGTTTTTAATAATATTAAGTGGAGATTTGACTCTTTATTGCATAGGTACAGTTGTAAAGCTTACAACTATGGTGTTATAGTTTCGGCAAAGGAAAGTGGATTAAATTCAGATTTAGAGAATTTAATAGGCCTTGAAGAAGCAATAACTACAGGGCATGAAGCTTGTATGGAAATATTGGATAGTAGTATAAATATGTTTGATGTTAATTTAGATAGCATTCCTCCATTAGTCAACTCTCTGCCGAGAGGTAAAAATGAGTAAACTTAAATTAGTAGACTATATAAAGATCAATCCTGATCCTTCTTTCTCCGATTTATCAAAAAGAGAGAAGATCGGGATTGTCGATTCTTTGTTAAACAGAAATGAAGAAAAAAGAGGTCTGTATGTAACTTACGACCTTAGTCATTCTGGAAGAAGAATAAATAATAGAATTTATACTGTAGCTGGCCAACAAAGAGGAATTGATTCCTTACTCTCACCCTACCCGAAACCAATCATTAAGAACCATGATGATCATGATGATCCCATTGGCAGATTTGTTGGTGGCGAATGGGATGACACTTCTTCAGAAGCTCTTGGGTTCTTCGACGATGTAAACGATTACATGGAAGTACAGGCAGCATTCGATGCTGACGATCCAAAGAGAATTTATGATGAAATGAAAAGATATGGTCTTCTTACAAGAAAGAAGTGGCCAGGTCTTGGCAGAATGAGAGTTACTGCAAAAATTTCGGATCAAGATTCAATTGAAAAGTTCTTGGACGGAAGATACATAACTTTTTCTGCAGGAAGTACAACAGACAGACACGTTTGTAGCGTTTGCCAAGAAGACTGGGCACAGGGTGAAATTTGTGAACATCGTCACGGCAAGATATATGACGATGATATCTGTGTGTTTGTCACTGGAAAGTTTGAAGTTTTGGAAGGTTCAGTGGTAAATATGCCTGCAGATGATCTTTCCCAAGTGCTGTCTATGGAATTAGCAGATTCAGTACGTATTGAAGATGTTACATCTATCAAGGTAGATAAGCATACAGTTTATTTAACTGATTCTAAATATAATATTTCGGAGAAGAATATGTCAGAACAACTTGATAATACTGCGCAAGATGAAGTCTCAGTTGAAGATTCTGAAGTTCTTTCTTCTGAAGAGAATAAAGTAGAAGAAACAGAAGCTATTGCTTCTGTTGATGCTTCTGAGGAAGTTATTGCTTCCGACGAGGTAGAAGCCGAGAAAGTCTCGGAGGATGCTGAAGCACCTATTGGTGGTTTTGATGCAGACTCAATCAAGGCTTTAGCGGATCTTGTTCTCGAAGTAGTAAGAAAAGAACTAAATCTAAATGAGGTTTCAAATGGCACAGTGGAAAACAAGGTCGATGCCAGCGACGAAAAAGAAGAAAAAGAAGAAACGCACAACATCGACCAAATCGAAAACGACAAAACGGAAGAAGGGACCGAAGCGGAACGGGTACTCGAAGAAGTGGTAAATTTTGATAAGCCACTAACTACCGAGCAACGCAACAGATTGAAAGAATCAACCTTTTGCGGACCTGAAAGAAGCTATCCTGTACCCGACAAGTCGCATGCAGTTGCTGCACTCTCTAGAGCTAAGCAGCATGCTTCATCTGATCTCTACAAGAAGATAAAAGCTTGTGTTTGTAGAAAGTCAGACAAGAACGGCTGGGACCTACCATCCTGTACTACAGATATGAACTGGGGACCAGAGTTAACTAAAGAAGCTCTTGAAAAAGAGTCGCTTATTATGGGTTGGGATACATCCGAAGGTAACGCAGATCAAGAATTGAAATTAGACTATGCTAATGCATTAAGTAGAATTGAGAAGCTTGAGAAGCAACTCGAAGATGCTCTCTCCAGCCTTAACGCAAATGTAGATAAAGAACTTTCTTTGGAAAAAGAAGTCTCAGATACTGAATCTGAGGTGACCGTGTCAGACAGTACTGGTGATACAGCTGAAGTAGAGCAATCCGCTTCAGTAGTAGTTGAGAACCCCTCAATAGCTAGTACCGATAATACTAATTCACCCAGAGAAAACTCTGGGTCTAAAAAGCTTGGTACCTTCGAAAAGAAGGTATGTAAAGAGTATATGCAATTGTTAGAGAAAGATGGACTAAATTTTGCTGAGAATTATCTCAGATCAAAGAGACGCTATTTACGGCGTGGTTTTCATCCCAAAAATTACATCCAATTAGGAGAATAAAATGGCTGTTAAAAGATTTTCTGGAACTTTTAAGACTAGAAACGATGTTTTCGATAACATCACGCCGAATAACATAGTTGTAACTCCAAGTGGCGGTATTGCTGTTCCTGCAGGGGAATTTAAGCCCGCCAACTGGTTACCTGTTGCTTGGCAAGGGACTGCCTCCCAGGATTACTTTGTAATCTCATCTGGGAAGGTAGTTAGTTTGACTTCACAGGGGGAAATTGTTCCTTCAGGTTATAAATTAAAAGCAGAGGGTTTGGGTCTTACTGATACACTGATCACTTACACTGCAAACGATGTAACTGCTAAAACTATTGATATTGTAACTGGTGAGGCAGTAACTGCTGCTGGTACTAGAAGTTTGCAAGCAGTTTCAGATGGCATCATTGAGCGTGGACTTATTACTGCGGGTACCGCTAGATCACTCTCTGACACTGGTGATTATGTTCGTACAACGGTTGCAGATGTTAGAGCTGTAGTAGGTGCATACATTTCTGACCCTGTAGGTGTTGCTGGTTACGACGTGTATCACTGGGCTGGAGATGCATACGATGCAGAAGGTGGACTTAACTTTGTTAACTACCAGAAACAGCATCTTGTGCAATTTTTCACTCAAGCTCAAATGCAAATGCCCGTTGGTGGTATTTCACAACGCACTAGCAAGGATTTGTCTGGCGCTACCGCTTACACTGCTTCAGCAGCACACGGTACTGCTTTCCCAGTAGCTGCGTCTGGAACAATCCTTTGGCTCACCTCTACTCAGCTTAACGCTTTAGAGCGTTATGACGATTCTAGCAAGCCGACTTTTTATGTTGCTGCTGGTTCTGCAATTGTAGGCTTTGCTCTACAAGGCGATGGTGAAGGCGGTAGACTTGCTGCTCATACTTCAAGAACAAAGTTTGTTGATGGAAACAGTGTTCTTTCTGCTAGAAAAGATAGCGTTGCTGACCTTACTCAAAGTGGTGATTTCTTCTTTGATCACAACGCCAACATGGTGCTTGTGTATTCTGGCTGGTCTGGCGGTAGTGCTGGTGCTTCTATTGCATCAATGAGTGCAACTGATGTCAGCTACTACTACTATGATGGAGTAAGCGGTGCTTCTAGCTCTTGGCAACAAGTTGCTGCAATTGGACCTATTGAGCCTGGAGACTACGTTACGTTTGACGAGTATTCAAACTTCATTCCATGGGACGGAGGTTCTACTACCTTCCGTGCAAGTGATGCTCTTCCCACCGATGTGACCGAAACAACACGGACTATTGGTAGATGTATCGCAGTGAAAGAAGAGCCTCTTGGCCTTTTAGAAAGAGTTCGTACCGCGTTTGATGGTACTAGCTTTGGAGCAAGTATGCAGATGCCTGGTAGCGCCACAAGTGGTTACACCGATCTGTTGACGCTTAGTAATGAAACAGTAAGCAACAAAGTTGCTATCATCAACGTTAGCTTTGTATAGGAGATAAAAATGAGTTTCAAATTATCAGATGGTCGTGTCTTAGATCTTCCTTCTAATGAGGATGCAGCTGCTTGTTATATAGCGGACATCATTCGCAATAGAGGTCATCTACCCGACAGCGACGAAAGAATAGAATGGTCTACTTTTGCGGAGACCATTTCACCCAAAAACCGAGACTTGGTAAGATCTTCCGAGATCACTCCTCTTCTCCAGAAGGCTACGGAAATCATTATCCGTGAGCCTGTTGAGCCCAACATTGTCATTACTGGCCTCTACAATAGAGTTCAGTCTCAGGGCCTGAACACTCAGGTTCTTGCAGGTGCTATGGGTGCAGTCTATGCTCAAGACATTCAAGAGCATGGTCAGTATCCAGAAGTGAACTTCCAGATCGGTGGTGCTGTAAGCACTGCTTGGATCGGGAAGTGCGGTATTGCCGCATCCTTCACCGATGAAGCACTGCGCTATTCTACCTGGGATATCATGGCAATGAACTTGCGTCTTATGGGACAAGCTCTTGTACGCCACAAGGAACAGAAGGCAGCTTCTTTCCTCCAGGCACTTGGCACAACCTTATTCGACAACAGAGTTCCCGCTAACTCACTTTATGGTGTAACTAGTGGTATGGGTCTCGGTGCAACTGCCACATTGCAAGGAAATGGTACCATGACAATGGACGATCTCATGAGAGGCTTTGCCCACATGAGTCAAGAGGGTTTCACACCTAATATCCTCCTCTGTCACCCACTTCAGTTCTACACATGGTTGCAAGATCCTGTCATGAGAACTATGATGTTGGCACATGGTGGTGGTTCATTCTTCAACATGTATCAAGGCGATCCTGGTCCTCGTGCTCCTTGGGGTAACGGTGCGATGGGTGCGATGGGTCCAAGTGCTGGACGTACTCTTGTACCTAGCACTACTCCTTCCGGCAACACTGTTTCAGGAGAATCAGCTTACAGTCAAAACGCAACTTCTGTTCCGAATGTTCCTGGGTACTTCCCATTCAACTTCAGAGTAGTTGCTTCTCCACTTGTTCCTTTTGACACCGTTAACGAAACCGGTGACGTTTACTTGCTTTCTGGCGGAAACGTTGGTTTCTACATGGTAGATGAGGATCCTCAGACTGTTGAGTGGAGACAAGAAGCAGTTGATGCTGTCAAAGTTAAGATTCGCGAACGGTACGGCTTTGCTGTAGCTCACGAGGGTCAAGGCGTTGGCGTATTCAAGGGCGTCAAGGCGAGCAGAAACTACTGGGATGGAAACCTCCATGCTGATGTTACTGGTCCTTCGGTCTTGCCGATTGCACCTGGTACTAAGCCTCCGCTTCTGTAATATTAAGCTAAGCTTATTAGCCTCTAAACTTGAGGGGGGTGGGTTCTCCCACCCTCCTCTTTTTTTAACAATTAATGGATTTATAAATGGGTTGGTTTCGAACAGAAACAGAAGAAACAAATATCATAGATATAAAAACAAGAAAAGCTATCAAAACGCCAGGCTCTGTTAGTAAAATAGAAGAGGAAGGCGAAATGGTCACGATAGCCTTAGATGAAAAATTAATGCCCCAAGTAACTTTTACAGACCAGCAGATTGGTAAGGAAGAGGAAGATGTCAGCACCGACGATATCAGCGATATATCCGAATGATACAGCAACTGGAATACCGGTTGGTGCAAATATTCAGATTACTTTCAGTGAGAGCGTAGATCTTTCATCTGTTAAAGATTGCGTAGTTGTATATGGTCCAGATTTTGATCAAACTTCTGGCCCCGATTCGTCGCTATGGATTGATGATGACACTGGGAGCAACCCCTACTTTTTAAAGTCGCCCGGATTTACTGGTACTGTAGCCACAACTATGGATTTGCAGTACGTAACTTCTGCAGGCGCAGCAATAAGCCCCCAGCCTAGCTATACTAGTTCTGCTGGTGTTGGTACAAATCTTCATAAACTTGTAGTAACTCCTAAGTCACTTTTAAAGCCAGATACAAAATACACTGTATATATAATTGGTGACAGTTCGGATGGAACTTCAAGAGGTGTTTCTCACAGAACTGTTTGGGACCCAGACGCTTCTGCTGTAACTTCTGCAACAGCATTTGCTCATAGTGCCGGTGCCTATACGGGCACCTCTTCAGATACTTTAAATGTAAAAGTTACAGTTGGTGGTGCAATCGGTACTGCACAATACAAGTACTGGTGGACTAGTGACGGTGAAGGAGAAGCAGTAGCTGGAAGAATAACTTCAAGAAGATTTAGGCGTGTTGACGAAGACAGTGGAGTTCAAATTAGATTCTCTGGCTCTAATTTTGTTGTAGATGACAAATGGACTATTGGTGTAGAGGCGAAAGCACTTTTAGCTACTTCTTACAGCTTTAGCTTTACAGCTGGAAGTGGAGCAATAACAAGCGTTCCATCTACAGCATCAACCTCCGTTATTGGAAGTACTACTGCAATAACAAGTGATGAGACCGTAATGACGGTCGTAGATATGGATCCTGATGATGGCGCAACACATCAAAAATTTAACAACAAAACGATTACTCTTACATTTTCAGAAGAGTTGGATGACGCAACGGTAACCGATGCAAGAGTAACAGTACTTGCTTACCCAGTATCTGGCAAGTTTGACGATGGGACTCTAGCCCCATCAACTGGAGAGCCAATTGAGCTTGGTAAAAAATTAACAGTATCTGGCAAAACAATAAAGATTGAATTGTAGTAGGTGTAGAAATGGCTAATAGATCATGTGTAAATCCAGGGGACAGTATAACCCTTAGAATGACTTTAAAAGATGCATGTGGGACGGAAACTGCAGCAGATGCTGCACCCAAATGTTATATATATCCGGCAGGAACATCGGCCGATACAATAGCTGCAGAAGTTGCCGCTGATAGTTTCTCTACTGCTACTTCAGATATAAGCTCAACTGTAGCTGCTGCAGGATCTACGGGCTTTTATGAAGCAACCTACACTGTACCATCGGGAACAGCCGATGGAGCTTACTTAGATGTGTGGGTGGCAACCGTTAACGGAAATACTGTTTACGCAATATTACAATATAATGTAAATGGCCCACCTGTTATTGAACAGCAAGACATAGGAAAGAATACTTTAATAGTAGTTATGCTTGATGATGAGATTGCCGGAACAAGTGGCAACGATTTAGGCACAGATCAAACTCTTACATTTTCTACACAATACGAGCCATACTATGCTTCTCCAGATTTACTAAGATTAGAGTGTGGCAGTTGGCTGGAAACTATTCCAGATGACACTATAAGTCTCATGATTCATTGGTCTTCGCTTGAAGTTGATAGTATAGCTTATGGTCCTCGTGGAAGAACATATAGTTACGCAAGAACAAAGTTCGTAGTTTTTGATGCAGCACTTAGACTTCTTATGTTGCCAGCAAGTGTTGGTGGCAAGAAGAAGACTTTGGGAGACCTGATGATTTCTTATGATAGTAGTGCTACTTCAATCATAGATGAAATAAAAGAACAAAGAAAAGAATGGTGGAGAGTTGTTAACGCTGGTGGAAGTATTGTTCCAGGACAAGGCTTTGCACCTGAAGTTGCAAGCAAGGGTAAAAAAGATCCCGACAGAAGAAGAGTTGGAAGAGGGTGGCATAATCCTACCGACTTCTATTACCCGGTACCTGCTGGCAACAAGAAGCTTAGAAGAAACGATCAAAGAAAATTCAAAACAGGATTTGCTAGCAGATACCCGCTACTGGGAACTAAATACTCAGATGACGGCGACAACAGAGATTAGGAGGTAGAAGATGGGCTTTAAAAGAGACTTGTATCCAAACTCTCACAGAAGTTCAAATATCAGATCATCTAGCTCTTCGTCTGGTGGATCTGGTAGTGAAGTTGATCTAAGAGCAGAATTTGACGAGATCGTATTTGGTGGACCTACCTCCATTCCTCACGGAAAGAAGGTTATGCTAAGAAAAGCAAGGGTTGATTCAGATTTCATACCAAAAAGCTGTGTATGCAAAGATACACTAACAAGTGAGCCAGATTTTGAGTGTCCATTTTGTTTAGGCGAAGGTTTTTACTGGGATGAAGAATTTGCTACTTGTTATTCTGTTTACATAGGTGCTGATGGGGGTCTCTCTGGAAGAATCAAACAGCTGTTCCCTGGCCAATTAAGAGTAGATACAAAAGTTTTTTACTTTAGATACGATACTGAAATATCGTACAGGGACAAGATAGTTGAACTGCAGCTTGATACTGAGGGAGATATAGTAGTACCATACCACAGAGAAGCGATCTATAAACCCCAAACAATCAACAAGTACCGCTCTGATTATGGGCGAGTCGAGTATATCGCAGTGTATTGTAGAGAAAATGATGCAATAAGGTTGGATAAATAATGTCAGATACATCCATTTTAACCGAAACAATACCTGATGCACTTCTTGATGAAAAAGAAGTTTTTCAGGTGAAAGTCGTTGACGGAGACGCAATCACTCATAAGTACGAAGTTGCCACAAAAATAACCAACCCCTGGGAGTTTGATGCTGAAAGATTTTTGCCGAATACTACCCCAATGAGTCTACCAAGATTTTTTGAGATAGCGGCTAATATAATATCTGATGCTCAAGATAGGGACGGTGTAACTGCTGACAAGAAAGTCAGTCTTATAGAAGAATATCCCCCTGACAGAATTAGTGATTTTGGCGATGAACTTATTTGCTACAGGCTGTTAAAAAGAGAGCCCGCAAATATGAATACAAAAGGAACTGGAAGACCACAAAGAAAAAGCACATGGGCTTACGATGCAAGAACCTCTACCCACCCGAACAAAACAGTAATAGTTGAATCAAGACCAATTGATCACGTTATTGAATTTTCTTGTTGGGCAAAATCAAATAAGCTTGCAAACTCAAGGGCACTTTGGTTAGAAAAGTTATTTGTAAATCATGCTTGGGCCTTTGAAGTTCAAGGTGTCGAAAGATTCTATTGGAAGAATCGTGGTCCCGACACATATATGACTTCAAGCGGTCAAAGACTATTGTATCGCCCAATCAACTTTTTTGTTAGATTTAGGGAATTTGAATTAAAAGCAACACCATTATTAAGAACAATAGAGTTCGATATTGGTGCTAACAAAACAAACTCAGAAATAAATAATAAATTTAAATAGGTTTTAAGGAGGTCTTATGCCTTACGAAAGTATACCAGGAGTCGGAGCAACATATTTGGATGGCGCTTTTGCCAGACCAACAGTTTCGACACAGCCAAAGATTATTATTCTTGGCACAGCTGAAAAAGGGTTAAGCTATAGACTCTACAATGTCAGGAGCGTTGCAGCTGCTGAAGAAGAGTTCGGCAAAACTGCAGAATTTATGAAGCCACTTCATGAAGCTCTTGCGCAAGGCGCAGACAATATTGCTGTAATGCGTATTGGTGGAACGAAAGGTGTCTTAAATATAGTAGAATCAAGTGGTGGAAAATTAAAGGTTACACCAGAATATCGTGATGATAAAATTCTTGAACGCTACTCAATGGTTGTCACTGCAAACGCCGATAGTGACGCAAGAGTTCTAATTTGGGACTTGCAAGATGAACAGTGGGTTTACGATTCTGATGAAATCCTTGTTATAGATCTTGGAATTGTTAAAGTAGAATTTACTACTGTTGGTTCTGACAAATGGCTTCACACCCATACAACTGGTGATATCAACTATCCAGATGATTCAACAAAAACGAAAACGTTGGCCGAGCTTAAAGCAGATGGTCTTTGGACTGGTGTTGGCTCTTTTACTACCGGCACCGCAACTGCAGGTACCGATGGTCACAAAACAATGGCTCAAGTTCAGCGCTACGCCGCACTTGAACATGCCTACGGAATTCTAGATTATAGAGATGGTGATTATGTCATTCCTTGCGGAACACATATGGACGCATGGAATGTAACTGACACAGATGACTATTCTCACTGGACAGGTGGCGGAAGCCCGATGAGAACTGGACCTAGCTTCTCTAGTGTTCCAACGGCAGGAGAAACTAGCGGCACCAACATTGATATGCTTGGTTTCCTCTGGCAATATCAGTACCGAGGTAAGGTTTACACTTGGTTCTTAAATACCCCAAACCCTGCTACAGCTACCGTACTTAGTCACGCCGACCTTACCGGCGATACTGTCCCAACTGCAGTAACTGATAAGTATGCTGCTGCAGTCGCAGCGGAAGTAAGAGAATGCAGCTTTGCTCACCAGCTTGCTAGCTTTTGCTACAGAGCCTCTACAGTATGGAAGTCGATGATTGGAATCATCTCTACTAGAGGGCCAGATGGATACGACAGGTCAAGTGTTGCCGAGTGGGCTGGACAACTTCCAGAACTTACTTATTTTGGAACTGATCTAGGTATTGATGCGGTTGCAGATAACGGCGATGGTCTTCTTGGTCACAAATTTGTTGGTGGTGCTACCAGCTACAGAGATGGAATATTGGATGCTTCCAGTGGAGCAACAACCACTGACGGTCTTGCTTACGGTGGCTACATCCTAACCAAGGGAGAATCTCTTCCAAATGGTACAAACTATGTCTACGGAATTAACGACAATGATGAAGCTGTTGATGCTAACAAAAAGCCGATAGATATAGGTAAGCACCTGTTGGTAACTTATGATTACCCAGTGCTTAGCAACTCTTACAATGGTGGCAGCAACTATCGCGGTACTTTCTGCGGTACTTTAGCTGGCAAGCTTGCTGTTACCCCAGACAATGAAGAGCCGATTGGAATCAACGGAAGAGTTCGACGAATTTCTTCTCCGCTTCGAATCAAGCCACCTCAAATGAACGAGTTGGCAAGAGGTAGACTTGTTGGCGTAAGAGCAGAAGAAGGCGTTGGATTCATTATTGTTTCCTGCAGAACCGCCGCTCACCCAACTTCCGATTATGCTAGATTATCTACAATTAGATCGGTTAACAGAGAGATTGATGGAATTAGAGATATTGCCAAGAATTACATTGGTAAAGAATTCTCTAGTACTAGACTGATGTCTCTTCAAACCGCAATAGACGGTTTCTTGAAATCTGAGAGAGCTCTTGGATTTAATCAAGGAGCTATAGCAAGCCTCAGTTATACAAGGGCAGACAAAATCATGGGTAGACTTACAATTAAGTTGAAAATGATTCCTCCCTTCTCAATTGAAGCTATTACAATTGAAACGTCTCTCGCAGCCGAAGAGACTGAACTCACCTAGGAGATAAAATATTATGGCTACTTCATTAGAATTATCAAGAACTTATACTAGTTTTTCAGGCGTAGATATACGAGCTGTAGTAGATGGCGAACCTATCGGTCAGCTTCAGGCTATATCTTATGCTGTACAAAGAGAGAAAGCCCCTATCTATGTTATGGGTAGGGTTGATCCTCTATCATTTTCTCGCGGTAAGCGCGGTATTGCTGGTACGCTAATTTCACTTTTGCTAGATCAACATATTCTGTTTGGTAAGGCGTTTGGAGATATGAATTTCCTTGCAGACAAGGATGAAATTTACGCTGATCCAGCAGATCTTACTTCGGTTACGTCAATGGACGATCTCGGAGCAGTAGAAGACGTTCCTTTTAGTGCTTCTGATCTTGGCGACAACTTTACAGTTACAGGCGCTTGGTATGTAGATCAGCTTCCCCCATTCGATGTAACAATAGTTGCAGCTAACGAATATGGCAAAGCAGCTACTATGCGTATTTATGGTGTGGAAATCCTAAACGAAGGCTCTGGTTTTTCAATTGATGACATTGTTATCGAAAACCAAATGACCTATGTTTGCAGAACCATTCTGCCTTGGCAAAGAATGGGCCACTGGGATCTGTCAGTGGATGGAAGCTCGATGAGCACGGTGAGCCCGAGTTCGGTCACATCAAGCACTTTAATTCCCATTTGATTAAAATGTTTTACAGCGGGGGGAAACCCCCGCTGTAAATTCCTAAGGAGAATAAGTTGAGTTACTTCGAGAAATTATCATTTCAAGATAGAAATAGATATTCATTTTCAGGAACAGATTGTGCTGCTTTTGCTTTTTATGGCGCAGCACCAGATGTTGATGATCAAGCTCGAACTGACTTGAGAGAACTTTTAGAAGATATACGTGTAATGCGATCAAAGTTGGCAGAAGCTGAAACTTTAGAAGCGAAAGCGCTAAAAGCAAAAAGAGAAAAAAGGCAAAAGAGAATAAGGGACAAGGCACCTGGAACCCCCAAAGAACTTGCTCAACAGCTTACGGAGATGGAAGACGAAGCACAGCGACTCGGGGCAAAAATTGAAGCATCAGCGCCAGTACATTTAGAAAGCCTTGCTACTATTTCTCTTTCGATCCATGAGCCTAAAGCACCTGCGAGAGCGCTGGGGCACAGAGGAGCAAAAGGCTACTCAAGATCTGTAAGAACCATTGCTGGAACAATGGTTCTACTTGTAATTGAAGATCATCCACTAAGAGCGTTGGCTTATCAAGCTCAGAGCGTCTTTGGGCCTGATGATTCTAGTTGGTCTATGGATGTAAATTCTAGAGGGCAGGGGTCGTATAGAAATCCTGGCAGCGAATACGGCAATTACGTTGGCAAAGCAACTAGAATATCTACGTTGCTAAAACCATTCAATCTGACGTTATCCTACAGGTCGGAAACCCTACCAGTTCAAAAAGCTAAATTCGAAGCAATTGATTTTGATGAGTGGACTGCAGATGTAGATGGCGACAATCCTTTGGGTGGCAAGGATTTTCGCACAGCTAGAGATATCCGAGAATACCTCAGCGATAAACCCGATCCCACCCTCGGGCGCATATATGGAGATGATGATTTTGACGCTGCTGACGGCAGAATAAAAGGTGCGAAAAAAGCCCGTAACGATAATAGAGCAGCAAAAAAACGTGATAAAAGAAATCCGTATTCTGCAGTAAACAGTGTTAAGTTTACTGTTCCAAAAGTTGCTACCCTCATGATAGAGGGAATAGAAATAATTAGTGAAGGAATAACAACTTCAGTCAATGATATGGTTACTGAAGTAGTAATACAGTTTCAAGCACTTGATGTTAAACAATTGAGCTGCATACATGAAAGCAGTGTTATGTCTTTTCCACCAAAAGACCTTCCAGATGATATCTATGCAGAACTAAGAGGGCAAGCAAAAGAAGCAACTAAGAGTGAAAGAGAATTAATGCTTCAAGAATACAAGGATAGGGCAAAACAGCACAGGGGTGAATTAAGAGAACAAAGGCGAGCCCGACGAGACATGAGAAAATCAAACAGAAGAATAGAAATTGACGAAGGCGGTTATGATGTTGAGATGTAATAGGGTTTGCAATGGCTGATAACTTTTACGATTATGAATATTTTTGTGGAGCAAACATCTTTCTCCTTGCAGACGATCAACCGCTAATGGAGGCGGCTGGCATTTCTTATACAGAGATGGATTCTATGCAGCCAGTATATGGCTACTGTTCAAGATTGTTTGACGCTGTAGCACCTGGTCAAAAAATTATACAAGGAAGTATTGTTATCAACTTGGTTGACCCAGACTATCTATTCGAATCAATAACAAGAGGAAGAAGAGCAAGCAGCAGTCCGACACCACCATCTCCATTTGTTCCAAAACTGGATCAAAACGACAATGCCGCAATGGCAGCTTTTAACGTTGGTGATGTCTGGCGCAATACAGTTGGTATTGATGGTGAGGGCTTGTCAAGAACCGGCTACGCATCGCCTGCGGTGGGTGGCGTATCGGGTGGTACTTTTGCAGGAGTTACAACTGCTCTGGAATCACAGTACTGGGGTCAAGGAGACGAACTAGTAAGACCGCGTCCATCAAGAAGAAGTCCGAGAATGACAGATCCAAGTCTTTTAGGTCCAACTAATATTGAAATACAATTTGCTAACGAATTCTCAATAATGTTATATAGTTGTTTCTTCGTAAGTAAAAGTTCTGCAATACAGATTGACGAAAATGTTATATTAGAAGAGCATACATTTTTTGCTAGAGCTTCTTCTTCACATGATCTCTAAAAGGTGGTAAATGAAATCGAAAGAATATATTCTTCCCAAAGGTACCAAAATATTTACAAGCGAAATTGGTCATCGAAACTTTTACTATCCGAATACAAACAATTTTATTTTGCTTGAAGAAGACTTAGAGGCAGAGCCTTTACCTTATGTATCTGGCAAACAGATCAGGGGTAACAAGAAGTTGACAGCATTCAAAGTTAAAGATATTATTGAAGATAAGAATTACGCCGTAATATGGGCGTGGATATAAGGAGAATAAATGCCAGTTTCTGCAAAAAAAGTTGGTAAAAGTACGGTCGCCATTGGAGGCGACTTGAATGCGGAGCAAATCCAAGCACTTGACAGTATATCTGTTAGTGCAGAAGACGTATTGTCTAATTTGGAAAACCTAAATGATGAAATTGTAGAAAGTGGATACTCGGTAGAAAGCGAAGAAATGAAGCTCCCAAAAGCAGAAGCTCCAAAAGCTTCTGGACGTGCAAAAAAAAAGACTAGGAAAAGGAAGAATACAAAGATGACTCAACCAATACCTCCCGAAAGAGAGCCAACATTTGATTTGGACCAAGAGTTAGATGCAGCTTCTCAGGAGCTGGACAATCGAGATCAAGATGAGCTTATTGGCGAAAACGGAGACATGATGAAAGATCAAATCATGGAGCTTCTAGCAAACACACCAGGTGCGCCCAATGCTCAAACTATTCAGAAGTGGAAACATCAACTTGGACAGAACGCAGTTCATGTAATGGCTTTTGGCGAAGGTGATGTATATATATTTACTCACTTAAAACGAGGTCAATGGAAAAAGATCCAAGAACTTATGGCAAAAGCTCAAGAGCAGGGATCTATGGACGTTGAAGATTCTTTAAAAGAGAAAGTCGTTACATACTGTACCCTCTGGCCAAAGCCACTACCAGTAGAGTTCTTCTACAACTCTAAAGCTGGAGTAATAGATAGTTTGTATCAAGTAATTCTTTTAAATTCGTATTTCTTGTCACCTCAACAAGCGATGATGTTGACAACACAGCTTTAGTAAGAGAGTTAAATGGATATAGATGCCATTATAGAATCTAATGGCAACTTATATCAGACTTGGTTTCCTGATGAAGATATTAAGCTGTCTTATAGGTTGTTATCAATCCAAGAGTACAAGGTCTTTCGGGGCCTTCGTGCGTCTGGGGTTCTAACTGATTGGCAACTATTCGATGTAATATTTGAACGTTGCTACTTAGGTACTGCGTACTTAATATCTGAAAATATACCAGCTGGTCTCACCATTTCGGTGGGCCAGCTTATTTTGTATCTGTCTGGAGATTGTGACCAAGATACACTTAGGGAAGATATCATGTCTATTAGAATGCAGCATCCACCAGATACTGTATTTGAGTACATGAGGTCTGTTATTATGACTGTATTTCCATACAAAATTGAAGAAATGGAAAGTTGGCCTAGACCTAAGTTCTTGAGAAATTTTACTATTGCAGAAAATGTTTTATGTAAGCAAAATCCAGAGTATGAAAAGCTTGATCTTAAGCAGATAAAAACAGCAGAAGAAGTAGCACAAGCAAACAGCAGGAAAGATCAATCTGGAATTGATTTTAGAGCAGAAAATCGTGCAATCAGAAAAGCAATGGGACCACACAACATAGAAGAAGCGCAAAGCGAAAAACTGTCAAAAGAACAATTAAGGAAGCTAAGTCAACGTAGAGGGAAGTAGTAGTGGCATATCAACCTTACGGCAGTCAGTCGCCAATCTGGAGTGCAGAACAGTACACTCCTTGGAGCCCACCAGGTAATGATTTTAGAAACCTGGCCATAGGTGCAGGTTTGCTTGGTGCGGGCTTACTTGGTGCTTCTAGAACTGAAGTGGGTGGCGGTAAACTTGCAATTGATATTGTACAGTCGCACGTAAGAGCATTTACTGAAAGAACTCCTTTCTCTTTATTAAACACTTTCCGTGTTTCAGAATTTCTTTCCCCATTTGTTTCAGGGGCTGCAAAGAATCTCGATGTAGGTACTTCTGTTTTAGATGCAAGCAGGGATGTTCGCTTCTACGAATATGGTGCAGAGCTTACTTCAAGTAAGCAAACAAAAGAATATTTAAAGACTATTCTTAGTAAAGAAGCCTATGAATCTCTAGGGGTTGGCCTAGATGGAGCGGGCATTGAGCTCAGGTACGAACAAGACGTAGCTGGCAAGAGTACTGGAAAACTACTAGGAAGAAGAGTAGAACCTAAGCTTGGAGATGCCGCCCCTGGTGGTGAGTGGAAAACCTTATCCAACAAGGTAGCGCTTTTTGAAACAGCTCCATACGAAGCCCAAATAATAAAAGACTCAACAGCACAAGCAAGACTGTCAAAACACAAGAGTGTCAATACCGCTTTTTATTCTGTAATGCAATCGCTTGGATTGACTGAACAGTGGGGTGTTGCTGCAAGAACAAAAGCTGATGGAGTTTTTGCAGTATTTGATAAGCAAGGTGGAGAGTTTAAACATAGAGCCGGATTTGCCCCGATCCCATTAGAAGCAACTAGCACGATGAGTGCTAAAAGGCTTGCAGTCGCTTATGCTGGCGTACCTGCTGCTTTTGGAATGGAGCGATTTAACAGGCTCATAGAAGAAATACCATTCCTAGATAATCTTTCTAAAACTCTTGCAGATAAAACGGGTTTCCGGATGCAAGTGCAATCCGGCAAACCCCTAGATATGTTCTTTAGGTATGGAGGTAAAGCGGCACAAATCGGTGCATTGTACATGGGCGTTCAGCAAGCAGACTGGGCTCGTAGAAACTTCGGGTTGCCTGGAGACATGCTTGTAGCTGGTGGAGTATCAGCTGGAGCAGCCTACCTTTTTAATAAAGTTAAGAAATCTGGTTCACCAAGAAGTGCATTTGCCGTTGGTGTTGCTTCTTTTTTTGGTCAGATGGTTCTGCCCGGCTTTGATGAAGGGATCATTCCAGGAGTAGCCACAACTGCCACAAAAGCCCACGTAGCGATGGCTGGTATAGGTGCTGTAACTGGAATGAACTACTACAGGCAAACCCTAGAGGGTTTGCTTCCAGGAATTAGCGATTGGAAAACAGGTGCCCTTGCAGGTGTAGCTCTAAGTATTGCCACTATGCCAGACTTCATTACTCGTGGCGGACTGCCTGGTATGGTTTTCAGAAGGATGACAAAAGAAGGAAGGCAATCAATCGGTCTTGGGCAATCAATGATAAACGCTCAATTCAACCAGCTGCCAAAATCTTTAAGCACCACTCAAGGCGAAGTTCTGTTCGATTTAATGTTTAGTGGAAAGGTTGAAGATGAAGGTCCCCTCAAGACCTTCCTAACTGATAAGGACGGAAAGCCTCGTTTTGACAGGGGGTTTGTAAAAGATACTCTTGGGATTAGTGAGCCTGCAGACCTTAGAACCAGAATGAAAAGAACTAGGTTGTATGGCCATTTGTACAATGAGGCTCTTAAACAAGGTGGAATGCCATACGCAGACGATATGCTGAGAGAGTTGCATTTTGCTTTTGAAGCATCCGTCAAGAAACAAGGAGAGCGTTGGCAAAACGACAATATAGTAAACAAAGCCTTAGCAGAAAAACTAGATGAAATTGGACGCTCTTATGCTGAAAAACCAGCTACTTTTGCGAACAGGGTAGCTAAAGGCGTTTCAGGCTTTAGAGCTAAATTTACGCATGCTTTATTTGGGGCAAGTTTAACTGGGGAGGCACTGCTTGGAGAAACAGGAGCTTTTCAAAGACATGGATTTAAAAATAGACTTGGAAGGGTAGGTACTATATTTGCTGGCGCCTTCGGGTTGCACCAGCTGCTTACTGGAGCATTATTTGGCAGCATGGAAGGTCCAGCAGAGCTGTCTGCTATCTACAGTGGTAAAAAATCAGTCGAAGTAAAAAGAGGTAGATGGTGGGAAGGTGGGGGTACGCCTTTTGAAGGTGCTGACATCAAGTATCACAGGCCCCACGCTTACGTCGCCATGATGACAAGATCCAGACAAAAAGCAGCATGGGGACCGAATGAAGATGAAATATCTCCTATTAGAAAATTCTTTCTTAAGAACTTTACTTACTATTTAGAAGAGTCAAACTATTACAGTCGACCCTACCCTATAACGGGTGCCGCATTCGAAGATGTTCCAGTGGTAGGCAGGTTATTAGCAGCTACTATAGGTAGGGTAGTTAAGCCGCCAAAGCTTATGCATACAAGCGAGTATATGCGACCTGGACCTGATGGAACAATAGAGTTTTTGCATAAACCAGAAGTTAACGGTCCAGAGATTGGTCTCGGAGGAAGAACTCCAGGAGTTCCGTATTCACCTTTTAGTGCCGGCTATGTAGCTGGAGAAATGCAATATCAATTTAGAGAGCTTGAAGGTCTGACTGGTTGGGCAAAGAATATGGTCCAGAAATCTCTAACTGGTTTAGAAAATTTTGGAACTCAAAGACCAGTTATGGCTAGCGCTGGATCTATTACTGATCCAGGAGAAGCGTTTTGGGATATGAATTTAGGTGGTGGATTTTTCATGACAGAGGCAGTTAGACGCTTTCTTCCAAGAAAGCGTACTGAAATAGAAGAGTACAACCCTCTAACGAACAGAATGCCTCATTGGTTGCCAGACAGATTTAAATATGGAGATCCTTACAGAAACATAGAAGCCGGCCACCTACGTTTACCTGGAGCAGGCTATGAAGCGATAAATCCAGTATTGAAAGGGATGTCAATGGAAGAATATCCAGACATCTATAAGTACGCTATCTTAGCAGATGTAGCCGCACAATCTAAAGAATTCAGAAGATTGCGCCAGACCATGTACAGAAGAAGAATGGAAGGCATAACTACTGAATCAGAAAACGCCTTAATGGATGCAACAGATAGACTTTACAATGAAAGAATGACTCCAGATTATGACAGAGTTCATCCAAATGCATTAGAGCTTCCTTTTATTTCAAACGTCACCCAGGACGCTCAACAAAGAGCTCAAAGGTTTGTTAGAAAAGCAGTTGCACCTGTAGAGTATATGATTCCTGGCGGATTCAGACCAGTACAGAAGCTCATGTCTGATAGAGACCCTATAGAAGATTATGAATATAAACGACTTTATGGTAGTCAGTTTGCCTTCTGGGATAAGCCAGTAAGAGATTGGTTTAGACCTGCTTTCTCTAGTGCTGCAAATTTCTTAGGTTACGAAGGTAAACCCGGTTGGAGAGTAGAGGCTGATGCGCAACAAGAATATTTTGATAAATTAGAATTTCAAAAACAAATGATGTTAGCAACACAAGCACAAGCCAGAGGTGATAATAAAGCTAAAAGAATGCATTTGGCAAGAGCTAATAGAACTAGATACGGCGTAAATCCTCAATCTAGCGCAATGTCTATATATATGACGTTACCCGAATCAGAGAAAAAGTTTTTCGATGCTTTTAGTATGGCTTCCGAAGGTGAGCGTGAACGGATTTTACAAATGATCCCTTCTGATCAAGCGCACTTATACCAAACGATTTGGAGTAGATTAGATCAAGGCGATCCAACACTTTATACCGGCTCTATAGCCTCGGTTTCAGAACAGCATTTAAATAGACAATTCCATAACTTACAAGAGTATAACTATAACAATCCAATGCCAAGTGAAGATTGGATTGGGTGGCGTGAAGATGTTAACATAGATGATGTTGAGTTAAGGTATATTGATTCTCTTGGAAAAGATCTTCACGAGTATGGCTATTGGCATTCTCAAAGAAGACAGCTTGCAAGAAAGAATTATCTGCAAGACTCAGAACAATTTTTGCACGATGTTCCAGGTCCTGATCCATTCAGTGTTGCTGGCCAATTGTACAGTGCGGGAAGAAATGCTTTTCAAGTAAGAAGTCCAAATCAATCAAGTGCTCACAGTTATAATAGTTTTTACTCTAGAGGTCATGGAAGTTTTTATATGAATGATGATAGAAATGAAGAGATAACGAGTGGAATACTTAGTGTTTTAAGAGGAGACTAGTATGCCTTTTTACGATGACCCTAACGATCTAAAAAATAAGGTAACCAAAGATGCTGGAATAGCAACTTCTTTGGTTGGTAAAGCTATAGGAATTGCACCCATGATTGTTGGTGCTGGTATAGGTATTAATCGCATAATGTCTAACCAGTCGCTATCTATGTCTAATTTAAATACTGGAATACGTGGAGCCAACGTACAGGTTGGCAACAACTTAAGAAGATTACAAGAAACTCAACTTCGCGCAACACAGAAAAGAGCTGAGCAGCTTCGTGAAAGTTTAATTAGTGGTGGTGAAATTAGAAGAATGCTTCAAGAAAGTGCTGAAACAAGAAAGCAAGTGATAGGGGCAACTCTCGAATTGCTAGATTCTTCAGACGCTACAGAAGCATCGTTGAAAGGTACTGTCAAAGAACAATTGCTTGAATTGATGGATAAAGAAATAGCTGGAGCTATTGAAGAAGAAGAAAAACTTGTAAGCAACATAATGAATACTATTCTGGAAACAGGAAGCGATGATACCAAGAGGCAAGCAAGTAGACTTTTTCAACAATTAGATACTTACTCAAACGTATTGTCGGGTCCACCAAATATAAATTTAAAAGGGTTGAGTCCGAACTACAACCCCATATCTTACAACGATTTAAATGATGCAACAAAATCAGGGCTAAACCGACTGAGAGCAGCAATAGGTGAGGGTGCAGATAGTAGGATTCGACTATACAGTCTTCAGGAAGCTACGGGACAGGGTATTTATGCTAGAGTTTTCAGAAACGCTCAACAAGCGAACAGGGGTTTGGCTGGTACTGGCTTTATAAGCGTGCCGCTACAAATGGCTGATGCTGTCCAGGGAGGAACTAAAGGGTTGGGTAAGATTGGAGTTTTCAGAGGTGGTCAAGGAACGACCACCTACGTAACCCCACAAATTTTTGCTGATGCTGCAGGTGTTGCTGAAAAAACAATAAGATTAAATAAGCCGCTCACTCAAGCTATGATAGCAGAAGAGATGAGAAAGGGCAGCAAGGGTGTTTTCTTTGATGCTGTTGAAGCTGGATTAAGAACTTTTGAGACTTTATCAGCAAAACATGGAGCTGCCAATATAAAGCCGAAACACTTCCATAGTGCGCTAACAGATTTAAGTACACAAATGTCTAGAGCAGAAAGAGTTGGTGGCGTTATGGGCGCACATATGCAATCAAATCTAGCACTAAATAATGCGCAGATAATGTTTACTAATGCGCAAAACTTAACTATGAATGAGCAAAGAACAATGAGAGCTGCTTTAGCAGCTGGCTCTAAGGGTCTCCTTGATGCTTCAGGAGATCCAATGGTGAATCTTCTTGCAAATGATAGTGCATATTTTTCTTTAAGCTTGGGGCAGGGTGGCTCTCTATCTGCAGTTAGGCCAATAGGTGGTGTAATGGACAGGACACTTTTGCCAGTAGTTGCTCGTGAAAAACAAATATTGGGAAGGAAGGGTATGTTTGTAAACAATCCCCTAAATCCAGTTGGCTCAACTTTTGGCGTTGGAAATGTTGTTCAACAGTTTGGACAAAATCTGGAATTTGCAGATGGCGTTGTTAGTGGCGGTATGCAGAAAGCTGTTGTTCTTGACGTAGGGGATGTGGCCAGATTTGGACTTGGGGAAGGCGAAGCCTACATGGGCTCAAGAGGAGCTGGACCCTTAGTTGCTAATGAGTTCACAAAGACTGTCGTGGATCCAACTGTTTTTGGACATAAGAAAATGTCTACTCAATTGTTGAATGAGTTAGTAGAACGCAGACAAAGAGGCATGAGGTTACAAATTGGAGGCGGTCAATCAACTACTATTTTAACTGGAATCAACAAGGGTAAGACAATTGGCTCTGTAGATGAATTTTTTGCTGCATTTGGTGGAAAGAAAGGTGGCGTTGGGCTGCTTGGCTTTGGCGAGAATATGGCTGAAATAGGTGTGCAAAGATGGGCAGGAATGAAGTCTTTGGATATTGGATTATCAGAAGTAACTGATGCGGCAGGAAAACAATTATTGCATTTTTCTGGCTCATACACTGTCGAGTCTCCACATGCAAAAGTTTTTGGAATGCTCTTTAAAGGTACTGTGAAAGGAATAAACGAAAATGTTATGAATCGTTTTGGAAATATGCGTATAGGCAATCGCTCTGCTACGCAACTTCTTGCACAAGCAAATATCGGTCAATCTAATTTGATGCTTACAGAGGGTTCAATGTTAAAGAAAGCACCAGCATTTTTAGCTAACCAGATGATAGGGGGTGCAAGCTTAATTGCAGGAGCTGACCCGAGAAAGCTAAGAGATACAATAAATTTGAATATTGAAAAAGGTCTAAAAAGTACGAACTTTTTTGAAGCTGATGCTATGACAAGGCAAAGACTCTTTATAGAAGAGTCAACTCGTGGCACTGCTAGAGCTCTTGCAAAATCTGGTAAAGCAATTCCAGACGAACTTATAGGTATGGTATTTGCTGGTGCTTGGAAAAGCATGAGTGGTCTCGGCAAAGAAGGTGAAGATGCATTCGCTGGCATACTTGAAGGAGAATTCGGTAAGGGACAAGCTAGCCGAATAATGGCAGCATCAAGACAAGGTCTTGCATTGGGTTTGACCACTCTGACTCCAGGGCCTCAATCTGCAGAGTATAGAAGAAACTTGGCTTCCATGGAGCCAAGAACTTATCAATTCTTACAACACAGACTCCAAAACATGATGGGTCTTCCAACCGACACTGTCTCAGATTTTATGACAAGTGTAATTGCTAGAAAAGCTGGAACTGACAGAGAGCTAAAAGTCATGGAAGGTTTAACTCGCATGACTAGTTCTATAGCTGGAAACACCAAGTTGCTTGAGCAATCAAGATATGAAAAACTAGAAAAAGTAGCTTATGACGAATTTATAAAGCATGGCGATACTGAAGAATCTATGAAAGCCTTTTTAAGGCAAGACAGGTTTAAGGGTGGTGGTGGTTTCATGTTGGATTTTGGCCCTTCCGGATCATCAACTAGAATAGCAGCGCAAAATGCGTTTGGGCACGGTGGGGGATTCTTTGTTGCTGGCGGAGACGTGATAGATTTAATGAAAGGCACAGAGATACCCGGCAGAGAAGGCAACATAAAAATAGAAGCAGAATATATTAGGCGGGTAACTAGGTTTGCAAATGACATTGCATTGGTCAGTCAAACTGGTGCAATGTCTGCGGAGGCAGGTGCTAAAGCACAGCAAGCTGTAGGTAGTTTTAAAAACGATATGGCCGAAATATGGGCTACAGGTTTTAAGAATTTATTAAGAGGAAAGCTCAGAGGTTCTGCTATGGCAGTTGGTCAATCAATTTCTCTGGGAGGAATGACAACTGGCATGTTGTCAGGAGTAGAAGTAAGCGAAGAAGGTAAGGCTTTACTTCAAGATTACAGATCTGGTGTCAACAAAACTATAGGAAGTCAAGCTGTTGCGTCTTGGGAATATAATGCAGAACAATTGGCAAGAGCCAGGGGCGCTGTTTCTCACGTAAAAGGAAGAGCTGCTTTCGCAGAAACTGAAACTTTTCTTTCGGCTATGAATGAATTTATCTCTGGGGAAAAAGCATCTATACAAGCAATCTCCCCAGATGCTCCAAGCCCAAGAGCTGCTGCAGCAAAAGATGCTGGAGAAATATTTAGAAGATTCTTTATAGGAATGGAAGGGGGAACTGCAGGTTTCTTAGGCTCAGATGCTCTTGCAATGAGACACCCGCAACTTGGTCCTGGGCATATTGCTCCAGCAGCAATATTCAGGCATGCAGCCGAAGTTGGTTACGGTTCAGATGATGCGACTTTTAAAGCTTTTGCTCGCACTGCAGAAGGTGTTCAAGCTTTAGAAGATTTGCAAAAACATACTAAAAGAAAAATATCAAGCTTTGCGGACATTGCAAACTTAGATCAAAAAGGAAACAGAAGAAGCATAAGTAGATTCTTCACAAGTATGGCAGAAAATATAACTAGTTATTCTTCTGGAGAAGGTGGTGGGCGCCTACTCTTCCCATCTATGGAGGTTGGTGTTCATTATGGACAACTGGGAGCTGCAAGAAGATTAGATTTAAGTATGGCTGCGGGTATGATTGGTGACTTCGATGGTGATTTGTATCAGCTTATGTTCCCTGGAAGAAAAATGAGAAAATCTTTCCACCAAATGTCTGAGCAAGTAATAGAGCAAGATTTAATTCACAGAACTCAAACCAGAATTATGGTAGAAGAGTCAAAGCAAGGTATCAAGAATTTAGGAAAAATGCTTTCGACAGGCGAAGGACTTTCTGCTGCAAGATTCGTATACGAAGATGCAATCAAAGAACGCATTGCAAAAGATGTAGGTCGATTCGACGTTGCATTGGATCAACTTCGAATTGGCATAGTTAATACTACTGCCGGTGCCGAAAAGATTGCTATGCACCAGCAAGCATTAGCATTGCTAACAGCAGTTGAAGAAGTTGGTATCAAAGCTAAGAAGCTTCCCAGAGGAATTGAAATAACTCGTGCTGGTGAAGAAGCGTTAAAAACATTTATTTCTTCTGCTGGTCAAAAAGCAGAACCATTAGAGACTTTTATCAAAAGTTATGTTTTTGGTGGAACTGAATTGGCAAAAGGTGCAACAACAATCCACGGAGTAGATGTTAGCGGAATTGCTGATGCAGCCACTAGAAGAAAGATAGGCGCATCGCTAAGTGGAATGAGGCTTGATTTGCAAGGATCGTTTGACGTGATGAGAACGGCAGCTGTTACTGCAAAAGACATAGGAATAGAGGGAACTAAAACTGTAAGAAGATTGAGCTCTTTGGCGCAAATGGATACGGGGCAAAAATTACGACTATGGAACTCTGCAGTTTATGAAGCTGGAGCAGTGCAAGGTGCATTCTTGCAAGGTGAACAAACTTCTTTGAGCAAGTTAAGTAGCCACCTTCACAAAGGTAGCCAAATGATTCAAAAAGCAAGTAATGCGTTCAGTTCAACAAAAATGGTTGGCCCGCTAGCTTTAGGCGCTGCTGCTAGTTTGGGCCTTGGTGCATTGTTGGGTGATAGCGGTTATTCTCCAACACCATTGATTCAGCCCGGAGAATTTTCCGATGCTAGAGTACAAGCTTCAATAATGTCTGGGACTGCAACAGACAGACACATCCCGCCAGACAGTTTGCCAGTAGGCAGAGAATCGGAAATGATGAATAGACCTATAAATATTGGTACAGCTAGAGTTTCTAAAGATAATGCGTATATGATGAGAGGCGAAATTGTAAACAGAAACTCGATGTATGATATAATGGGTGTTCTTAGCAGAACTGGCAGCAATGGAAGTATCATAATAAATGATACAAGAAGACCTATTACTAAACAGTATATTGATAGAGTTTCGGGAGAATAAACAATGAGATCCGCAGGTGGTGTTGTAGATAAAGGATTGCTTACTGCAGAAGAAGATCCTTCGAAAATAATTTTTCAAATCAACGATATAGATCTTATCATTCCTCCAACAAACATATCTGTTCGAAAAGAAGATATGATGTGGCAGTGGAAAACTTTGCGTACCAAAGTTTCTACAAAAGTTCCTAGTGGGCACGGCATTGTTCAAGTCTCGGTTAGACTGGTCTTTACACCAGATTTATTCCTTCATATGCATAGGCTTATTTGTCAACTGAGGCATTCACCTTTTTGCTATGTAGAAAGTAGATATTTAAGAGATTCAATATGTCCAGATTGGCCTTTGTATCAGAACATGGCATTTACAATGACCAACCTTACCGTTCAGAACTTCAAAGGTAGTCCAGGAACATTCATGATAGATCTGGATCTCAGGTGGTTTAACTATAAACCTTATGCTTTAAACTGGATGTATCGAGATGAGTGGCAAACAATTCCCTTTTATAGTTCAGATGGGAATAGTTATGTAAGGCGAACCATTGATACTTTTGGAAAAGAGTTATTAAGACAACCTACTATAACTTCGTTTGGAGATAGCGAACGTCGACCAGGCTCTGGACCTTTAGATAATGCTGGCAATACAGATTATGGCGCAATTGATAGCTTTGATTCTTACAGCAAGCCACAAGATATAACTGGAGGAAGAAGTATAAATAGTATGCTTTTTACTCATGCGGGTGAAGTTTTTGACTTATTGCCAAGAGACCCGTGGGTGATGAGAAAAGCTACCCCAGTCTTGCCTCAGTACTCAAATATTTACAAAAGGTATTGCAACTACTTGCAACAAAAGAATCTCTACGAATGTTTTGGTGTAGATATAGCAGATATGATGGATCCAGGTGATTGGGCCAGATACACCACAGGTTATTACCCCTCGCCTACAGAGCCAAGTGAGGCGGAAATGGAAGGGCACGGTATTGATCGTTTTACTCAAGGGGCTCCAGTTAGTGAAACTTCAACAAGTATAGCTCCAAGAGCAGGCGCTCATTTCATAGTAGATGCACTTCACGGACCAACAACATCAAGAGCTTTAGTAGCTCAAATAGCAGATGCATGCTATGCCCAAACAAAGAAAATAACTTTCTATTGGCATGAGTTTACAGCTCTCGATGTAAGATTTGACATTGTTCAAGCTATGCAGAAGCAGCAACAAGAAGCTGTAAGAGAACGCATGGAAGCTCTTAGAGTTCGGTCTCGAGGGCTAGAAGATATAGTTGGTGCAAGACAAGCTGGTAGTGGCTCAGAGTATGAGCCGGAACATGGCCATGACAGTAGTTGGACTTACGTTAGCGAATTTAGCGAATACTCTAGACGCAACACTTCCCCACGAGATGCCGACTGGGGTAGACTTCCCACAACTTCAGAACTCGAAGGAGAGTATTTAGGAGTTACTGATTATTTCTTTTATGCACCAATACCAGGATATGAAATAAATTCCGGTTTTGGAATGAGAACTTATAATGGTAAAACTAGACCTCACAATGGGATTGATGTTGCTGCTCCAAAAAATACACCAATCTATGCTGCAGAAGATGGAATTCTGTGGGTTAGCCAAACTTCTACTGCAAACAGGATGTCAGCAAGACAGCCTGATTATATGGTCAATACAACAACTGGTGAAAAATTTAGTGATTTTTCTGAAGTGCCTTTTGGCCGTGGTAACGGCTATGGTTTGCAGCTTACTCTCGAGGTTACTGGTTTAGCTGTGCTAGATGAATATGGTGAAATTCAACCAGGAGCTTCTTGGGAAATCACATACTCTCATTTAAATAAAGTAGAAGAAGTTGTAAATGGCAATCGATTGGCTACATACAACGGGACTCATGGAACTCGAGGTTGTACAGTTCAGTATCATGCAACTGGGATGGCTGATGCTATTCAAGTACGTAGAGGTGATTTGATTGGTTATGTAGGAAATACTGGCTATTCTGGCGGCAACCATCTGCATTGTGAAACAACCCGTGCTGGTACAAAAATAGATCCATTAATATCTTTTACCGCTACAAGAAGTGAAGCAGCAACAATTTCTGATGCTTCAGGGGATGCTCGAACTCTTGAGGAAATAGACATAGAAATCCAAGACATTTTACAGGGTATAAATACATCAGATAATGATGGTGATTGGTTTGGGATCAACGATTATAAAGAAAGTCCTATAGATGAGGATTCTACTGGTTCAAGTACGATTCCTGACGAAGGTGATGAAGGATGGGCCTCAGATTTAGAAATTCCTCCCGAAGAGCAAGAAAAAATTAGAAGAGAATACGAATCATTCATACAGGCAGGCTGGGTAGAATATGAGGATAACCAAGATGTAAGCAACGTTCTTAAAAGAACAGTTGCATACACTTTTATAAGTGAAAACTCAAACTTCTGGCCAACTATGCAACCAGATTTTTCAATGCCGATAACTCAAGCAATGTATGAGGGTAGGGCAGATTCAAGCTATGATTCAAGAAGCAGCATACTGAATATAAAATCCCCAGACAATTTAGTTGTAAGCAATATTGTAGGTTCAATAAATCATATTGTAGCTAGCATACCTCTAATTGGGCAAGAGTTCCCAACGCATCAGCATCTCGGTTCAATGGAGCCTAGCTATGTATTAGAGTTTGTTACCAGTGCGGATAGCGAAAACAATGACAACTTATCAGAAGAAGGTGCATTGCTTGAGTATATGAGATCAAACCTCCAGAAAAATGCCAGAGTTTATCGACCAATTCCAGATGGACATTGTGTTGCAACAGACCATTTCATAACAAGACTTTTAGGCAGCTACAAAGATCCGGATTTCTTTTTACCAGAGGACAATGATCAAGAATTCTTAAAGAAAAGAACAGTAATCCATCGTACTCAGCAAAACACTGTTGAAGGTACTGCTGGCATGTCTTCTTTCGTAATGGAACTTTCAGAAACTAATCCCTATGATACAGAAGTACTAACTGTTATTTCAGAACAGCCAAGCGATAGGGATGAATTAAGATCAAGAGTTTTGAATAAGATTTGGTCGTTAGACCTATCTGAAGATGGTCTTGCCTCATTGCTAATGGCAGAACTGACTAGAACTATTTCTGATCCAAAAGAAATAGCAAACTACCTTGCAGAACAAAATTTAACAGCAGCACATTTTGCCAATGTTTCCGATATTAAGGAAATAGAAAATCTCACTATCATGGATCATGACGCCCTAAGGCGTCAAGAGTTTTTAACTACAGAATGGCCAATAGAACATTATGTTACAGGCTCTGGAAGAGCCCAACAATCAGACTTTCAATATATCAGAACAGAGCAAGGTTACGGTTACTTTTGGGAAGCTATGGAAGCTTCTGGAAAGATATCCAGTGGATCTGGAGGAAGTCAGACAGAGCTATCCCCTACATCAGAAATTGCTTACCAAAATAGTCAGATTGGAGCCGAAAAGAAAACAGCAAATTATATTCTAGATGATACTTCGGGAATGGCATTCAATTTACATCTACCGTCACCAGGTGGTGGCTCTACAATTCCCGTCCAAACCGACTATGGTATGTACGAAGCAGTTAAGATGAATGAAGACAGAACCGGATCTAGCGACTGGTGGCTAATTGGTAACAACTCTGTAACTGATGCTTTGCGAGAATCAGGAGATTTTGGTCTTCTTTTTGGAGAAATACATGATCGTAGAGAAGGTGGTGCTGGCGGTGGTTTGCCTTCGATTCCTGAACTTACTCAAAATGACATTGAATATTTTCAAAAAAATGCTTCCAGCTTTCCTGGAGGAATTCCAAGCGAGGGAGCAATACCTACAGCAGATGAAATTGAGACATGGTACAACCAAAATAATAGATCTGTAACTTCTGGCAACGTTGCTACTTTAACAGATAAGTATGTCATCAATTCTACAGACTATTATGATGTGCATCAAACAGATCTTGGTTCAGTAACTGCAAAAGAAGGTAGTGGAGAAGAACAGGTAAGTGCTTTAAAAGAACTCTGGATGACTCTTAATAATATTTTGAGAACCGGAAGATTAATACTTGCAGAAAGTGAACTCCAGAATGGTTTAGAAAATGGAGATATTGCAAAAGAGCTTTACGATCTACCAGAAGAAGCAACTAAGGGTTGCATGTGGTCGGGCTATATTAGTTGGCTGATGTATTATTTTAGAGAACTAGCTGCAACTGGAGAAGGTTATGACAGCTATGAAGAGCTTGCAGCTGCCACTGAAGGATTGACTCCTGCAGATATTGACGGGATATACGGAACAGTCAACTGGGGCTTCAACATAGAGTCAAAACTTAAAAATCAAGATTTGCAATGGATTGAAGGAAACGCCATGATGACGCTTAGCGAAGAAAGGCAAAACTTTCTAGAACCATTTGCAGATGTTTGGGAAGCCTGGGGCACAAACATGCCTACCGATATTGCTGCAGGCAATTTTACTGGAGAAATGTTCAACAGCACAGATAGTGAAGTTCGAGAAGCTCAGCAAAGATTTGATAATGCTGTACAGGGCTTAGGTAGGATTTACGCACAAAGCGTAATACCTTTCAACAAGGGACTAAAGATGGAAGTTATAGGGGATCTAGTACCCTCCATAGCTGAAGCTCTTACTCATAGTTTCGTTGATGAAGTCTTGGGTGGTAATCGATACTTTGGTGTTCGAGATCAAGTCAATATTTTTAACGATTGGTTTTTTAGTCCAGAGTACTTAATGAACTCACCTACCATGTCTGGGTGGCTTTACTCTTTTAGGCAAGGAGCAATGACGGCTGGTGCTACTGGTTGGATTCTTGTTGGCTTGCTATGGGCGGGAACGGCTGCTGCTGCTGCGATACCTTTTGATGGACCAGCAGGGGAGGCAGCACTTGGTGCAGCTGCATTAGCAAGAACACGATCAATGTTGATGGCGGGTACAACTAAAGGGATGAGCGCACAACAACTCGCAGCATATACTCAGCAAGGTGTTGGTCGACAACTAGTTACTCAATTTGGCAGAGGTCAAAATATGGGGCTTTTAGCAGGAGGAACTCAGGTTGCTGTTGACCCCTTCTTGCAATTAAAGACAGCAACTGATAAAGCCCGCGGCAGAGTATTTGAACCTACAGCTCCAGGTACTACACCAGGGATAATCGGAGAAAGTCCCTGGGCGTTCATGCAGCACAATGTTGTGGGAGGCACTCCCGAAAAGGGAGAGTTTGCTTGGCAAATGACTATGAATCAGTCTCCAGATCCAGGTCTTGACAATTTGACAAACCTAGATCAAGAAAGACAAAAACTTGCTCAGTTAAAAAGAATTTTAACTGAATTTGCAGACCGTATAATTGGTAGTCCTGCACTGATGGCCGCAATTGGCTTTGCAGACACAGAGTTGCCCGAACAAGGATTAGTAAATGAATATGTTGGTGCAGAATGTTATCCAGATCTAGATCTTCCTAAACATCCGTATTACGACAGTCGTTTTGCATATTCTGTAACTCCAGACTTTTATATGTGGAACGCTTATGAAGATGCTGGTCTTGGCGTAAGAGGGGCAATAGAAGAAGAAGTTTATAATCAAAGCAGAATTGCTGTTGAAGCTGCATACCGTTTTCACAAACGTACACAGAAAAATGGTCTTGAGCCAAAATCTGATGCAGGACTTAGTGTCTATTCTGCTTCAGCAGATCTTACTCCCAGGCTTTCAAGAATAGTTTCTCACCCAGAGGGTAGTGATCAAGTTGACTTGATGAAAGCAGATGTTCATTATGAATGGGCAGTACCCGGTGCCGCTCCTGGACCTGAAGGTAACCCTTACGATAATCCTGGTACAGCAAGGGTTTACGGAAAGCCTGTTGGTTCAGACAATACTTCTGCATGGGTAGATACCGGTCCCACTGGCAACCCCTTCCATGGTTCTTTATTTGGACTTAACTCTAGCGGACTTCCCAGAACAGACGAACTAAGCTCTTACAGGTCAAAAAGACAAGAATCATTACAAACTTTAATAGACAATGCAGATGAAAGACATACGGGAATATACAACTCTACCGAAGTTGGACTTCTTTCAGCTGTGGAGCGTCCAGACGAAGATGTAAACACCTACGCTACAGATGAAGAAATAGTTGCTGCAAAGACCTCAGTTATTCCTATCAGCAGCACTGATGGTAATCCCCAATACATAAGTCAAACTTCTGTCGACAAGCACACTTATGGAGAACTAGCTCAAAAGATGAGAGGTTTCGAAGCGATGATGGGGTCAAGAGAAGCTTATCTTGGTAACGTTATAAACAAAGATACTGCGAGCAAAATAAGTAGAGACTTAGCAGAAAGTAGAATAAATACTATTGCTGAATATGAGCAGTTTTACGATCCTGCTAATTTGCAAAATTTAGCAAGAAATTCTTCTTCAGATATTATTTCAAACAAGATGTCGATGAAAAGGGCTTATCCAACTTTCAAACTATTCTTCGTAGAAGAAGATGAGCATGAGTCAAGATTTCTTAATATGGATGATTTTTACAGCTATAACGCTGTAAAAGAATTTACTTTCTATGCAACGAGAAAAGATCCTGGAGATACTGCTACTATAGTTCTGCAAAATGTAAATGGAACGCTCGATGGAACTAGAAGAAACTCAATCGTAGATCTTGATTATTTTAATGAAAAAGAAGCTGAGCGTATCGCAGAGGATAATCCGAACATAGCAACTAGAGCAGATAATAGCGAAGTGGCTGCAAATGACCAGCCGTTTACAGCTCTTGTATTAAGACCAGGTATGAATGTTCAACTTAGGGTTGGTTACAGCAATGATCCGAATATGCTGAGTGTACTTCTAAACGGAAGAGCGACAGATATTGCATGGAATAAAAATGGTGATTTAGTTGAGATAACAGTACAATCATTTGGTACCGAACTTACACAAAAAATCAAGGGTGTTGGCGGAACAGACAGAAGTGTAGATTGGGATAATCAAACTTACTACAGTACTCACCAACTTTTAGGTGCAATGATGACGCAACCAGAATTGCATCATTTTGGAAGATGGGAGTATGGCAGACTTAGGCAGATAGGTGAAGATAAAAGTGCAGACTTAGATTTCTATCCATATTCAAGGGAGGGTTTTGTAGGAAACAATCCAATTTCAAACTCTCTAACAAGTTGGATATCAAACCACCCAGTATTATCTATAGCATTAGCTACTGGTACACTGATTGCTGGAATGTTGGCAGTTAGAGCAGGTGGTGCCAGATTGGTTGCTCGAGGATCAGGTGGTCGAGTTGCAGGTGGGGGCCAACCTTTAATTGGCCCAATGCAAGCAACTGAGACCTTTCCAGGCGCAATGGTTCAAACTGCTCGTCCAACCGTCACTTATGTGCAACAAGCTAGTCAGCGAAGCAGAGTTTTTAGTTGGTTGAGCTATAACAATCCTTTATCTCCAGGAGAAAACATAGTAGGTTATGCTCTTATGACCCCTTTCAGAATCTTAGGCAGCATAATTAAAAATGTGCGCTCTGGAGGGCCTGGTTGGGGTAGTGCGGTAAGAAGTGGCGGGCCTGCAATGAGGCTTGGAACTCGTTGGGGTTCATCAATTGATGATCTTGTCGCCAGTGCTGATGAATTAGCAGAAGTGTTAAAACCAGGTTTCAATGGTACTGCTGGTCGTGCAGCGACAGCAGCTAAACAACTTATAGACAGAATCAGCGGCATTAGAGGATCGGAAGCTGCAGCGGCTGCTGCAGCTAGAATAACTCAAGCTGCAAGAACAGCAGCGAATAGCACGGGAAACGCTCGACTACTTGCAAGACAAAATATAGCAAGAGAAGTGTACGAACTTCAAACAAGGGCAGCGGTGCAAAGGTTTGCTTGGTGGCCAATGGGTGCTGCAGCACAATCGCTAAAAGGTTGGGCAGGAAGATCATCTGTAGCACCTTTAGCATGGATGGTTGGTAAAGCTACATTTGGTAATCTCTTTATTAAAGGTCCAGCCAACTTGGTTAGAGCTGCGGTGCCGTTGTGGATTGCTGCAAAGGGTGCAGATCTTTTATTAACGAATATTACTAGGTGGGCTCAAGATAACTATATAAACAAATACAGACAGTCTGTAGCAAAAGTTAAAGCAACACTAAAAATGACTCCCGCAGATGACAATCTTTTTCCTCCAAATCCTGCAAGCTATATGACTTTAGGTTGGTATGATAAGAAAAGTTTTTGGGAAAGAAATGTTGAAATGCCAGTAAGAGCAATGTTCGACAGCATACTAAACAATTATGTTGGAATAACTTACACTAAAATGTCTGAGTGGTTTGATGCGTGGTCTGATATACCTGACGCACACATTCTTGAGAAAAGAGTAAGACCTGGAGCTTGCAGATATAAATTGAGAGCACAAACGATTTGGCAAACCTTCCAGGAAATGTCACATAGACACCCAGGATGGATCTATGGGGTTAGACCGTATGGAACAAAATTTAGAAACACTATGTTCTTCGGAGTTCCTTCCCAAAGGTACTGGGCAAGACCAGGAGATACTAATTTTGTACAAAGAATGAATAAGATCCACAGATATCTAAATGACCCTGGAAATAACTACAATACTTTACGCAAACAAGCAGAAGAGCTTTATCCTCGCGATATTATTCAAGAATGGTATGACACTGCTCTCTTGGCCGCACAAGCACTAAACCCAACTCTTCCCAGCCCTTCCGCCGAAGCATACGAACGTTGGGAACACCTGGCCGGCGACACAGAGACAAAAGCCCAAACTATGTGGACGGATCATTTTCAAAACAGAATGATGCAAGAATTTGTTACTGGTATGGAAAACAGATTTGTTCCATTCAGAAGGTGGCACATGATTACTTCTGATCAAGACATAGTTCAAAACGGAATCATGACAAGTGAATCTAGCGTAGTCAATGCAGTCAATGTTCAATATATCGATTGGAATGAGAAAGACGGAAGACCTCGTGAAACTTCAGCTGGTGTGTCGCCAATAAAAACTCAGTTTATGAAAGCTAGTTCTCAAATACCAGACAATATGCTCAACACTGCAGTAGTTAATTATCCAAATTGCAAAGGCCAATCAATGGCACTAAGATATGGACAATCTGCGCTTATGTACGGTTTGAGAGAAATGTATAAGGGTGAAATAATGATCTTAGGCAACCCAAGGATAAGACCTTGGGATGTCTGTATACTTATGGATGACTACAACGATATGTATGGACCAGTAGAAGTTGAATCTGTCGTACATATGTTTAGTCATGAAACTGGTTTCTTAACTGAGATAAAACCAAATGCAGTAGTAATGGCAAACGAAATTTCAACTTGGCCAATACTTGAGGGAATAAAATTATTTGCAATGGCCGTCAAGTCAGTTGAAGAAAATGGAAAAGGAGCAGATTTCTTTGGAAATACAGACATGTTCTTTTCTCCAGAAGCAGACTCGCGCATGGTTGACTTTTTTATGAAAAAATATTCTACAAGATTTGGACAAGAAAATCCTCTTGAAGATTTTATAGAAGTTTTGGAAGACAACGGTTTGGTCGAAGATGGAAGAGATATTGTAAGGTCTGCAAACAGTAATCGTCTTAGTGCAACTTACGGTATATTAAGCGGAATTTTTGGTACAGCAGCTTTGGCTGCTGGTAGCGGAAGATTGTTGATGAACGTTCCAAGACTTCTTGGCGCTGCGCGTCACCCAATTAGAAACTTCAATCTGTCTCACTATAGCCCGCTAATACAAAGTGTAGTAGCAATAGTTGCAGGTCAAGCAGGAATCAGTGGAATGACACAGAGATCTGGTGCAATAGGATCTTCTGCTGCTTGGCTTATTGGAATGCCAATACTTTTTGCGAAATGTATGGAAGAAGAGACAGTGAATGTAGTACCATTGATAAAAGGAAATCGACCTATTGTTAGCGGCTTAACGCTTAAGAGCCCAGCAGAACTATTCAACAGTATACTTGGCAACGTTACAAACGCTGCAGAAGATACTATGAATGGTATGACTAGGCTTGTTGATGAATGGCAAGTATATAAAGCTCATAGTTGGGCAGCATATGATAAAATACATGGTAACAGAAGTGGTTTTGTTGATCGCTACATACACCATGGAGTAACTATGTTCGATTGGTCAAAGGAAAATCTATAATGTCTACTTCAAAAACTAGAACCAACCAAGTCAGTTCAGTAAGAACTGATCAGTCACATTCCGAAATCAAAAGGTCTACTTACAGTGAACAAACATATACAAAGTGTTTTGGACCTTACTTGTGCACTGGAATAGATGGGATTAAAGGGTTTGGTCAAGGTGAAGCAAAACCATTTGGAGACGATTGTGATACTCGCCCACTTTTCTATATAAGGGCGAAAATTCCAGGCACTGAAACAGAGATACGTGTTCCAGCAGACTCTAGAGTTTACAAAAGCGAGGAGGATGTCTGGAAAGTAGGCAGTACTCCCGATGCTTTTGAAGATAAACTTTTTCAAGTTTTTGCAGAAGGTCCGGAACCGCATCAACTAAACGCTGGTAGAGGAGAATTTATTGGTTCGCGTGGTACAGAGTATTGCAACGGGTTAACTACCGAACCAATAGTAAGCGAAGTAGATACGAATCTTCCTACCAGTATTGCTGGAGTTTGTGGGCCAATGGGTCCAGAGCACCCAGGCTGCGGACCTATAATGAATTGGATAGCGACTTTAAAAAACGCATAAAGCTACAAGGAGATTAGCATGAGTACAAAAAATACAACCCTTGGGCCAAGAAGGGCCAGAATCATTCTCAATGAACAAGGAAGTGCCTGTATAAACACAGGAGAGCCAGGAGGTCTTGGCGGGCACTTAACAATCTGCGGCGATAAAGAAAGTGGGAACACTTCAGCTTCTCTTGGCGGTGGTAAGATTTGCTTGGAGCAAGACGTAATAAATCATCCTGGGCAAATAACATGTCCATGGCCAATGTCTATGTTGCCTTCGATAGCAAGCTTTCCCCAAAGAATTTTCTTACCACCATTTATGGATTTGTTGCCAATGCTTGGGCCAGTTGTTGCTGCTTCAGCAGCAGTTGTTGCCTTGGGTGCAATAGCTAAATCCTCTAGAGGCTAGTTGTGATTATTACCAGAAACAGTGTTGATTTTCACTGGTCACAAGATGGAGATTTCTCCCTTGGTCCCAATGGAGATATTAAAAGAGCCAACCATGAAGGGGGGCGTGTTGCTAGACAAACAATAATGAAGCGTCTGCAAAGCTCACTTGGTGACTGGGTACTACATCCTGACATTGGTGCAAGTTTGAGCCATTTCGCTGGATTGCCAAACAATAGACAAACAGGTGCATTAATCAAAGCAAAGGTAGTCTCCACACTAATGGACGAGGGTGCAATTTCTGGAAGCAGTTTGAAAGTTGAAGTAGTTCCAATTGCAAAGAACAAAGTTCTTGTATTAGTTTACGCAACTATAGCTATGTCTGGAGAACCAGTATTTATAAATATGCAGTATGATTTAAGAGAAAACAAAATGATACCAAGGCTTGTTTAGGAGATTCAAATGGCTATAAAACCAACAATGAAAACTGTTCGAAGTCTTTCGAAGGAAGTCAAAGATCAGCTTCAGCAAAGATCAGGAATTACTCACTGGGCAAAAGATGGCGCAGCCAAAAGTATGGTTGACGCAATTGCTACAGAACAGTCATTAATGTCGCAAAGAGCAACTAGAGCTATTGACAGTTTACAAATATCTAGTGCCACTGGCAAAGCTTTAGAATCACTTGGTGAAAACAGAGGGGTAAGAAGGTTGTCACCAACCTATGCAGACAGCAAGAAAAATGAGATGAATTTCTTTTTTTATTGTTCAACGACTTTTGGAGATATAAATGGTGGAGCAGATATTGTTATACCTGCGGGAACTGTAATTTCTCCAGGCAGCGCACTAACTCCAGGAAGAGTTAGCCAGTCAGCAACAGACATCAAATACGTAACTGTTCAAACCTACACTCTGCCAGCATCAGCATCTTCATACTATTGTGGAATAAAAGCAACCACTCCGGGCACAGCGCAAAATGTTGCAGAGAATGTTTTAGTTGCCCACAACTTTACAGGGTATACAGACTTTGTAGCTGGCGCACCACTAAAATGCAAAAATGATTACTCTATTATAAACGGCCAGAACATAGAAAGCGATGATAATCTGCGTTTCAGAATATCCAGCCACTATGGCGCTCTTGCTGGAGCAACAGAAGACTCCTTGCTTCTTAGAGCTCTTACAGTGCCAGGAGTTCTCGATATGAGACTAGAGCCTAATTTCTTTGGAATAGGTACATGTGCAGTTTTTGTTTTTGGTCAAGATAACGAATCATCTCAAGCGCTTGTTAGAAAAGTTCAAGAAAAAATAAATGCAATACAGACTGCTGGTGTAAAAATACTTGCATCTCCAGGAGTTAAGGTAAGGTTTGATTTTGACTTGGTACTTTACACTCAGACGACACTGTCAGCTACGGAACAAAATTCTATAAAAAGAGCTGTAAAACGAGTAATGGATAGATACTTTTCAAGAAGAACTCGTGCACCAATAAAATCCATATCTTTAGAAGCTATTAGAAAAATGATAGCAAGAAATAAAGAAATTAGTTCAAAAGTTGTCGACAGGGGATCAAGCGATGAGCTTTTTAACAACGTCTACATAAGAAAAGATTACAGTGGAGTTAGGGTTGCTTCTGAAAGAACAACACTTGATAGTCTTAACTACCGCCTAGAAAGATATGAATTTGGAGCATTAGGTAGCTTAACGGTAAGATTCCAAAAAATAGATGCATTGATATAGGGTTTTGCAATGGGGTTCTTTGAGCAAAGATTGTTAAATACTTTTCCCTTGTGGGCAAAGATGAGAAAAGATCCTTCTTCTTATGGCAATAGATTCATGAGTGCGCTTGGCGGCTTTAGTGAAATTGCAACAAAAGAAATAGTAAAAACTTCTGAAATGTTAAAAGTTTTAGCAGAAGATATAAGTTTTTTAACTCTGCAAGAAATCTTTTTACAAGAATCAGACTACATGACAAGAACCAACGAAGACGGCTGGGTAAGCACTATTGTTTATCCAACAGTTTCTGGAAACATATCTGGAACTACCTACACAGTCGCAAGAGCTGCAAGTATAGCTGATTTCTTTTTCTCCGTACCTGATAGAGTTACCAATAAGCAGAAAGTTGTGGTTGATAATTGGACGATCTGGGAAAGCTCAAGCCCAACTGTTTACAACAGCATAGATACTGATAAAGCAGGTACTCCAGAAAGACTTCTTGTGCAAGTGTACGATAGTACTATTTATCAGAAAGAAGGAACTGACAGGGATGTCGACAATCCATTCTATGGAATTCATTATATTTATCTGACTGGTTTAGACGAAGATAACAATCAGGTAAAAGAATATATAAATATAAACGATGATGGGTATTACACCCCCATGAATCTGTTTAGAAAGTTGACTGATGTTCAGTGGTGTGGCTTTGATGGTAAAATCAAAATCACTCTTACAACAAAAGAGCATGGTGCGGTAGATACTGGTCGAATCATACATAAGTTCGATACAGGGGTAATATCAGATTTAAGTGGACCATTAGCTCTTTATTTAGAAAACAATAGCGATATAGCTCATTTAAAATCAAAAATAATTAGATATCGTTCAGGAGCATCTTACAGAAGAGAAGAAGTTTTAGATTTGGAGGATACCGTAGAAGAAGAGATGGCTAATCAACGACTACTAGACTCTACTGGAGCAACGTTCAAAGCTATCGGGATGTCTGTAAGCCCTGTAGATACAAGAGGCTATGTATTAGATACTAATGGAAAAATACACGTATATGAAATGGGGTTGAGCCCATTTGTTAATAGAGGAACTCCACCAAGCGAAGACACATATATTGATATTTTATCAATAAAAGATAGAGTTGTTTTAGATGAGAAAATACCTTTGTGGACCTGGTTTAGAGCTTTAGTACTTCCTGTTCAAAAAGTAGCGATTAAGCGAGTTAAGCCAGATGGTGTAGAAGAATACTTGCAGCCTACAACGATGACCTGGGCTGCGGCATATGCTTCTTTTCCAGGTACTATGTTGCCCGGTAAACCTCCAGAAGAATCTTGGGAAGATTTTAGATTCTACAATACTTTTGATCAGCTTGGTCAATGGGACTTTTATTGCGAAGCTACATTCCTTGGTTTAGATAAAGTAGCAATGGTAAGTAAGACTGGAGTCATGTGTGAAAGTCTCAAGGCAGTAAAAGATTTTGATTCTGGCCTGGATACTGCGGACGGTATTTTCTTTGATAAAGAAAATTACTTGTGCATTAGTGTAGGTAAATCCTATTATAGGTATTCTTTAAATAAAGATATTTATTTAGCTGATTTTAATCAGCAAAAGCTTCTCTTTAGAGAGCTCTATGATGACGTAGAGATTAATTATGCCTAAGTACACACAGGAGGGCTATAGCTTTCCAAGTTCTATTGATGAAGTTGGTATAGATATAGGGCTAACTCGACTTCCGGGAGAGGGTGCAGAAGACTACAGAAGAAGACTGTTGCTTCACATTAGAAACCCTCCCAATCCAAAAAAAGATTCAATCATTACTACACCGCAAAGAAAAGTTGGTGTTTTTGATAAAGAAGTAATGATAGCAGAACTTGTTGTAGATGCAGATGGCAGACCTGTTGCAAAAGATCCAAGAATAGAAATTGATGCATCTTTCTTAAAAGTTTGGGATGACTGGAACTATGGTGCAAACGAACCAGTACTTACTTGTAATCTCTCTTTAAGAGATAAGCAGTATTTTTTAAGAGATGTTTATTCTCAGCTTTCGACTTTAACTTTCTTGACGGTAACGAAGTCTAAGCTTTTCGACGATTATTTAAAATCGTTTAATTTAAAGATAAGTAACACTGACAGAGTTCTACCTCTTCAGCCACTTACATCTTCTAGATTAAATAAGTTAGATCTAGAAAATTTAAGAAAAGTTATGTTATCTAATTCAATAGTTTATAGAAACGAGGTGGCTAGTTTAGATTTAATGTTGCAAGATGGAGATTACTATATAGACTATGACTTTGGCTACATTTACTCCCACAATACTGGTGGGGGTTCAATTCATGCCGAATATAGCAGATTCCCCTTTATTTTTTATTGGCAACCGGTTAAGGTATTTGAGGTCAACGACAGTTCGACTGACCAATTTACTAAAGACCTGTTGCTGAACGATAATGGGGTCTGGGAGAGATTGCTTCTGAATCCTTATGGTGCTAAGATAGCTAATATTATCCTGGAAGAAAATCCATTGCAATGGGGTAAATAAAGTGCGGAGAAAACATGTCAACACTCGACTATAGTAATGTAGTTACCTACAGTTACGTAGTAAATAACGTCCAAGGAGTAGCACAAACTGGCTTGTCAGGCATCTGGAAGCTATTTCAAGGGGTAGATAGTGAGGTCGCAATACCTCATAGTTATGGAGCCATAACTGAAATTGGGTTAGGTCTTTACAAATCTAGCATTGACTGGAACTCAATAAAAACTAATGTCTCTGGGATGCATTCGGGCGAAGATATAGTAGGTTTGATTGACTGGGGAAATAGAGCTACTGCTACCCTTACGGTCAACACTACCACTTCTGCCAATCTGAACAATGAAACAATAGCCATTGTTGCACCAAACGATACAGATGGTAATGCTACCACAACTAAGACTTACCAGTTCTCAGACACAATAGCGATGACTGCACAAAAAGCAGTAAGCGATTTAACTCTAAAGGTTGTTACATTAAATCTTTTGGAAGCTGGAACAGTTACATTGGTTGACGCAGCCAACACTTCAAAAACTTATGTCTTTAAAGAATCTTTCGCGCCAGTAGCAGAAGGATCTGGTGGCAATATTGCTTTTCCGGTTTCATCAGCAAATGATATTGCTGCGTTCAATGACGGCTATGTAACTCTTACTGATACCGCTGGTACCGCGAAGAACTACAAGTTCTCTAATGCAACTGCAGCTACAGCTTCAGCATCCACAGCAAACATAAGAGTATTAGCTAACAATTTTAATGCAGGAGAAACTTTTACTTTAACTAGCACTGACAATACAGCGAAAACTTACGAAATGGTTTATGGCAGTAGTTACAGTGCTGGAGACTTGAAAGGAAGTAATTACGTAGTTCCCTACAGTGGTTTAACCAATAAACAGATAGCGGCTAATATGAAGGCTGCAATTACCGCAGGCCATGGTGACAAAATTACCTCAGCCACGACCACAAGAGCTCTTGCTAGCTTCAATTTATCTGGAATTCCCGATGCAGACTCTGAGCTTACATTAGTTAACAGTAGCAATGTAAGCAAAACCTACCAAGTACTATCTGAAACAGCTTCCGCAATGGTAGTTGCAGACCCCAGCAATTATTTTTCTCAAACTCACCAAGGCTTTTTAGGATTTTCGGGAGCAAAAACAGAATTCCAAATTACAGACTTACCTGTAGTTGGAGACACTGTACAGCTTACAGATACTGCTGGAACTACAAAGACTTACGAAATTGGTGGAAATGCTTCGGCAGAATTTACTTTTAGTGGAAGTGCTTTAGAAGGATCTGTAATCAGCCTTATCAGCACCGAGGGTGATTATGGTGAGACTTACGGCGGTGCCACTTTGACCTTTACAGGAAGTGCAACAGTAGGTGAAAAAATTACACTTATTTCTTCTGACGGAACAAAGAAAACATACACTGCAGCAAGTGGTGCAACAATAGCTAACGGTGAGTTTTCAGCTGCCGTTAGTGCTGCGCTAACGGCTACTAGTCTAAAGAACGCAATAGACCACGCCAATGGACACACTGCATCAAGAATTACGGTTTCAGACAATGGGTCTGGCGTGCTAAGCTTGACTCAAGCAGCTACAGGAGCTGTTGCAAATTATGGCAACACACCAATAACTCATAACATTGCGAATATGACTGCACCAGTTGCTTTTGTAAATGGCTTCAGTCCACGCACAGATTATATAGCAACTTCCAGCTTAGCTCCAAATGGTTCAGGAGGAGCGTTCACAAAGTTTAAGCTAGATTCTGCTTTTACTCACAATGCAGAGATTGTGATTGAATCGCTGGCTGGTGAGAAAGAGACATTTATAGCCAAAACTAACGGAACAAATGGCAACGATATCAAATCAGAAGCAACTATTACTTTTACTGGCAACCCCAACATTAACGAAACAATAACAATAATATCAACTGACGGTACTTCAAAAACTTATTCTGCAAAAACATCAGAGAATTCATCTGCCGGCACGTTTGATGCAAACAATGGGCCTACCGTATCTGGCAATACATTAAAGGCTGCAATAGAGCACACAAATAACCACGGCGGCAAAATAACTGTTGCTCACGATGGTAATGGTGGACTGACTTTAACACAGGTTGTATCTGGCATGGCCGGTAACACAACTATCACGTCAGGCCTTGCAAATACTACTGTAAATAATTTTACTGGTGGTGGCGTAGAGTTCAACAAGGGTAGCAGCGCATTACTAGCTTCTCAAAACTTGCAAGCAACCATTAATGGCGCCGACAAGGTTTCTACAACTGTATACAACAATAACGAAACTTTACCTACATTAACTTTTGTTCAAGATTTCAATGGTCCAAGAGGTAATACAGTAGTTACTATAAATAATACTTTTTCAAGTGCAGTAAATGGTGGATCTGTAGCAAATTTTGCTAACGGTGAGTATCACAAGTTTAGAATACAACCAGCTGCTGCTTCTCAAGCTTTATCTTTAGTAGAAGCAGTAAATGCGCTAGATACTAATAGCTCAACAATTACTGCTTCCAACCCTTCAGGTGGACAAGTAGTTCTTACTCAAGATTTTGGTTCTGCAGGCAATACTACAATCACAACGTCCGGAAATTTTGAGAATTCTACAAGTGTCAATCCACCTGCAACTTTTACTGGTGGAGCAGCAAATGGTGCTGCTTTGCCAAATGGAAACATAGCTATACATAAAGCAAATACAGTTGGCATGATGGGCGACATGATGGAAGTTGGTATTCTAGGTTCAGCTGGGCATAACGGAACAATTCGTTTTGAAACTGATGCATCTAATAATGTATTGATGTTTCAGAGTCAGCCAGGCGCTGCAGGAAGCACAAGTATTACAAAAACTGGAAATTGGGGCTGGGCAACACTTGGAACTGCGTTTTCTGAATCTGTCGAAAATAGAGTTTACATAGCTAGGCGTTCAACAACTGGCGATCAAATAACTACTTTAAAAAATGCAATCAACTCTACAGTTGGGCATGGAAGTACTTTTGTTGTTACGCAACAAAATGCCAACGCATTTGTAATTAGGCAAAGCGAATACAATGATGCCGGCAAGACCACTATAAGCTCTACAGGCACATTTACTTCAGCTGCCCCATCTGCATTTACCGAGTCCGACAATGAAAATTGGCAAGTAAAATTAACCCAAGCTACAACTGGTGCGGATGGAGACACAAGTATCACCCATACAAACGGAATGGATGACGGGCTAAAAACTGAACTTGACGAAAGTTTTTCAGGTGGAAAATATGCCACTGGAAAAGTTTTAAATACTTATGTACTTGTAGGTATTCACGGGATTACTACAGCATCTGATTTAAGAGCGCAGTTCAAGGCTGCGCTTGTAGGTTCAACTGGGCATAACGCAACAATTGCTGCAGTCGATGCTGGAACCTCTCCTTTGAGACTAGATCTTACACAAGCTGTAGGTGGTACTGCGGGAGATAAAAGTATTGCTATTAGTGGTGTTAATCACTTGCACCTTACAAAAGCTAATTTTAGCGGTGGTGTCGATCCGACAGGAACATTGGATAATGGAAATATTGTTATTGGTACCAAAGGCCTTACTACAAAAGATACAATTGCAGAAGAAATAAGAAAAGCAATTGTGCACGCAAATGGTCACAATGGAACTATTGCTGCCACATTGGACACAAGCGGAAGCAACCCGATTGTAAAACTTGTGCAAGGTACGGCCGGTACTGCAGGCAATAAAACCAACTCAACTACTCTTATAAACAGCAGACTAACTGTAGACAATTTCACAACTGGAAAAGATGTAAACGGTTCACTTGTCGGCAGTAATGTCGGCGTAGCTTTATATGATGCCAGCAATGCTGCCCTTGACGCTGTAACAGAAATTCGAGATGCTCTTCAAGGAGCAATCGAAAACACTACAAACGGACATGGAAGTTTAATCATATGTACGCCAAACTCTTCAACCGGAGCTCTTGCTTTAAGTATGTATAATCATGGCACTGCAGGAAATACCAGTATTACTACAAATGTTGCTGGCGGAGATATAACTATACCCGCAGCTTTCACTGGTGGTGCCACCTTAAATAACAACGAAAGATATACTCATCTGCATATCAGCAATAACGATAGATCGCAGCACTCTAATGCTGCGAAGATAGGGGAGATTCACGGCTGGACTCAGTCGATAAACTCTGCCGCAGGAACTGATACTGCAAAACTTGTTGCCATCCAATCATCTCTAGACAGTCTTACCACGACGACCACTTCTATCAAAGATACAGTAGATTTACTAAAAGAAGTTGAAACCGGAAAGTGGGAGATTTCTAATAAGAAGCTCACTCTTTACAAGAGTGATAAAGTCACAAAAATAGCAGAGTTCGATTTGTTTGATAAGGCAGGAAAGCGCACAGATACTGCACCATTTTCTAGAGTCCCTAGTTCATAAGTAGTGCTCTGTGTAGAGTTTTAGTTGTTAAAGAGGTAATACATGATTATCACAGGTGGTTTAGGTTCTGGCTTCTTAGTCACTGGTGGTCTTTCTAGCAGTCCATCAGAATTTATATCGAAAAAAGAAACCGTAGACGTACTAACTGTAGAGAATGTAGTATCGAACATTTACGAAATAGTTCCGTTAACAGGTGTTTACAGTCCAGACTATGCTATGGGCGGATTCTTCTGGGACAGAAGAGTACTGGAAAATAGACAAAGAACTGAAACTTTGTACGACACATATTTGGGTGGTCACAAGCATGGTCTAAAAGAAGGCGTAATCCAAAAGTGGTGGCAGTCCGGTTATGTCAATGGTCTAGACTATTCTCACTTAGTTAAGATTAGAAGAGGCAATCATTTAACTTGGACCCCTGTGGTCAAGACAGGGAATTATGCCATTTTCTGGGATCAAGTTAGATTGTATTCAGACTTTTCTTTTGCAACAAAAATCGACCCATTGCTCAACGAAGGTGGATGTCATAAACTTTCATTAAGAAAAGACTGCGTAGAAGATACAGTTAGTGTCGTTTTGTTCGAGAGAGACAGTGAGCTTGTTAAGAGACCAAAGTATAATTTTGAGTTTGTGCAAAACTTTACTGGCAAAATAGACGAAGCTACTAACACTAGGTTGTCAACTGTTGGAGAAGATGGAAAAATTATATGGGATAATATAGCGGAAAGAAAGCAAGAGTTTCTTATAGAAGAAGTAGAAGATGATCTAAATATTTTAAGAATTAATGGAGATTATCAAATAAAAGTTGGAGATCACAACGGGATCTCAATAACAGAAGATGTTGTTAAGGGAACATACGAAGATTGTGGGCCAGGTAACAGTTCTGGAAGAAGTTGCTTTACTAAGTATTTTCCAATCGTTAGCGATTCACTAGAAGTTATAGCAGTTGATGTTCACAACAACTATCAAGTTTTAACAAGAGTTGAGAATCTTGATTTCTCAGGACCAGACGATCCGCACTATACCGTTGATACTGATCTTGGAATTATAAATATTGGTGGTTATCAATCCCCAGACCTTGTTTTGAAATCTGATATTTCTGCAAGCGATACAGAAATTCCATTCTTGCCTGACTTCTATACTTCCAGTAGCTATCCAGAGCAGGGTATCATAACTATTGGTAGTGAAAAAATCCTTTACTATTACAGGGGAATGAATTCATTTTATGATTGCGTAAGGGGTTATGGTGGAACTATACCCGAATCACATTCAGCTTATTCAACTATCAAAGACAATAAGCATGGCAAATCTTATCCTGACTCAATTAATTTTTATCTAAAATATACTGCGGTACCAAGAGTACAATATGAAACCACAGATCACGAGTACAGAACTGCAAACAAATCCAAATGGCTAGATGTTAAGCCAGTCAGGAATGCTACTTCAAACAAAATTATACAGATATCACCAGTAGAAACACATGTAGACCATATCATCCTGGAGACTTCTGCAGATTTGCTTGGTGGAAATCTGCATGGTCCCGTGTATTACGGCACAGATTTCGCACAGTTGTGCGCAACTGTTTATGACTCTTATGGAAATCCAGTAGAAGACATAGAAACAACTATAGTCTTAGATCCTGGAGACGTTGGTGCGCTGAATGGAACTATGTCTAGCTATACTGAGCTAACTAACAGTGCAGGACAAATATGTGCAATTTATAACTCTCCATATGACTGGGAATCTGTATCAACAAGAATAAAGAGTGTCAGCCACTCTGGAGCTGACACTGTTATGACTTTTGAAGAAAGACCGCCAGGCGTCTATCCAGAAGATGTAACTGTCTTTCAGGTGCTTAAGCACGACCCAATCGTTGGAAGTTCAGGAAACAAGGTTAAGTGTATTCCTGGAAGTGGACAGATGATAACTAGTTTTGACGACGGAACTTTTCTTGGATTTTCTTCTTTTGATATTGAAGGGTTCCTTGATAGACCAGTTGATAGTTACGAAGGAGGATACGTAGATATTTTAGTAACTTCCGGTGGTTCGACTATAAAATACAGAAGAGAGATAGCAGAAGTTATTCCACGCTATTACTCAGACGGTTACAATGATGGCGCAAAAATAGTTTTAACAAAGAGCATACCAGGTATCGAGGGTGCTACTGCATTATCTCATGCCTGGATTTATGAGCGAGAAGCTAAAGAGTGGAACGGAACATTTCTTGATGGAGTTAGGGTAGTACTCTATGAATGGAGAGAAGACGTTCCAAACCCGAACGATTTATCTATGGGCGCCTACTTTCCGTTAAGACCAGACAATGTACAAAATACTTCAATGACTTTTAATGGAAGGCATTTGCCAATTCCCGGACCATATGATCAGGATAGTAATTTAGGTGGCTATATTGCAGTTATACCAGACATGGTTAGATTTCATGCCTATGCAAGAGATCCTGTCTCTGGTAGAATAATTACTTCAAACACAATAAGAATAAGATTGGATTTACCCGCTTACCTCAACGGAGTTGATAAAAGCAATCCTGCATTGCCAATTCCGTACGGTTTTACTTTCATTACAGAAGATTTCAATTATGCAACCGGTATTGAAGGAGCAAATTTTATAACTATAAATCCAAAAGCAAGCGGAGTGAACTCTTACAATCTCTTCGTTACGCCAACTAGTAGAGGATATTAAAAATGGCAGATAAGAAAAAAGCTGGAGTCAGCGTTGTACCCGAGTTTGTTGCTGGAGAACAGCCAACAGCTGACAAGTTTAATGCAATAGGGGTACAACTTGAAAGAGCAGCATCAGAGTTAGAAAAGGCGGTAGGTGATATCTGGGGCGAATCTTGGCCCTACAGTGATGCAGATCCTACCAAGTTAACTCTTCCAATGGGAAGAGATCTTACAGATGCAGGAGCTTTAAATGGTGCTGATTCTGGCGATGCTGCTAACGGAGCTTTTCTTGACATACCAAATGTTGCCAGATTGATTGGTCCAGCAAGCAATCTGAATCCAGATATATTATCAAACTTTGGTCCAGAACCTGCCGCTGTTCCCGGAAGTAGCGTCTATGTCGCAACAATTGCTGGCGAACAATTAGATACTGCATTGTTTCCTAAAAGAGAATTTCATACCAAATATCGACCAGATAACATCATATGGCCATATGTAAATTTCACTGGTTCTGGGGCGATCTATTTTCTCAATCAAGAACTCAATCATGAGAATGTTAAAAGTCATGGTGACTGGTGCATAGATACTGAAGGTCGTCTTACTGTTTGGACTCCCGTTCCTGCTGGTGCTACCGTTTATATCAACTACACGACAAAACCCGTTAGTTGGGGAACAGGTTCGGGAGTACAAGGCTCAACCTTCAATGTAATACCAGATCCAAATCAAATTTTTAATGGCGGTGCAGGATGTACTGCAACTTTGTTTGGCGATTCCTATATAGTGACGCTACCAACTGCTACTTACGGAAAATCAAGCGAAGGTGTTTTCGATGAAGAATCAGTTACAGTGGCGCTAGATGCTAAAGATGTAAACTACAACAAGCAACTGTATCTGCCAAAAGTGCTTCAGGACAATTTCACTACTGGAGAAACCATACCTGAAGGCTTCCTTTACATAAGGGATAATTCTACTGGAAAGATTCATAATGACGCAGTTTATATTTACAATACTCCAAATACAATTCAAGTAAAGAATGTAACTCTTGATACCGCAAGCTCTTTTTCAATTATTACAATCGGAGCAACAATTACTGGAGCGATCAGAGACTTAAGATGGAAAGCGAACCACCACAGGCATGACGGCAGATACGGTGAGCCACAAATCCACATAAAAGATATTATTGGAATATATGAGCAAGGTGGTGGTGGTATTATCGGATCTCCAACCACTGATGACAAAGGTCCTTACGTTAAATCGCTACACCCGGGAAACTGGATGCCTCAATACCTCCACAGAGATGGCTACGTTGATGATGAAAGCGACCAGAATGACAAAAACGCCATGAGAGGAACTCTTGTTTTAGGTAGAACTAACTTAAGTACTGGAGTGGGCACCCCAGGCACCATTTTGCAGACTACACCAGATAATACAGCTAGAGATTATAGCTATGGAATTGTCTTCGGTGGGAAACCAGGCACAATGGGGACCGATTTTCACCAAGCTGCTCCAGCTATATGGCAAGATAATGGTTCTCTTAAAATTAAGAGTAAAAGAGGATTCCAGACTGGCGCAGTTGATTCGGCTGGATGTGTAAATATTCATGGTTCAGGAAATGTAACTATAGATGCTGGAGGTAAAAGATTCGCTGGCCCGAGCAGCGTGTACCCGACCATCGCCGTCGACGGTGCGCTTACTTCAGATGGGCAAGTTCCCACCTTGTGTTTGGGTAGTGAAAAAGATATTAAAATGGGAACTACAAGTGGTCAAATAAATATTGATGCATCAGCTCGATTCCTAGCACGTTCCCGAACCAACAACGCTTGGCTAATATCTGATACGGGTAACGCTTATATGCAGGCGACTGCAGAACACGCTCACGTAAAAGCTGCAAAGACTTGCTACACTGAAGCAGGACATAATGTAAATATCGAAGCAGGCATGGATGTAGAGATTATTGCAACTGACCACGTTCACATTAAAGGTAATGCGTCTGGAATTACGCTGCAGCAAAGGGAAGAAGGCCCGGCTGCAGATATCCGAGGATTACTAAGAGGCTTTGAAGGAACTGAAGCTGGCAACAACTTTATAATCAAGAGCGAAGCCTGGTGGACCGGCACATCCAAAAATAATAGTGGCCTTCGAGTGGGAACTGAAGCGGAAGCGAACTTTTACGTAGATACTGTTTTTAGCGCTACTGCACCAAAGTCAGCTGGCTACGTTGCACACATAAATAATGCAATAAAAGATGAGTACAGTTCGAATACTGGCGGGGTGCTTATATTGCACTATGAGTACAGAGGGGCAAATTCATTAGGTTACGACCAAGCTACTTTTTTGCAATTCCAGTGTGACGAAGGTAAAACGGAAAACATCGACACCGATGATGATATTCCTGGTGGACTGCTGACTGAAGGGGGGTCTCATGGCGGAGGTCTTGGAAGTTTTACTTGCTTCCCTAGAACAGACGAAGTTGGTGGGTGGTGGACTGAAGCTGGATTTGCTTCAGCTGGTGGTTATTTTTATAATCCTTCAGGTAACCTCCAAGAACGACCTTTCAATGGTGCTGTTGTTTTTGTTACTGGTGGTAGTGACTTTGGCGAATTTATGCTTGCTGGAGATCCCGAAGAATGGGCGGATTGTTCCGACAATCCACTTTGGGATGTAGATGAAGAGAAGTTTAAAGAAAATATAAATATACAGTCTAGTAAGCGAAAACCAATTGGTTTGCCAGAAGGAACTTTAGTGTGGGTAAGAAGCGATGAGGAAAACGATTATAATGGTGCTCGTTTTTGGAAATATGGTCCCGGAAGAGCGATGCTTGTTACAAGAAGTATGGCGGTTGCTGGTAATGCATTGGATAACATCGCTTTGAGACCCTACGAATGCGTATCGTTTATTGGTCAAATTCAAACAGCTATTAAGGGACCAGCAAAAATGGGAGATTTGATAATTCCCGCTGAGCATACATGGGTTACGGCTGTAGATCCAGCAGAAATATCTTTTGATGATTACAAAAGTGCAATTGGCACAATTCTGAGTAAGCCTCGCAAGGCAGTAATGGATGATGGCTCAGAGTGGCATCAAGCTCTAGTCGCCGTTGGCGTTAAATAGGAGTAGTTGTGCCCTCAGTAACCTTAGAGTTAATTTCTCACGGACCAAAGCAAACGCAGATATTGCCTATATCTGCGCATGTGCAAAAGTATATAGAGAAGTTTATTTATACTGAGGTTATTGCTGACAGTAGTATTCCAATTGCCTACTACGAATCAGAGCCAATAGACTCTTGGAAAAATATTCAGATAGTAGATAAGACTTACACAATTCCTGATAATGATTTTGAATTTAATGCAGATGATGTATCATGGACTGAAGTTGTTGCAGCTTCTTATAGTAGTAAGTACAAGAAGATTGCACTTACTAGAGAAACAATAGTTGATCCTTCGGGTAAAATAAAGCCTTTGTTTTTTAAACATAAGTTGCCAGAGCGTACAATTGAAGCTCATATCGAAGTATCTAGTGGTGGAAATAAAACAGATGTTGAGACTGGTTACAAAATAGATATTGACGGAGATGTAATATATACCAATTTCCAGAATTATTTTAATCCAGACACCGGGGCTTTTAGGCTACATTTCGTGGTTTCCTCCAATGAAGATGGTGAGACTAGTCACGTATTGCTAAATCCTACTCCAGCAGCAAAAGAAGCTGATTGGGAAGATATTATTTTAACTGGACCAGATGCTGGTACTCTTACTACAGAGTATCCCATCTACACGAGAGAAAAAAATTCAAGTGGTTATACTTTTTATTTTAACGAGGCTGGCACATGGTATGTAAAGCCGCTTGCAATGTCAATGATAACTACCCTACACCCTCCTGCAAGAGATCCTGATACTGCTTGGAATATTGGTTTTACAGACGGTGATATAACCGCAATAGTGAACGGAGAGTTACGTAGATATTATTTACCTGAATATGATTTGCAACCGTTTGCTCCAGCAAAGCCATATGTTTATGCTCCATACAGAAGGATGCTGTATGTAAATAGAAATACCCTTGTAACTACTAGACCAAACACTGCTATCGATTCACCATCTGGTAAACACATAACTATATACGTCTATGATGAGAATGGTATATTGAAAACGGCATATACAACTGATGGATCTTTAGACGGAAAAAGAGCATTCAAAGTGGAAGAGTTGCCATCTTCGATAGAAAATGTTGTTGTAAACGCAGATAACGTTTTTTACGAAGCTGATAAAATAACTTCATGGGATAATCAAAACGGATTTGTTTTGCTAAATGTTGAGCTTGATCCACAAGACACTTACTATGCTAGCTACTTTTACGAAAGCCATGATTTGCAATACAATTCAATAGATTTCAATCCAATTCAAAGAAAAGATGTGCTAGATCATATGTATGTATTTTATATGCATCCAGATGCAAATAGCAACGATAAGGCAGTACATTACATAAAGGTTGATAGAGCTGGAATTATAGTTGAGACTTCTCAAAATCTTGGAAGAGATCATCCAAATCTTCAACCCTTAAATGATGACGGAAGTCCAAATCCATTTTCAATTATTGGAAAGAAATACAATTCTGCTGTAGAAACTGGAACGTTTCTACACGATTATTGTGTACCATACTATAACGATTACCATTATTACATACTTGCAGAAGTGGTAGTTCTTGATGTTGCTGAAGAAGAAGATTCTCTTATCATTGATGTGAGAAGACCAGGTGCAGTAGTTAGTGAAGATTATTTTGAAGATGCAATAAGGGCAAATCCAAAAGTTCTCCAGTCGCATTTAGGTTATGGTAAGCAAGGCCAAGAAGTTCCTGAAAATTCAGTAATTGTTATAAACGCGCCAGTAACTCTTCTTGAAGATTATGGTGGTGTATTAACAAAAGGTAAAGCTGAAAGAATGTTGAAGGCTTACACTAATCAAGGTGTTCATTCTGTGATTGACTGGGTTTATGAAAAAGCTCAGCTAACTGGCCAGTCTGATGCTGAAAATACAGTAACACTTAGCATGACATGGGAAGGCCCAAACTTAACTTACAACTTGTATAGAAGAGAAAACCAGGTGGACGAGTGGACATTCATCGATAAGATTGAAAATCCACCAGAAGCAACTGTAAAATATACTGACGCAGGACTTACATCAAATAAAATTTACTACTATTCATTAAGAATAGTGAAGGATGGCGTCCTCCTACCACATGGCAACATGTTAGCAATCATGGTGAGATAATGGCTCTTGACGATATTAAAATTAGCACCTCAACTATACCTGACGTATACAAGGCTGTTGAGGTTGTTGCTACCACTATTGTAGATGGTGAAGTAAAAATAGTTGTAACCAATTACGGGGAAAGCGATATCAGCAATTTAGGTGCTTGGATATCTATAGCTGCACACCAAGGTGATGTAGATAATCCTGCAGATTATTCACCACACATAGATTATCAAGACTTGTTAACTTGGGGTAGTCAAAGCCACAGATCAAGTGTAGATGGTGGGCTTTGGATTTATCCTCCGGGTGCTGCTACAGGAACAAGAGTCAGGCGAGGTGTTGGTGCCACAAAACGTAGTAAGATTCCACTAGGTGGTCTTACCGCAGGAGCAAATCTTACTTTTACTGCAAAAATGCAAGTCCCCAGCACAGAAGTTGCTAGAAGAATGTTCGTTAACATATCAGTAGAATAGAATGATACCTAAATTTAAAGACATAATATCATATCATGGATTGTTTCTTAAGGCTGCGAAACGCAGAGTGCGCGACGAGCCACACGTTGTCTTAAGCGACGAAGAAGTACAACAGAGAGCGCTCAACCTTCTTAAAAGAACAGATGATTTAAGACCTAGAATACACCAGTCAGGAAAACCAATTTCTTCAAATATAGAAATTGCTTTTCTAAAAGAATTTAAGTTTTTTGTCTCCATGATGAACTTGCAAGCTGGTAGACTTACGCAAGTTATCAGGGCAGATGTTAAGGATGCTTTTGCAACTTTGCACGAGATGCAAAGGGAGCTGGTTACACTTGATGCAGAAGTTGAAGAGAAAGAAATTGAGCTATTGGGAAACTATTCTAAAGTTCACCTAAATACATTTAGCAAGCCTACTGATTCGCAAGTCAGCTATACTGACAAAAGCTGGTTGGCCGATTTTAAAACCGGCTTTGCATTTCAAGAAAGATATATGATGGATGTGATTCCTTCCGCAGGAGCCATCAACCCTATAAAAGAATATGTGAAAGCACCAATAGTTGATGCAGTTGTTATAGATGAAGGCTCTGATGCTGGCGATAGTATAGAGCCTTTTGTTACTAGTAATCCAAGAAACGTTTTCAGAAAAAATAAAGTCTTTAAATATGCAGTTGTTAGACAAGAGTTTGATAGCTCTAGCAGAAAGTATAGGCCCAAAACATCTTTTGATACTTATCCATGGAGCTGCACCTCTACGTTAACTATGCAGGTTGAGCTTGCAAACGTAATGCATGTAAACACATTGAAAATCCACCCGCTTGGTGACTCTACTATAACAATAAAAGAAATCAGATATTTAAATGAAGCAGGTGAAGAAGTAGCTCTGAATGCTTTACCGATAGATAATCAAACAGAAATAGTAGTTTTGTTTGAACCAGTTTTCACAAAATACATCATTATTCAATTTGAACAATTTGCACATGTTGCAAAAACTGAAGTTAATATTGGAGATAAAAGAGCAAGCTCTATAAATCGCATTTTAGACTCTAAAGGTTTTGTTACAAAGCTTCCAGATAACAACAGGGTTGTTAAAGGAAGAACTTACGATTTCTCATTAAGAGAAATACAAGTTGGTTTATCAGCTTACGAAAACAAAGGCTTCTTTAGAGGTCAGAGTACAATTGTTTCCTCTCCAGTAGGAATGGAAGTAAGTAAAAATAACGAATCCATTGTCCCTACTGTAAATTTTGGAACCTATAGCGAAGATATGGTTCTTCCAGAAGGAAATGTCTTGCAGGAAGCGTATGTTGGTGTTCGTCTTTTTGATAAGAACGGAAACAGAAGGATGGATGATATTGTTCCAGTTTTGGATACGGGCTTAATTCAACTAGAATATCTTTCGCCAGTATCGAAAATCTGTAGATATAAATTGTTTCCAGATCTAACTTGGGGGCACCAACAGCTCTGTATAAGCAATTTTGACGTAGTACAAATTTGTGACGAATGGGTTTCGCTTCTTGTCGGCCTTGACCATATAAAAGCCGCAGGAAGCTATGATAAGGTTGCTGCCGGCAGTGCACTTGCTATAACGAAAGCTAAAAATTCTAGCGAAACAGTAAATTTTCAAAATCAATTTGGAACAACTGGAGACGTAAGTGTAGATGTTGTAACTTCCGTCAGTACAGACATAAATAGAAGCAACGAATCTTCGGTCGACAATGCAACAGCTGTGTTAGATCAAGAAGCGTTAGAAAGTAGAGCTGAATGGGTTGCAAGATATAACAACGAGTATAGTGCGAATACGCCTCAAGCTGCATACAAAGCAGCTCAATCAGATTTAACTATTGGTGTAGATATTACTGCCGGCACTATTTCTGGAAGAAGTATAGACCTTGAATTATTGAAATCATTTAACTCGGTTAGTTCAATTGTTCAAACTGGTAAAATTGATGTCCAGATGAAATATACCGTAAGTGATGCGACAATAGAAGAGTTTTTTGGAAAACGAATATACAGCACGATGACTGCTGCAAATATAGCTGCAATAAAAAGAGACCCAATTCTTTACATGGGAATTGGTGGAACTGTTTTTGGTGGGGGCAATAGAACTACTGCATATGCAGAAGCAAGAAAACTTTATTCTTCTGAATACGGAAACGATAGAAGAACAAACCGCAATTGGGTTGCAATCAATAGAATTAACACTTCGAAAAAACCGACAAAAGTTGCTACAGAAATTTTTGAATTTGAAATTACAATAATGGATATGAATCCAAGAGTTTCTCGTAGAATACGAATGCCTAAGAAAGCGGAAGGCCAATTAACCCTAAGCAACAGTATAAATTCTATCAAAAGAAAAATACTATTAGCGGCTGATGCTGATATAACTAAATCTTCAATGGATATAATAGATCTCTTATCGCTTTTTAATGAAATGAGAAATTTGTATATAAAAGCTAACTATGGTTACAAATGGAACGAAAAGAATAGAAGTGCAGAGTTAGTTTACGATCCAAATAGAAGAGCTTGGCCAACAATAAAGCTTGCACGCAGAAATAAAAACAAAACAAATACAGGTGACTATAAAGTCAATCTTATACCGGCATTAACAACTGGGAAAATAATAAATGAGTTAGGAACAGCTACCAAGGAGGGTGAGTCGTTTCCAATAGACAACTATATAAAAACTGGCTACGAAACTGGTCATTCAAAAGGTAAAGCCCCTGCAGCAGGGGCACCAAAAGATCCACCACCAAAAGATCCAGAGCCTGTTGAAGAAGAGCATTGCGCAGTTTGGAATACCTATATTAAAATAGGTACAGATGAGCCCCACGGACTCACGGCTGGCGATATAATTACTTTAGATATGCCAGGAAGGGAAGATCTAGATGGTGTTGCCTTTGTAGTTTCTGCAGTTGAAACTGATTATATTTTTTATATTTTGTTTGATGGAAGTGAGACTTCGAAAGACCTTGTAATGGTAAAGCCAACAGAACTTTGCTTTTGGGTTGGAAGAGAAGATTTATTAGAAGTTTATAAAAATAATGCCTTACTAACTATAGGTGAAGATTACGAAATTTCAATGGATGATGGATCAACTTGGCATTCTGATTGGCCACACCCCGGCGAGCTTACTTCTGATTTTTATCGAAAGGCTGGAGCAGGGCGTTTCTATATAAGATTAATTGACTATGATCGTTCCAAAGTTTATTGGACAAAATATTTCGTCAAAAGAAATCAGTACCTAAGTCCTTGCAAACAAGTTTATTTAAGAAACGGAAGAGTTGTGTTTGACGAAAAACTTAAACACACTACCGGAACTTTACAACCAATACTTATCAATAGGATGAACTCTGCTCATCCGTATACAACTTCCGTTACTACAGAATTTTCTTTAGCTGTGCAAAACAGAGATATAGTAAATAATGCAAGCGCTAAAATAACAGAAGATTCTCTTAGCACCTATTTCTCTGGAGAATCCTTAAATGTCAATTAATACGATAGCAGACAGAAAGCATGAAGCTGAAATAAGTGCTCTTCTAACTATACTTAATAAATTTATTTCCAGATGGAAAGCCGCAAATACTATTGAAGACAAGATTATTATTGAATCTCAAGCAGTAAAGTATTTTGAAAAGCTTTTGAATAATGAACTGGGCCTGCCTGAAGTATCAGCATTATCTCACCCGAATAGCGATCAGTTCGGGGAAGCAAGAACTTCTGCTAAATACAAAACTGACATGTGTGTAACTAGGCTTACAAAGCTTTCAGAAATGTACATAAGAAACTTTAATACAAAAGTTAAGATATTGATGGAGCTTACTGGAAGCCTCAAAAGAGTTAGGCAAAAGAAAGCCGCTCTAGATTTGTGGGATAGAGAAAAAGCAAAGTGGGTTATTGCTGAAAAGTTTTTAAATCTTGATAATATTAACTCAACATACAGTGGGGCTACTATACTGAATGCAGATGTTTCTCAAGGTATATTGACCCTACCGGTAGAAACTACAACTCAGGTTAGGCCGAGAAATATAAGAATTACTTCTGGAAATGGTTATATCGGCAATTCTGATACAGATGTTACTACAAATAATATAAAGCCAGAATATATGTTTGATGGCAATCCAGAAACTTGGTTTGAATACGAAAGGTTAGATTCTGGTCCAGCAGAAATGTCTCTTACTTTAGATTTTTCTTCAGCAGAAATTGTCAATATGTTAACAATCAGGGCAGTTAATTTGGGTGCCGGTCTAAACTACCAAATAGATGATATTATTTTTGCAACGTCTGGAAGTAAAACAGTTTCAATAAAAGAGCTAGTAGGCAACACTATTAAGCCAGATGATTTTGTTATAAAAACAATAGGTAATGATATTTTTTGGCAAATGTCGTTTTTACCAGTCACTTGCACGAATGTAACTATTAAGTTCAAGCAGGAAAATTACTATAGGGCAGAGATGCAATCTGTTGATAGCAGACCAATTACAAGAAAAAGATATCCAATTGGAGTAAAGTCGATAATTATTTCTAGGCAAAAGTTTAAGGGTAACGGCGGAATAAGTAGTTCTTATTACAGTTTACCTGCAGGCTTGTACGCTGCAGAATCTTCATCAAGTATTTTTCCTAGAAAAAATAAACTGTATGATGCATTCTTAGATTTTTCTGCTGACAATGGAGAATCTTGGAATTTAGACGTATTTGGTTTTGAAGACACAACAACTCCAAATACTATTAGCTTGGATGGAGTTCCGGGAACTGGTTTATGGAGACTTTATGTGGAAAGAAATGATAGTGCATTTAAAAATACTTCTTCTTACACAGACGAAGATGTTTCGACTCTTATAAAGGTTTTTTCAAGAACAGTATCTCCAGCAATTTCCCCTGCCTTAATTACGTTAAGGGACAAGCCTTACAACAAAGCTGTAGGTGTTTTTCAGCCAAGGGTTTGTAGGCGCACAGATGATCCAAGAGAAGCAGTACGTATAGGGCGGGCTCCTTCTGGTCAAGTTCCTGGCGAAGGTTTTGTTTTACCACTTCCAATAGAACTTGATTCGGAAGGGTATGAGCTAGATCCGAATGATATGACTGTTTATGAAAATAGAGTTGAGATTCCATATGGTGAAATATCAGGTGCAACAATTTCTTTTGAAGAACTTAAAATAGGTAGTGGTACTGAGGACCGTGCATGGATGATTAATGACAACTGGACTCAAATAGCACTACAGGTACATAAACAGCATGGAGAAATTTCGTGGAAATTTCCTTCGCAGCAACTTGAGTTTGAACAAAGAAGTGATGGCTTTTATGCTGCTTTCTCTGACAGTTTTGATCCAGATAAAAAAAGAATTAGGTTGACTGGTTTATCTTCAAGTGAAAAACAAACCAGTGAAATTCTCAATTCGTCTTCGACAATATTCAATTTAAAAAGAAAAAATATAATTGGGAATAGTGAACAATTCATAGTAACAAGAGAAGAAGGTTCAGGCTATCCCGTATTTAAACGAACTTATTTAAAACAAGTTCGCCTTGGTGGTTCTCCATCGGGTGAAGTATGGTATTACATTGACTATGTTAACGGGAAGCTTTACATTGATAAGCCACTGTCGACGGCTGACTCTGTTCCATCAATACCATTAGTAAAAATTCAATATAAGTCTTACGATACTACTGTGCACAAAGACGAAGACTATAAAATTTGGGCAGAAGATTTAGATTTAAAAGGTATAATAATTGATCCTGACAAAATAGTAGCAGAAGATATTGAATTTGAAGTTAAAAAACCTGGCGATTACACACCGAAGTTAATCTTAGATTTAAAATCTGGCGAAACAACATTTAAAACACCAATCTTTCATTTGAAGGATTTCGCACTAGATCTGCCATATGATTATATTGTTAAGGGAAGTGTTAGAGTTGGACCCGATTTTCTTGGCAACGAGCCAGAAGCTCCAGCACCATACGAAACACAATATATTGATGGCAAGACCGAGTTCCTCGGTTTAATACATATGGAGAATGAAGCTACTGTTGAAATGACTTCTACAGGTGATACTGGTTTGGTTAGATTTAAGCTAGCTGCTGGTTCAGCTTGGTATAAAGGTCTTGGAGTATCTTTTGCCGATGAAGAAGTTTTTGCAAATTTGATTGGAGATGATGATGGCGCAATGACGTTTTCTTTTGGTATTGGAGACTATACTATTGGTCCAGACGGCTTAGTGTGCGTCCGAGTTGCAGACCCCTTATCTGTAGGAACTCTTAAGGGTGGAATAAGTTACACTTACAGTTATGCAGATCCAAGTTTTGATTCTGAGAATCTGATATCTATAGATTACAAAAGAGGCATAATATTTGCTTCACGACAAATAGTGAAGGGAGAGTGGTCTCTCGATGGAGACAAAACGAGCCCCGCACTTCCCGCTCCAATCGTCAAGTTTAAGGTAGCAAGATATAAAGCAGAATATGATATAATAAAGGCTGTAGATTCATTCAAATACAGTGCGGGGAGCAACTCCGTTAGTATAAATACAGAAAATATCAGGAATAGGATAAATAAACGAGTAAAAGTTTACTATGCAGTGCCAGACGATTTTGTTCCATTAAAAGACATGGAAGAATACTTCTCTCCAATTATTTACAACGTTTCCTTTAGGTTTCAATAATGCCTCACCATAACAAAGAACCATACGAAGCAGCTCTGAAAAGAAGAGTTATCGAAGATTATATAAAGCAGCATAAAAGATCTCCGTCTAGAGCCGCTATCTTTGAGCTGGAAAGAGAATATAGAAAGAAGTATAAAAATTTAGATGAAGTTGGATTTTCTGCTGTAGATTTAAAAACACCAGGGTTTATTCAAAATTCTTCAGCAAGCATAGAGAATACAAACAGAAGAGCTATAAAAGATGACTTAAGTGTTGTAGAGGAGCGAATAGTTGACTTAATTGAGTTGATGGATGATTCTTTTAGAGGCTACTCTGCAACTGCAAACAGGTGCAATAGATTAGTAAAAGGCATAGAGAGTAGATTAAACAATTTGATTTTGTTAAATAGCGGTGCGGATATTTTTCTTTATGGAATTGAAGAAACTTTTGATACTCACAATTTTGTTGACCAGGAAAACACAACAGCTTCGGTTGAGCCAGGATATGTAACTTTAGGCCGCGATAACATGAACGTACCAGCAATAGATGCAACCAATCTAGAATTCTACGCAAGTGCAGACAGGGGCTTTATCAGCGCAAGACCAAACTCAAGTATCGAGTCTATAAAGAAAGCAGATGGAACTATTTGGGAATATTACGTATACACCAGCTATAAGAGTGGAAGAGTATCTCTTGTTATTGAAGCTGATTTTGACGAAGATGAAGGAAGGTATATAGGTGAAGTAAGATTGACTGGAAATGCTATCGACAATAACGGTCGTAGCTCTTGGACGGTTCTGTATTCTATAGATGGTCAAACATATGCTATAGCCGATAGCAGCGAACAAGTTTTCAACTCTGGAATAAACTCTGTTTCCCTTGGCTTGGAAGGTGTAAAAAAGATACAGATCATGTTAACGAAAACAGCAGCAGATGACATATCAGTTTCTGGTGGAAAAAATGCCTACATATTTAGCATAGATCATCTTGAGATCACATCAGATAAGTTCTCAAGAAATTCAACCTCCACTCTTTATTGCGGCCCATATGAAGTCTATGACGAATTTAACGAACCAGTTAATTTTTCTTTAGCGACTATGGAAACTGGTACATGTTGCATACTTCCTGACAAAACCAGTGTTTCTTTCTTTCTAAGCAAAGATAATATAAATTGGATTCCTGCTTCCTACACTGGTGATTCATTTCAGATAGTTCAGTTTCATACAACAAATCCAATACAAAGCTTAAGCTATATTGATGAAGGTATAAATATCGATAAGCTTGTTAGCACTCCTCCAGTTGGAGTTGATCTAGAATACTCTAAAGAAGCATTATGTAATATGTATATTAGTAGTGCTTGGTCAGATAAATTTGTTCTAAGAAATACTTATGTCGAAAGAAATCTTCCTCAAGGAAATATTTCTCTTTATGGTGTAAACAGTGGTTGGTTCTATGACGCTGGCAACCAACAATATAATACGACCATACATATCGATAATATCGAAGGCAGAGTAATCAATCTTGGAACAAATAGCGCCTACATAAATGGCAAACTTGTCAGTGGACAAATATCTCTGCCAAAAGGTTACCACAAGTTTTCTACCAGCCACACAAATTGGTATGATGTAGAAAAGAATGTAATGGATGCTGACGATTTGCGTGAAAAAGATCCTCTTTATCCATATAATCACAAACTTATAGTAGAAGGATACGACTACCCTGATGAATTTAGTGGCGATAAAGTATATAATGGTATTGGCAGATACTTTGGTTCGTTATTAAGATACGTTACTCCAGAACGTTTCAACCATGTTGAGTTTGATGAAGATCTAAGTATCTATACTATAGAAGATTATTATGGTAATTTGTATTTTAAAGTTAAGACGACTCCTTCAGATTCGTCTTGGCAAAGCGAGCTGTTTAATGTTAAATATATGCTCAGGATGGACGAGGTGAATACTATGTATGTAAAAGCTATACTTCGTAGTAACGACAGTACGACTACACCTCATATAAATAGCTTTCAAATAAGGGTGGTCTAATGGCTTTATCAAAAAGCGAATATTTCAAAAATATTTTTACAACAATAGTTCAGAGCACTGGCTCTATAGTTAACGCTCAATCTCCTGAAGAGATGAGAGCTTTTGTTCGAGCTGCAAAAATTGATGCAGCTATCAATGTAAGAAATTGGAATAAGTTTGTATTTCCTATCATGAAGACCTTACGGTCTGCACCCGAGCACGAGTACGATGTTCTGGATGCAGAAAAAGGTGGTTTAAGTGGTTGGACTATTACAACTGAGCTTTGGGCTACTGAAGATAGTATGGAGTGCTTGTGGGATTTCACAAGAGGTCAGCCACACTCTATTACTGGTTCCATTCTGTGCTTGGCTGCAAAAATAGCTGCTATCGCTGCTGAAAAAGATCATGAGCATGAAGTATACGACGACACTTCTATCAAAGGGCTAATTGAATGCATAGAGCTTAACCTTGAGCAAGCGAAAAAAGATTTATTTGGTGAGTGTTACATATGGGACTGCGATGGTGACCCTAACCTAACATATCCTCTCGCAAGACATATACATGAAATATTTAAACAAGTAATAGCTGGAGCTCCATCATTAGGTCTTGATGGTTGCTTTCCAGGCGAATACCCGACCTTAACTTTCGAAATTCTTGTTTCTAAATTTGTTTACGACATACTCATTCCTTCAACAGGAATTGAATACTGTGGTACTACCCTTGCTAACGCTCTTGGAAGTATAAAGAACTATGTAGGTCAATCAGACTGCACAGATGAAACCCCGGCTTATTCAACAAAGACACCGGCACCTACTTCTTCAGCTGGAAACCATGTTCTTAACGATGGTGATGATCTTACAACAGGTCTAAAAACTATAGATCATCATATGACTTTCTATACCGGAATTAATGCTCTGGCAGATGGAGGTAGTGTTGGAGGTGCAGCAGGTGTTAAGGCTGCTGGCATAGACAATCTTATCTTGTCGGCTGGTAGTGGAATATCCCTCGAATTTACTGACTCTAGTACTACAGGTGGGGATACGATAAAGATTAGTTCTACTGTCACTCCAGGTTCAGAAGAAACACTGCAGCTAGCTTACGATGCTGGAGGACCATCTGGTACCGGTGGAAAAATTGTAACTAAAAATACTTGGCCAATGGATGGAAAAATTGTTTTTCAAGAGGCCAATGAAATTGTCGATAGTGCAACTGGCACATATGGTCTTAAAGTCAATGTGTTTGAAGTTGAAGGAACTAGCTTGGGAGAAAAAGGAGCCAATCCTACTCTCTGGGGTACTGGAAAACACTTCCTCTATATTAAAGATATTGGGGGAACTTATGGTTCTGCAGTAACTGACTTACAGTCTACTGGTGAGCCTGCTGGGCCAAGTACTTTCAAGTATTATGCAAACGAAAGCTATTCAGACATGCCTCTAATACTGAGAAGTATAAATCAGTTTACTCCAGATACTGGTGGACCATCACACCCGAATGCTGGTTTATCAGAATTCCTTACAGAGAGACAGGGTGCTTTATGGGTATCTGATGGTACTCAAGCAGTAAAAGATAGAGATGGTCAAGCACAAATAGATGGGCATTTGTATTACAGAGAACCTAGCGGTGGAGACATCTGGCACTTACTTTGCTGTGGTTCTTCAAGTTCTGGTGGTGCTCAGAATCTTCAAGAAACATACGACTTTGATTCATCTGATTCAGGATCTGAAAAAGATGGTGGAAAGATTGTTTTAGATATAACTGCAAACACTCCTGCAGGCATACACATATATGATGGAACTCCGTCCGTAGTTAGTCCTGCTGCTGCAAACTGGCTGTCGTTATACGACTATCCACTTCTTGCTGTCGGCAAACCTACTCAAGCTGCTGATGCTGATGCTTACTTCTCAGTAAGCAGAATTGGCAATAATGAAGTCGCAGTAAACGCTCATCATTCTCCAATCAATCTTAGTACTAGAGCAGATGGGTCAGATCCTCTGACATCTGCACAACAAGGCTCTTTGTTTTCTAAGAACGTTACCACAGATAGTGGTACTGAAGCGCATATTCACTGGAGATGCCCAAGTTCTGGCACTGTCTACGATCTGACCAACACTGGCGGTGGCGGTGGCGGAGCAGGCCAGGCTTGGAGGACAATTACATTGGCCACCCAGGCCGGATCAGTGGGTTCTTCTTTCTCTGGTGATTCGACACTCACTGCTGCCGTAATTGCTGATATTCTGCAAATTCGTGCTGGAGATTATATCGGCATGGAGGGCACGGACTTGGGTACCGGGGATATTATCAAATTGAACGTAAACCCAATGCCCACTACATTCCTTTCGGATGTAGATGCTACTGCTGCAGACGCTGGGAAGTCGCTACTTTGGTGGAATAATGGTGCAAGTAAATACATCCCTGGTGTAAAACCAACTTGCTTTAATCTTAATGGTGGCACTTCCAGTAGTGGGGGAGCTGCAAATATCTTCTACGCTACATTGGAAGAAAATGAAGGTGGCGTCTCAACTGCTGGAATAAGTAGATTTCAGCACCAATTCAGAAGAATTGTTGCTGGTACCAACGTTACTGTAGAAGAGGTTGGTAGTGGTGGAAGAGATATAAAGATTTCTGCTAGTGGCGGCTCTGGCTCTGGTGCTACAAAGACAACAGAACTTACCGACGTGCATGACACTTGGCCAGGTGCTGGCTCTGGTGCTATCCTTACATGGAATAGTGCTGACGAAGAGTACGATCCTTCTTACTTTGTAAACGTTGGTACCGGTGCAGAAGTTTATAAAAGTTACGACACCACAAGCAAGCAACACCAGTTTAGAGAACTAAAAAGCACTGGTAGTTATTCAGGTGCAATAGATATAACTCAAGCTACTAATGACGTAGAATTTGCTTTTGATCCTAGCGCACTTACGCTTGATGATTTTGCAGATGTTGCTACTGGTTCTGATTATCCTGCAGCTGGATCGGATGGTGGAGCTGTACTTGCTTGGGATTCAAGCACTAATAAATGGAAAAAATCATGGGCTTCAACTGGTTCTGATGGATCGGTAAACACTGGTTTTGATAGTGTATGGCTGATGCCATCAGAATGGGATCAGCGTTCTTGCAATGAGACGGGAATCCAAGTGCAGCATCTTACTCACCCAGACGTAAAACAATCAAGCACAGGCACTTACGCCGAATTGGCTGGCGCTCGCATAGACTCTACTGAAAGTGCGGGTCATTTTGAGAACTCAGTTATTCGATATGCCCGCGAACCATCTGTTGGATCTGGAGGAGATTGGCTCGCAACCAACGGAATTTTATTTTACCATGGAGAATGGTTGACCGATAAGAGTCAGCCAATTTATGCTAAATTTCCAATACCGAGAACTTGGAATGGCACTAAGTGGGAGTACCCAACAAAAATGTGGGTAACTGGTTATTTCTGTATGGCTCAGGGTGTAGAGTTATGGAAAGATTTAATTGCTAATATTAATGGTAATTCGGGTGGTGCACTATTCGATGCTGATGGTGCTAAGGGTTTTAACAACTATCCGAAGTATTGTGTAACTTTGCCGTTTGACACAAGTATAACCAAAGAGTCTTCGTGGGATGGCGATACAGATGATCTCAAAGGTAAAACTTTAACTCTTGTGGATGGTAGCAACATGCGTGACTATGCAGCAATGATGGGGGATGTGTATGAAGGATCAGACTGGTTGATGGACCGGAAAAAAACACCGAGCCCAGTTACGGATTACGACTATGTATCAGTAATTAAATTTGGAAATACTGCAACAACTACTGATACTGGAACAGTTGAAGAGTACTTTACGTTAACAAGACCTGAACACAGCTATTGGAAGTCACTTGACGTTGCAGCTAACAAGCCGCTTGCAGATGATGGTTTGATGGTGGTCAGGTTAAATCCGGTTAAACCGGAACCTGGTGATACAAATGATCCCAACATTTTTAGTACAGCGCTGGCAGTTCCTCACATATTCCTTGGAATGAGAATAGATTTCACATAATAAAGGAGCGCCCAAGTGGGTTTTAGGAGAAAGGGACGCAGAACTGGCAGTCGATCATTAACACAATCAAGAAAAGTTATTGCAAAACAGCGCGATATTGAGATTGCAAATAATAGTCGTGAAGGAATATTCAGTAGACCAAGTCCTTTTTTGACACAGATTACTTCGCCAGAAGGTTCGATCTGTATAATAAGGTCGCTTGGTGGTATCGGGGATGTTCTTATGATTACCCCCGGCATACGTGCTTTAAAAAAGAAATACCCTAAGTTAACAATAACTGTAGCTGTTGACAGGCATAGAACGTGGGATGATTCTTATTATCATCTATTAAAAACTGCCCCTTTCATAGATCATATTATTGATGCTAGATATGTTGATAGAAGTAAATATGATAAAGTGATAGACATTTCTTCAGTGTGCATGCCTTACGAAAAAAAGGGATTGCCAAATAGAAATAGGATTGATCTCTTCGCAAGACACATGGGAATCAATTTTTTAGAAAATGAATTACCATTCTTAGAAGTAGAATTTGAAGAATATGTTTGGGCGCGTTCTATTATTGTTAAAAATAGAAAGTCTCTTAAATCGCCAGTGGTATGTTTTGCTCCTTCTTCTAATGATGATATGCGTTCATGGAAGAAAGACAAAGCTAGACAATTCGTAGAGCTTATAAAACAGAGACATCCACAAATATTGCTAATAGTTTTTGATAGGCATGATTACTTAGAAGGTATGGATGGCTTCTTAGATATGCGTGACACTAGCGTGAGGCAGATGGCTGCTTTGATTCAGCAATGCCATGTGTATGTTGGTCCTGATTCTGGACCAATGCATATTGCTGGTTGTTTAGAAAAAGAGTCGGTTGTTCTTTTTGGATCAATTCCGCCCGAAGCTAGAGTTGGGCCATACAAGAGACATCTTCCTGTCAAGACAGATGAGCTTTCATGTTTAGGTTGTTGGTATGGGCCTTGCCCTTACAACGTTGCATGTATGGATAAGATTGATGCAAGCCTGGTTCTTGGAAAGGCTATTGGAAAGATGACTTCCAAAGCTAAGCTTTCCATTGAGTATTCTAATGAGAATACAATTTATTTTGAAAAATTATGTAAGCTTCCAAATATTGCGGATAAGTTAGCTGCGCCTGGGTGCGGCAAAGCAGAGATAATATTGAACTGCTTACAACCTGGAGAAGAAAATTTAAAGGGTGCATCTTTTTTTGATGCAAAAGCAAAATATATTCATTCGTCCTACCCCTCTACAAAACCTCCCGCAAGCTGGATAGAGTCAATCAACACTTATGATAAGTTAATTGTTTCATCTAAAGCTTGTATTGATTCTTTCAAGGATGGAGGCGTCACAGTTCCAATCGAATATGTTCCTATTGGTATAGACGTAAATAAATGGAAGTATCGTGAACCTAACAATACTGACATTGTTACATTCGCCATGGTCTCTCTTGTTTCTTTCAAGCAAGACAAGCTTTGGCTTAAAGAAAGAGAAAATTTAGAAACTGGAATAGCGGCTTTCAAAAAAGCATTTGGAGATTCTTCAGATGTAAGATTGATAATTATGGCAGAGGAAGTCAGTTTGCCTGATGATATTTTTGAGTCCTCAAATATTTCAGTAATTATAAAGCCTTATGAGGAATCGAACTTAATGAGTTTGTTTAAAAATACAGACTATTTGATCTATCCCAACAAAGGCAGCGAGTATGCGGATTTACCAATGCAAGCAATGTCGATGGGCATTCCAGTAATAGGTTGCTCTTTCGGAGCTGCTAGAGAGTTAATGAGTTTGCCTTGCAACTATGCTGTTGGCTACACTCTTCTTTCAAAGAACTCTATGCAAGATATGCATGCGTCAATAAACTTAGATTTTTTAACTTATACTTTGACTCTTGCTAAAAAAGAAAAGCATTTATTAAAAAGTAAAAGTTTGGAAGCTTCTACCTTTATTTCAGAAAATCATTCTCTTGTGAAATCTTCCATAAAGTTACTTAAGGCGATAGGTGTTTCTTGAATTTAACTTTGAAGTGGATAAAAACGAAACCTGCAAAGTTGCAGTAGACAATTGATAAAGGAGATGTTGTGAGAATTTGCTTTGATTTAGACAATACTTTATGTACTGGTAAACCTTACAAGACTGCTAGTGCATTTCCAGGTGTAAAAGAAATGCTACAGCGCTTGAAAGATGATGGTCACGTCATTATAATCTATACTGCTAGAGGTATGGGAACTGCAGGATCTAATCCTGGTGTCAGTATAAAAAATATTGGTAGATTAACTTTAAATCAGCTTGAAGATTGGGGCTTTGTTTACGACGAAATACACTTCGGGAAACCAAGTGCAGACGTTTATGTAGATGATAAAGCTTACAATGCAAACAACATGGAATATTTAGAAGATTTTATCTTAAAAATTAAGAAGCTAGATAGCACGGTTTCTACTTACACTACAAAAATTCAGTCGATGATTTCCAAAATTGACAAATGTACAAAAGGTTAGTTTCATGTCCGAAGATTTGGATCGAGAAGAAGTTACCGCTCTTAAGTCGGAGTTAAGTTTAATGTCTTACAGACTCAGTGCTATTGAAACAAAGCTTGATGAGTCATTAGATCAATTGTCCAGCAAAATAGATTTACTATTAGAAAGATATAGCGCAACCAGAGAGAAGCAAGCTTTAGATTCTCAAGCTCTTGCTGCTGCAAATCAAGAAATAAAAAAGTTAGAAACTAGAGTTGTTGATTTGGAAAAAGATCTTGTAAGTGTTAGAATAACTGTTACTGAAAAGATTATATATGGTGGTGTAGGTGGTGGTTTAGCAGCAGCCCTGCTGCAGTTGTTAGAGATGGCTTTAAATTAGGAGAATTGAAATGGCTTGGTCATTTACAGAAACAAAATACAACAATCTTATAGCTCGCGTTACAAGATTGGAAGATACATTAAACGATACAATAAAAGCTGTCAGCAGATTAGCGAGTATAAATCAAATTCACGAGCTACTTGTTGTTATTCAAACTCAGATTGATTCTTTGAATACTAACGTTACTGCTCTAGAAGCAAGAGTTACATCGATTGAGGAAGAACCACTTAGTTAGAAACAATGTCTAGAAGAAAAAGAAGTTCAAAGCTGTTGAAGGGTAAAAGTTATTCTGTTTCATCGGATAATAGAAGTAATTTCTCTAAGAATAAAAAACCTGTTTCTGCAAGCAAGCGTTCCCATCAAACCGAACCCGTTCAGCCGCAAAAAGCTAAAACTATGGAACACACTAAAAGAGATTGGCCTTTTATAAAAAGTACTTCTATACGCCCATTCATTGTTACTTGCGATAAAAGAATGGAGACTTTTAGAGAGTTTGTAAAAAGCTACAACGCTAATGCAAAACACTCACTGTTACCTGCGATCGTTTATTATGATGGAGAATCTGAAGAGTATCACCAACTTATAGATTCGATGGAGCCGTGTTCAAAAATAAAACAAAAGCACTACCCTAGTTCTGAGTATGGAGATTATTCAGAAACTATCGATTATAAAGCGATTTGTGTTTTTCCAAAAATAATTGAGAATCGAAATGAGCGAATTCTTTTTTTAGAAGATGATGTTTTGTTCTCTAGTCAGTTTTCAAAAGCTATAAAAGAAGTTGAAAGACAATTCAATTCTTATCATGTTGTAGATATAGTGACAATGTACGGAAGTGGCGATTGTTACTGGCCAGCTGAAAATAATAAAGCTAGTCACCCAATATATGGGTTTTCTGGCAAAGATTATTATGGTAATCTAGCGGTTATTTTTGACACAAATGTTTTAAAATGGTGGAGGGCAAATATTCATAACCTCTGGATTAATGATTACTCAGGATGGGATATTAAGATTGGCCATGTCCTGCAGGAAGCGGGCTTTAATTTTTATTGCACAGACAGGCACTATGTTCAGCATCAGGTCGGCTATTCTGTCATAGCCGAAAGTCATAAAAATCAGCAGTCAAGCTTGTTTATCGAGTAGGTTTGGGAAATGGAAGATCTTCTTATATCAGTGGCTACATTTAATCGAAAGGCAGTTGTAGATATCTCGCTTTCTAACTTGAAGAAGTACAAGCAGAGCTCCTCTATTAAGATCTATGATGATTGCTCAACTGAATATGGCTCTGAATTTCTTTCTGAGTTTGGCCCTGTCTATAGATCGGAAGTTAATTTGGGAATTGACGCTATGAAAGAGTTTCAGTTCAAAGATTTTTTAAATACTAAGTTTAAGTATTTATATATAACAGACTCAGACGCTTTGCATGATCCATCATTCATTGATGTACTAAGGAATTGTCCAAAGGATAAACCAGTTACCCTGTATGCCCCTCATAATTATAGCATTCCTAAAAAACGGATTACTGAAGATGGGAAGGCCCACCGCATGCAATATGCTGGAGGAATTTCCCACCTGTACACGAGGGAAATGGTCGAGGAGATATGCCTGTACTTAGAAGATAATTCTTTTAGAGACTGGGATTGGCACACAATTGATATACTAGGCAGTAGTATGTATGCTACGTATACGTGTTATACAGATCACCTTGGAAAAGACGGTGTTCATTCGTGGGGAAGCTGGAACACTGATTATGCTAAGAACCCCACGTCTTACCTACAGAGACTAAGGGCAGACTCTATAATGTATTTAGAAGGTTGTGGAGACTTTCCAATTATTTGAGAGAAATATTTATGAGTATCCCAAAAATAATTCATCAGATTTGGATAGGGCCAAAACCGCCTCCATGGAAATGGTTAAACTCTTGGAAAGAGTTACATCCCGACTGGGAGTATAGACTGTGGACTACTACTTATTACGAAATAAGAAATCAAGAAGCATATAACCTGTCTCCTAGATGGTGTGGCAAATCAGATATATTAAGATATGAACTGCTTTATGATTATGGCGGTATTTATCTTGATGCTGATATAGCAGCTTTGAAAAGACTAGATGATCTTTTGGAGATAGATGAGGAACTCTTTGTTGTAAAGCATGATGGACATAGCGATTTAATCGCTAACGCAATTATTGGAGTGGCACCTAATTCGCCCTTCATAAAGAAACTTATAGATGGGATACCAGAAAAACCAACTGAGGCAGCATGGATAGAAACTGGTCCACTATATTTAACCAACATGATACAAGAGCATAAGCCTTCCGTAAAAATACTTGGTCACGAAAGTTTTATACCGTTTTGGCAAGATGAGTTTGTAGACCTCAACAGCCCAAAGTGCAAAGATAGTTATGGAGTTCACTACTGGGGGACTACTAATGCAAACTATAATAAAGGTAGATAGTTATTCTTTCGTTAACTCTTTGTAAGTAAGTTCAACTCTCTTCACTTCCCTAAGCTTCATCACGCTATCTATGAGTTCTTCTCTGTCATCAGTTTCTTCAATTTTTTCAGCTAGCTTAACGGTCGCGTTCTTTAAGTACGCCAATATTCGCCAGTCCTTCTGTGTATCGGACATCCCTCCCCCAGATCATCACAATTAGCAGCTGCGTGATAGTTATAGCAGGTGCTTGAGCTACTCCTACTATCTTTCTACTCGTGGGTAGTCCATAATTATTTATCTTAATACGGCCTCTTACATCATCACTAAACATAGCAGCTCCTGAGAACAGTATACTTATTGCTTTTCTTGTAAATCAATTCGCCAAATTAAATAATGTTTGCCGAAAATTAGCGAAACAGTTATCTTACAGATTGTTTTTTCTTTGAGCACTTTCTTTTATAGGCTTAATATTGTTACTATTATTTTAGTACTTAGCCATAGGAGATTGTTATGTTCAGATTTGTTACAGTACTCTGCCTGGCTCTTGCAGGTTGTGTAACCGACTATGCCATTGTAGGTGGGACTGAGACTGTATATGTCGATGTTCCCGGTGAAACTGAATACGTCGAGGTAGAAGTCGAAGTTGAAGTCGAGGTGGAAGTTGAGGTACCAGTATACGTCGAAGTAGAAGTACCTGGCGACACTGAGTATGGAGAGATTTGGGTTGATTCTTTTGATCAGCCCCAAAGTGTAGATGGTGTCGATATCCTCTGGATTATTGACACTTCAGGATCAATGCATAGGTATGATCCTGAATTGATGGCTGGTATCGAAGCAATGCTTGAAGCTCTACCAGATTCTGGATGGCGCTTAGCTATGATGAGTAATGATCCTTCAAAAGCTGTTGCTGAAGCTCAGTTTCCTTTAGTCCCTGGTGATGACATTGTTGATGCAATGGATATGTATAGCGCCATGGCTCGTGGAGGCCGTGAAGAAGGCTTTGATGCTGCTTACGAATATATTCACAACAACCCTTACGCATCAACCTGGCTGCGCCCAGATGCAGCATTATTAATAGTTATGGTATCTGACGAAGAGGAGCAAAGCGATGATCACTTCTCAGATATTAACGATTTTAAAACATGGTACAGATCCCTTCGTGGAGGCTCAGCTTTTCTAGCTAGTATCAATAATGTTGAAGCAGTAGATTCTGTTTGTGATTCTTATGTAAGTCCAATGGACATTGGCAATAGATATATGGAGGCAACAAATTATTTTGGGGGAGTTGTTGTAGATATCTGCTCTGAAGATTGGGCTCCAGGAGTAACTGACGCATCAAGCAGGCTTGAACCCTACGAGTCCATCGAGCTTAGTTACCGTCCCTCCGATGAAACTAGTATGAGGGTTTTTATAAATGGCGTTTTGAATTGGGATTGGTACTACCAGTCTTCAGATAACACTGTTTACTTTACAGTGATCCCAGCAGGGAACGACCATGTAGATATTGCTTATCACTACGACCCAGATGATCCTTACGGTACAGGAAGTACGGGCGATACGGGAGGTGCTGAATGAGATCTTTAATTACTTTTATGTTTTTGTTTGCATGTTGTGGTCCTGCAGAACTACAAACTGATTCAGCAGCACTGACTCAAGATGAAGCAGAAGAGGAAGTTGTAGAAATAACTCCAGGCTTTTTAGAAACAGACTGCGGACATGATATAGGTCAGAAAGCTTGTGACTTTGCCCTAATTGATGCTGACGGAGAGCTCTGGAGATTGTCTGATCATGCTGGAGATGTTGTTCTGATAGATCTTTCTGCAATGTGGTGTGGGCCTTGTCAGCAGGCCGCAATGAGTGTGCAGCAAATCGAAGATAGCTACGAAGATTTTCACTACGTTACGATACTAGTTGTTGACCAAACAAACGAAGCTGTTGAATTGGCTGAGCAGCAGCGATGGGCTGAACTATTCGGAATAACTACATCTCCAATACTGCAAGGCAGCAGGGACTTGTTGACCTCAAGTGGAATTCGTCACGGATATCCTGTGCAGAGTTGGCCTACGTTTATTTTGCTAGACAGGTCACACACAGTAGTGTCTGGCTTAAGAGGTTTCAACGAGTCAACAATAAGGCAGTTAATAGAAAGAGCTTTATAACTTTTAGGAGAGGTAGTGTCTGAAAATCAACGACCATACTTAAGACTTGTAGAACCTCTTCCAGAAAAAGAAACCCCTCCAGAAGAAAGTCGTATCAAAAGATTACGAAATTATCTTGACTGGAGGGGTCTTGATTTAAAAAGTGCAATGCTTGCGTCTGTTTCGCTCTGCATCATTATGTCAGTTTGTATACTAGGTATAATGGCAGCTGCAGTTAGCTTATTAAATTAAGCATATACATGCCAATGTAAACAGTATGCTTTAAAGCTACTAGAGCATATAAAGCAAATGTAGGAACAGTAGCAAACTTAGCAAAAACATGTTGTTGGTTTTGCCAAATCAACCATATTCCAAAATTGACCAAAGTCATCTTGGCAAGCATAAAGTAGAGTGGACTTAAGTCTAGCAATGTTGCCATCAGAGGATTAGCTTCTTCAGCTAATCCATTTGTCACCCATACGAAAGTGCATATTGCATCGTAAAGATTCAATATTACGAGTGACTTTAGAATTTTTCTAAGTATATTTTGACTTAACCACTTCATTCATAGTTAATCTCTAAAAGTTAAGAGATCTTCTATTTTTTCAGAGCTTGATGCTTTCTCTTCTTTTTCTAAGAACTGTATTTGTTCTTGAAGTTTAGATAGGCTGTTTTCTAGCTCTAGCTTTTTTAAAAGAATTGATTGCATTTCGGCCTTGATGCTACTTATAGCTTCTTGCCTTCTGCTCATGAACTTTTCTTTGAACTAGATTTAGAAGATGATGACTTGGAAGATGCCTTAGAAGATGCCTTGGGCTTGGCAGCTGCGGCTGCTACTGTTCTCAATGCAACAAGTTCGTCTTGTGCTGCTTTAAGCTCAGCTTTAACTGCTTTAAGTTCTTTCTCAAGTTCAAAGTATTTTATTTCTAATTGGATAGACATATTTACCTCAGAATGTTGGGGGTCTAAATGGTGAAAACTGAATGTAAGGTTCCCACTGTTCACTCTGTGGAGAGAAAGTGCCATCTTTATCAGTCATTAAATACAAGCCGTCTTTTTCAATTCTTACGGCCACTACGTTATCTCGCATAATTATATCTGCTATACGTTCTGAAAGCCATTTTTTGCCACGAGTTTCCCACTCAGCAAGTCTGCCTCTTGAATCAAAATCTATTATTTTGTTTTCTGAAATGTTAAGTGAAGATGGATCTTGTGCAAAAGAAAGAATTGCTGAAGTAAAATGTCTGCAATGTCTCAACCATGTATAGACTGCAGGAGCTAAGTCTTTATCTGACAAGTCTTCTACTAGGGTTTTACCCCCAGGTATTGCTCTCTTTACGGTCTTCTTTGATTCTGAGCCAAGAATCTTTTTAACTAATGCTTGCTGATTGCTTACGCTATTAGGGCCATTGAGTTGCTCTATGGCTTCTGCTTTGCTAGTTGGCATAATTTTTTTTCCTCTTTATATAAGTTTCTTCTATGAAGTTTTGTTAATTCTGACCTTTCTATCGTAGGGTATCCTTCCGATATCAAGTGAAATAGGTAAGAATTCCATTTGCTGGACTTGATTATATTTAACACATAAAAGTCTGGAAATACAGTATTAATTCCAAAATCATTTTCGTCAAAGGTCTCTGAATAGAATAGTGCGTCCCTTGCTTTTAGTCTATTAATCGCCCTCACATGGTGGTGCAAGCCTCTTTTGAAATCTTTAGCAACGACATACTCTACCATTCTGTCAGAGGCGCTAGAGGGGCTATATTTAAACTTTCTCATTCTTTCGATAAATATGTATATGAGCTCCTCTTTAACGCTCGAAGAACTTTCAGCCCACACTACCCACTTTTTAATTTTACTTAATGCTACAGACGGATCTGGATCTAGCATACGGCATAGTGTAAGGAAGTTTATATCTTCTTTTAAATCTCTTGCTTTCAACAATTTTTCCCAATGAACGAAGACTGGCTCCATCATGCACAGCACATAAGTTAGGTCTGATTGTTTATCAACAATACACGCCTTCCATGTGTTTGCAAATGTAGAGCTCTCTACCTTAAGTGGTAGAGGTCTCCTGTTCGTTGGTAATGTCTTGTACATCTGTATTTCCTAAGTAGGAATTAAAAAAGTCTATCCAATCGTCAAATCTCATTGTAACCAAGATCTCCTTTCGATCATCTTTAGTAATTGCTACTGGTATCTTACCATTATCGCTTGCGTCAGTGATAGCCTGTTCAAGTGCTGCCTTAATATTGCAACGCTTGTGTCGCTTTGCTTCTATGTGTAGTATGGGGATATCTACGTCTGAAATTTCGCCACCACCGCCTCTTGTTTGACCAAGCCCTCTCTTGGCAGAAAGAATTGTTTGTTCGCTTATTAATTTGGCTAGATGTCTTTCAAAGTTTGCTCCTTTGATTCTAGCGCCTTTTCCTCTAGAGGCCATGATTACTCCTGTGCTTTTATTTTTAAAACTTTTTCTGCTTCTTGAACGATATCGTCTACGAAATTATATTCTAGAGCTTTTGAAACATCAAAATACTTTGAGGTTTCGCCGTCAAATTCTTTGTTCCAAATCTCATCTGACATATTGGTTTTTTCCTTTATTATTCTTTCGTAGGTCATTTTACACAAGTCGTATGCTTTAACCGTTTCGTCAAGTTGCTTTTTAGATATTATCTCATCTAACGGAAGTATCGGCTCGTGATAAAAGAACAATGTGTTCTTTGTAGCTAATCTTAAATCTCCTGCAGAAAGCAGTAGCAATCCAGCTGAAGCACACATGCCGGTAGCAACAGTTACAATGGGACCAGATACACCCCTGAGTGCGTCGTAGAGTGCTAACGCATCAGACAAGCTTCCACCCTCTGTGTTTATGTGAAGCCTAATGGGCTTCCCTGGATCTCTTTGTTCAAGTTCGAGGACTTGACTTATTATAGGAAAGACAGTTTCTCTGGTTACTGGCCCATACAAGGACACTGCTCTTCGCAATGGCCCAAAGTATAGTACGTCTGCAGGTGACCAACTCTCCACACCTTGCATAAATTCTTCTAAAGCAATTTGTTTTTCTTGGTCCATCATCTCTCCGAATTTAATATGATTTCTTTAATTGATTCAGCATTAAGCTTTTTTGTTGTTTTGTAATCTATTTCTCTGTACTCATAGCCAGCATTAAGTAGTGCTGTCTTTTTCATGTTGTCTCTATATTTTATATTATTGTGCTGAACTAGAGCTTCCATGTATGGAAGGTTTCCAAAGTTTGCCATTTCGTAATGTTGTTTTCCGTGTATTTCTAGAATTGTTTCCAGCTCATCTATGTACCAGTCAACTTTATGATTCCTATACTTATAGCCTTCTACCAAGGCTGCAACAGGAACTTCTTGAAAGCATTTTAAATTTTTAAAAAAGCTATCAGATATAAATATTTCTCTCACCTTGTTGTGCAGTGAGGAAGCTGACTCTATTTCGAAGAACTGATTTTTCCATTGGCTTCTTTTATTTTGCAACTTTGAACTCCTTGTTGATGCCGATACTTAAAACTCCATGAGACATCAAGAAGTCTTTTAGATCGTTAAACTCTAGATCATCTTGTATTTTTTTAAACAATGTAGGTTCTTTAGGATCTACTTCTTCGATATAAACTGCATCGGTTGGGACATGTTTAAAGCATATGTATTCTTTAAATCCTCGCACTACAGTAGCTAAGTGTAACCAAGGTCCACCGCCAAATATCTTTTCATTCAGCACTTGCTGTGTATCGTTAACAAGTATAAATTTGGTACCAAATGCATCAGCCATTATCATCTCCGTTCGGTAAGCATACCTTTTTATATTTACAAGAATACAAGCACGGTATCACTGGATAGTGATGTCCTTTCTCCATACTTGCAACAATGTTCTCAATCATTTCATATCTTTTTTCATCAATTTTATTAGAGCTTATATTAACATAGCCCAGGTTATGAGATTTGCCATAATAGAATACATGTAGTTTTATCTTTGGTCTATTGGATGGGAAATGCTCTTTCACAAAGGGTGAGAGTAGCTTCATTTTTAATATGATACTTGGATCGTTGAGTATTGCATGCTTAGTTTTGTAAGGTGAAAACGATACTGCATGTATCGTTTGATTTTTTGTCGATCTGTATATTCCAGAGATATCTAATTTCACTGGAGTATTACTGACTTTTATTATTGGTTTTATTGGGCCGAATACTGGTATGTAAGTTGAAAATGCAAATAGATTAAAAAATTCTTCAAGCCACAGCATTGAAGCGCTCAAATATCTATCTATCTGAGGCTCAATTAGCGATTCTTGCTGAGCGTGATGAGCCATACTTGTAAGAAGGCTAGCATGTACATCAAGCATAGGGTCTTTGAGTAGACCTCTAATGGACTTGATAGTTAATCTTTCTACTGTATCTTTTACGACTTTAAGTCCAAAAGTACGTTCTGTTTTGCCGCCAAAATAATAGAACTTTGAGCACTTTGTGTATGCTCTTAATTCATCTTCAGTAATCTGTTTCCCAAGAGTAAATGAGTCATTCAAAATTTACTACCTATAGTTAGGTCAATGCTTGGCCCTTGATTGCCTATTTTGCCAGAGACTCCTAGACCTACCCATAGGTCTGTTGCTATGGGTAGTGGGTCTCCTATATTGTATGAGATAACATCTATACCTATCCTGAAGCTTTCATTGTTAAATGACACTCTTGGAGATATTAAGTCTATGTTATCGGTAATGTGAAAAAGAGAAGTGTAAAGCGATGCGCTCAGGTCACCTCCTACAGGGCCTAAGTCAAAAGAACCTGTAGCACCCACCAAAAGATGCGGTTCAAATATCTTATGCTCCCTAACTCTTACTACTTCGCTTGATACTGGTATTGGATAGCGAACATCTGGTTCGTAAGAAGATATAGCAGACAGAGATATTGCAGTTTGATCTTCAGATATTACAGTTGTTGTTTCGAAAGTTACATCAAACGTACTGAACGAGTATCCTTCTTCCGTTGTGGCAAACCTAGAAACTGGCAATCCGTTGTTAAATCTAAATAAGTGATTGGGCGGGATTTCTGTGGTAGTTTCTTGGTTTCCAACGAGAATTGTTTCTGTCTTAACAATATATCTGATTTCTGCTGGTCTATTTTCATAGTCTCTGATTATCTCTTTAAGTTTTTCTGCTTCTTCAGTTTTATCAGATATGACAGAAGATAAACTTTTCACTTTATTGTTTGCTACTTCTAGTTCTTCTACTGAATGGTTCTTTCTATCAAGCAGCTCTGCATATTTAGCTTTAGCACTGCAGTCTGACAATAAAAAACCAGATCCGAAAGTAAGGATCAACAAGAATAGTATTGCGAAGAAGCTTTTTAGCTCCTTCAACATCCTTGCTATCGATCCTTCTTCCTTCTCACTCATTCAATTTCTTGTTGCTCCTGCGCTTTAGATTCTTTTACAGCAGCTTTCTTTCTAGGAGTTCTTTTCTTTTTTGCTTCTGGCTTTGCAGTTTTCTTTCCCCAAGATCTTTTGGGAGTTGAATCTTCACTTTCAGATTCTATTTCTTTGCCCAAGACCATGGATTTTACATGTTTGCTGATGTATATTGGCTCCATTTCCCAACCTTCAAGCTTGGCTTGCTTAACCGTAACTATTCTATAGTCGTTGGTGTTCATGTAGGTGGTTTGATTAAAATCAATCAAACCTCTCTGTTGGAGTGTGTTTCTGAGTCTAGGTACTGGGTTGTGTACATACAAGTTTCCTGTTTCCAGGTAGTAGAATTTTTTGTGCGGTACGCAGTAAATTCCTAACATTTCGTCTTTCATTAATAAATCCTTATTGAGTCGGTATCGAACGAAGGTGTTGACGCTTCTACCAATTTCACTTGTTTATCCAAAGCTACAAGAGCATGTGGAAAACCTGGTGCGATAGTAAAAGCTTCATCAACTCCTACAGTATAGGTGTGTTCTTTCTTATCTTTTATATACTTAACAAGCAATTGTCCAGCAACAACAAGCAGTGTTTCTTCTTTTTCTAAATGCAAATGCATAGATGTTTCCCAGCCAGGTTCTATCACTAGTAGTTTACAACAATATTTATCATTTGCATATATTAATTCATAACCCCATCTTTTGGGAATTTTTTGAGCAATTACAGGGCCACTTTTCCTTAAGTGCCTACTTGTGGTGGCCAGTGGTTTTACCACTGGCTCACCATCATAGGGATTATTCGTATTCTCTTTCATATTCTGTTGCCTCAATCTGAACTACTTGTGTTCCTTGCAATTTCGTTATACCTTTTTCTTTCATATCCCTGTAAGATTCTGCTTCAATCAAAGCTTCTTTTGCACCCTTGGGTTTGAGAGCTACAGTGTCTGGATCTAGATCAACAATAAGTTTTTCTTTAAATCCAGAAATTTTATTCTTTGTAAAGTGTAGCAAGAGTCTTGGTTGTGCTTTACCTTCGTCATTCTTCCAGAATATTTCAGCGTGTTCCTTCCTATCGTGTAGATCGTTGTATACGTGAAAGATAATGTTTGGCCTGTACATCAGTGACCTTGCATCTGCTAGGTCGTCATCAACAGGAAGTCTCATTTTAGATTGATCCATTGGCATATTCTTTCGATATTCCGCAGTAGCTATCATACAACAATTGTATTTAACAGTCAAAGTCTTCTGTTGGTTGGATATATAAGTCATTCTAGTAGTTTGATCCATATTGATAAAGTCCATATAGTTGTGAGTGTTGTCACATACTACAAGTAATTTTCTTCCAGGATATCTCTGCCTGTAGTATCTGATATTCTTTTCAAGTACAGAAAGAGTATTGCCATCTTCTGAATCAATAACTACCAACCTTTCGGTTGCCAACAGATCCTTCATTACTTCAATCGCTTGGTCATACATAGTATGGTAAACAGCGCTTTGTGGTGAAAGATAGACGTGTGGCTGAACAATCATTCCTATTGATAATTTCAAATTGGATTGATTTATCATTGAGAACAAGTTCGATTTAAGTCTTGGCTCAATTTGTTCATAACTGTCGTCTGTTGAGTGTATCAGTACTGTTGCATTTGGGTCAGATAAAGCAACATCACAACCTATTGCAAGAACAGTTGCAGTTTTACCACTATTAGCTCTACCACCAACATACATTAGACATCCAGATGTCCAGTTCATTCCACCTGCCATAGCAGATTCAAACTGGTTGAAATAATTCATCTGGAAAGTACTCATGTTTTGGTCTTCAGTGCAATTACTTCTTCTTTCTTGCATTGCTTCGTATCTAGAAATTTGGTAGTTAATACCTACGCTGTGCTTTCTAAATTCTTTCTCAATATTATGTACTTTTGTTTCATGGTTGGAAATATGAGCCATGATATTTTCAGGATCGTCTTGTACTGATTGCACATACAGTTCGCTAGCTGCAATTAGCTTCTCTCTTCTTTGTCGAAATTTGTCATCTCTCAATGCGTTAACATCAGTTGCAATTGCTTGAGTTGATATTCCTGTAAAGTCAGAAAGAGTCTTTACCAACAGCTCTCTTTTAATGGCAGCTTCTTCAGAAGCGATAGTGCTAATCATTCTCTGACATATGGTATCTGGTGATTCATTTTCAGAAGCTTGACTTAGTTGCCATTCGAACGCAGTTACTTTTGCTAAAGCTAAATAGTATTCCGGCTCATTGTCTTCGAAAGTTTTTAGAAACTCGTCGGGATCTTTAGGATTTCCTTCACAATCTACGTTCGGTGACTCTGATGGTGGCATAACAACATAAGAAGTTACTCCACTTGTAGCACCAAGAACATTTTCTAAAACTCTTTGAGTAGCTAAATGACCAGGGTTATCCCAGTCGAAGCTAAAATAAAGCTTTCTAATTCCTAAAGTCTTTAGTGTAAGTAAGTGGTGCTCGGTAAAAGCGGTACCACAAACTGCTACAGCATTATAGATTCCAACTCTATAAAGTTGCGCAAGGTCTCCTGGACCCTCAACTATATACAAGCCTTTCTTTGCGGCATCGCCTTTTTTCTTTGCTACGTCTATGCCTAATAGCGCTTGGCTTTTTACATATAGTGAACTCTCGGGAGAGTTCACATATTTCGCTCTAGCTTCTCCAGCTATTGGTCTAGATACAAAACCTATAGGTGAGCCTATGTGGTTGCGTATAGTAAAAGTTATCTTGTCTTCTCCAAAGAGAGACATGTACCTTGTTTTTATTGCACCAGAATTAAGTATGTCGCCTGATTCCCAACCAGCTTCTACAAGAAGAGATATCAATTCGTCTTCGTCAATAGAATATGCTGGTAGTTGCTCTTGAGACCACTTTCTTTCCTTTACATAGTCAAGCTCTTGTCCTTTGTCATAAAGTATATCTGCTGTATCTTGTAAGAGTTTTTGCAGTTTGGCTTTTTCTTTATCGGCAGAACTTGGTTCACCAATTTTTATTGGTATGTTTAAAGTATTGCATAGAGACGGTATAGTTACGGATAGCCATTCAGCACCAGAAGTCGGCAGTGTTTCTATAGCAGATGCTGCAGCAAATATGTCTCCGCTCCATCCGCAAGCAAAACATTTTACCGTTTGATCACCTGTCTTTGGATTAAAATACATGCTTGGGTCACTATCGTCATGGATAAAACACTTAAATTTTCTAGCATTAGCTCTAATTCCTAGTTTTGCAACCAGGTAGTTTCTTAAGTTGTCCCTGAGCTGAGGAACAACTTCTTCCAGATTAGTTATATACATGCTCACCTTATAATTTAGCGGTTGTTATTGCGGTATATGGTTCTTTTATTACTTCTTGGCAGCAATCTATAGCGAATTGTGCTGCTTGCTTTAAGGTCTCTTCGTTAATTTCTTCAACTTTTCTTAGTAAGAAGCTGGCGGTGGAGGCAGTAAAAGTATCTCCTGCTCCACACGTATTGTTTATTTTTGTTTGTGGCACTTCCAAAGTTGCTACAACTTTATTATTTTTCTTTAGAACTACTGGTTGCTCTGCATTTGTGTGAAATACCCAGTCAAAATTTTTGGCAAATTCAGAACAATATTCTTGATTGGTTGCGTGCCATATTTTAACTTTGCAGGTTTTAAACAAATTTGTATTTACGCTTCGGTATTTTGAATCTACCATGCAGAAATCAAACTCATGCCGAACGTCATCATAGAAAGGATCAGATCGGTTAAGCATTCCTTTGTTATAATCTGCAAGTACAAGTCCAGTTCTATTGAATTCTTTCTCAAAGTATTGTATCGCTGAGTCTATGTCTATGGTTGACTCAACATAGTGTTTCATTTTTTTCGATTCTTCTGTAAGAAAGATTTCTCTACCGACCATACTTGGTCTTATTATTGTATATAAGTCTTGTGGTATTTCTCTTGGTTCAAACCAAAGGCTTTCTATCCCTATTATAGATGCAATATTTTCTAATACATTCAGAGCTCCTCCAGGACGTATTATTATTTCTTCTGTACGTATTTTGTTTTTTTCATCAACACATTCTTTCAGGTAAACATCTTTTATTGGATCTCCACAAACTACTATTAAGTCATTATGTTCCATGCGGTGTTCCCTCATGGAAGCCTGCTGGTGTTAATTTTACAAAATGAACTCTTTCTGGCACTAACTGTTTACTAGATTCAATACCTAGGTAGCTAATTGCTGATCGCAAACCACCCCTAAATTTACTCACTACTTCTTCACAAGTTTCTTCAGGTCTTATCTTGGGTCCAACTGCACCTTCTGCGCAGTCTGGAGTTTTACCAAGTAGGTCTTTTTGAAATTGTTTTGAAGCTTGACCTCTGTAGTGTTTATATAAGCCACTGTCGTCTTGCATCCATCCAGGGCTTTCGGGACATTTAGAGAATATACTTCCTCCCATAATTCCGTCAGCACCTGCTGCTAGATATTTAACTGCATCTCCCGGATACCTTATACCTCCGTCTGCTACTATTCTTATGTTGTGGTAGGTGCCCCACCTAGACGTGATTGCTTTGTATATCCTATGTACAGCACTTAGGTTTGGTAAGCCGCACCCAGTCATAAGTCTTGTAGTACAAGCACTGCCGGGTCCTACTCCAACTCTAATGTGAGTACAGCCTGAATTTATGGCTCTGAGTGCACCTGCTTCAGTACAAACAGTTCCAGACATAACATTCTGTACAAAATCCAGCTTGCTTATTTCTTGAGTTACTTGGTGTCCTACCAGCGAATCACCATGCGCAATATCTAGAGCTATTGAGATTGGACCGGTAATAATTCCTGCTTTATGTAGTTGTTTTATGGTGTTTAATTTTTCACCCTTAGTTCCTATAGCAAAGAATACGTCTGGGTTGTCACCAAACTCTCTTATTGCTTCGTTCCATTCTGGAATAAACCTACATACGACTGGATACTCCCCAAGCTCAACCATTTTCCTGGTCATTTCTATACCTGTAACCGTATCCATTGGAGAACTATATATAAATGGTTCTATTTGAGCTTCAGACCTAGAGCTGAGAATCCCAAGGTTAGGCTCAAGAGTTACATCGGAAGTTGTAAGATAGCTTTCTAGTAAAACAGAACTCATTTTGGTTTTCTCGCTTTCTGTGCTTTTCTTTTTCTGCATCTGTTTTCTGTTATTGGTATAGATACCGTGTTCCACAGTATTTTGTCTTGCATTATGCATTCGTGTATTTCTGCCTCATAGTTAAATGCTGATGTACTTGATATGCAAGAAGCTATCATTGGTACATGATCAACAAGCATGAGCATCGCGTACTCTAGGTCACAGTATGGACCCAAAATACGCTGCTCACGATTTACCCACAACTTTATAATAAAGTAAGTATCAGGTGACATGACATCCTATAAATCGGTTGGAGTGTTATCTTTGTTGTAACATAGATTCCTATAGTTACAGTAACGACATTGCCAATCACCTTTTTCTACTTTCTTCACTACGCGAGATTTGCCACTAGTTAACTGATCTTTTCTTTTTTCATATTGTTTTTTATCAGTTGCTGAAAGCTCACCTCTTTCGTAGAGTGTGTCTATTTTTTCATCGCTATATACTGCGTCAAAATCTCTTTTTGGAATTTCACCTGAATCAATGCAATTAGAAATCATCTTATACTGAGACATAATGTTTTGCATAGATATTGAAGTAGTAGTACTACTCGTAACATTTGGTGAGTTACCTGCGTAAGTTATATAATCTTCATCGTCTTTTGATTCTGTAGATACTACATATTCTGCATATCTGCCAGTATCTCTAGCTCCGTAAACGAGCAAGGATTCTTCAAACTCTTCGTTCTTGGACGCGTACCACCAGTCGTAAATTGCTAGTTGCATTAGGTGGCTGTCTCTAGGTGTACCTAGATTGCCCCTCTTTCTTTCAGCTGGCGTGCCGAGAACTGAGTTTGCATTGTATCCGTAGACAGACTTAACCTCTATAGTCCTAAACTTGGATGTTTCAGGGTTTATAGCTACTAAGTCTATTTTGCCAGAGACATTATATTCTGGGATATATATCGCAACTTGTTCTGCAATATACACTCCAGATGCTTTAGACATATCTGTGCAGATATCTTCATACATCTGCCCACTTTTCCATATCCATTTAAGGTATGGATCTGCTTCGATATATTCTATTTTTAATTGCTCTACGAGCGGCTTGTAAAAAGAATACTTGTCTTTGTAGAAATCATAAGAGTCTAAGAGCAGCCTAAAATAGGCTGCTCTTCTACATTTACCGACTATAAGTTCTTCACCATAGTCATTTTTTATTACTGCTGAAGCTTCGGATGGCCACTGAGTAGGAGCTTTTTGTTCTCCCAATCTGGGTCTACTCATGTAGTCTGTAACATGAGTAATGAATGACCATGCCATATTTATTCCTGTTGTTCAGTTTGTTCTTTCATTACTTTTTCAAGCTGTTCTTGAAGCTTATCCCCAAGGTTAGCTAAATTAGTTTCTTCGTCGAAATTAATTCCAGCTGCTTTTTCAAGCTCGCCCTTTAAATCGTCAACCAAGCCTTCTTTCATCATAGTTTCTGCTTGATCTTGAATTTCTTTGTGACGTGCTTCTGCCCACGTTGGGAAGTTGTCTACATCAAGATTTACTTCTGCTTCTTCTAGCTTTTCGTAAAGATATTCTACTAGCAAACCAAGATTAAGTATCTGTGCGTTTGCCACATCAATCTTAACCGAAAGTCCTTTTAGAATGTTTACTGTTTCTGTTTGAGAAATAATTTGTTCGTTGACTTTTTTATTTCTTTTTGCGGAAGTTTTCTTTCCTTTCTTTTGAGTTGTTGTACTCATATTATTTCCTTCTTAGGTGGTAGTTGACTCCCAAGATAGTAGACTCTACTATTTGAGAAATCTGTGTTGCCTTCTTCATCTTGGTAGATGACAGCATACCCATTCATTGCATGGGGAAATCTGAGATCAGCTTTATGCTGGTAAGGCATTCGAGCAGCCATTGCTCCTTGCTCAATTAACAATTTGTTCATAACAACACCCTTGTATATTCTGTGGGTGTGTCCAACTACGACAGAGTCGAAGTGCTGTCCTCCGAGTCGCTTATTAAAGTAATCACACAATCTTATAACTGTTGCACCAGGATTTCCGCCTTGGTAGGCGTCAGGATGACAAAAGATTGTCTTCCCAATTCTTACATACCAGCTATCATATTTCTGGTATGTGACATTGTCAAACTCTAAAATTTCTACAACTTCTCCATACTCGTCTAAGACCTCGCCATTGGCGATTCTAGCAAGCAAATCTGGACGAAGTATTTGTGTAGCTTCTTTTTCAAAGTCGTTTCTAGCTAGAGTTTTAGCTGGTCTTCTATCATGATTTCCGCTTACTATTACTACTTGTGGAAAATCTTCAGAAATAGATTTTACAAACTCAAATGCAGCTCTATATTCTTTTAGTGCTGCAATCCTTCTAGCTCTTCCATAAGTGTTAAAAGCGTAGCCGTCAAGAATGTCTCCATTTAATACAACTACGTCTGCATCGCTATGCAGAGACAAAGCTTCTTCAAGCTCATCTACCAGAGCAAACGGAAAGTGAATATCTGACAAAGTCAGTATTTTTCTAGATACGTTTTCTGGACTTATCACGCCAATTTTATTTGACTCTGCATCCATCAAGTATTCTTCTTGCATACTCTTTATTTTTTCCCATCTTTCTTCGTAGGGATCTTCGTAGTTTAAGTCAGGACTAATATCGTCTCTCTGACATTTTTTGCGGATTGCTTCGGCGGATCTCATTTTTCTGAAACCCGGCAATCGTTTTTCATACCTTCTTCTAAATTCTTCAGCTATCTCGTTATAACTATTTGTCGCTCTGAGAATTCTTAACAAATGCTCTTCTTCTTCCTGCCATTTCATTTAGTTTTACTCCTTGTAAACCTGTAAGGACTCTGCAATTAATTTAAATGGATCTTCTTGCTCTACTTTACATTCGAGCCATACTAACGATCCTTCAGCTATACCTGATTCTTTTATTCTAGGCCACTTGTTCGGAAAGACTACCACCTCCGCAATTGCTGAGGAGTCGTCTATTTCTACAAACGCCATCGTTCTACCATTCTTAGTTCTTATTACCTTAAGGGAATTTACCACGCCACAAACTTTTGTTCTTTGTCCGCTATATAGAGATACTATCTCATCGCATCCATTGTTAATCATTTTAGCTGGATGTGTGCCGACATAACAACCTATGTAGTGCGCTTGTTCCATAACTTGTTGTAATGACAACGGAACATATTCCATTCTATCTAGTTCTGGTTTTACAGGTTCTAGTTTTTCTTTTAGTGCTGGAAGTCTCCTTGGTTTCATTTCTTGAATTACTTCAAGTTTCCTTTCGGTATCCTGAATAGCTATTTCAACCGTCAAAGAAGGTTCTTTCTTGTATTCTTTTTGGAAGCCTTTCAGTTTCTTTCTCAAGGAGTCTCTTTCTTCGAGAATTTTACTCATTCTCTCGTTGTGTTTCACACGTTCCTCTGTTTTTATTAGGCGTTCTTTATAGTCTTCTATGTCTCTAATATAGTCGTACAGTTCTTGCGACTTCTCTAATATCTCTGCCCTTACGTAGCCCATCTTATCAAATGCACCAGCTTTGATAAGACTAACAAAGGTTTTTATTGTTACCTTTCTGCCGGAAACACGGTACAGAAAGTCATATATATCTTTAAAAGGTTTCTTGCCTCTACATTTGACTATAGATCTAGCTGCAGTTTTACCTACATCTCTAATCGCATTTAAACCAAAGTATACCTCATCGTCTTGAATTGAGAACTCAAGATCTGAAGAATTTACAGATGGGGGATATATATGAACCCCAAGTGTCTTAGCTTCTTGCATATATTCTGGAGCTTTTTGAGCCCAAGTCTTTGGCTGCAATGATTGTGATCTAATACTCATCAATGCACAGAAAAACTCAACAGAGTAATTAGCCTTTAGCCACGCAGATACATATGTTAGCACACTGTATGAGCACGAGTGCGCTTTATTGAAGCAGTAGTCGGCAAAGCCGACCAATTCTTCCCACAATTCCGAAGCGTAAGCTTCTGAAAGATCACTGTGCTGCTTACAGCCTTCGACGAATTGAGCACTATAAGAATCTAGTACAGTTTTCTTTTTCTTACCCATGGCTCGTCTAATGTCGTCTGATTCTTTTAAAGTAAAGCCAGCCAGCTTAGAGCAAAGATTCATAACTTGTTCTTGGTATACGAGGGTCCAGTATGTATCTTTTAGAATTTCTGCAACAGCATCCGGCATATCGTCTACTTTGTATCCATTAGCCTTGTTTTTTATGTATTGTTTATCAAGTCCAGCCTGCATTGGGCCAGGTCTATTGAGTGCAGATATGTCGCTTAATTCAAATATGCTTTCTGGCTTAATCTTACTGATAAGATCCTTTGCTTTGCCAGAAGTTTCCATTTGAAACACTCCGGTAAGAAGACCAGCGTGCATCATTTTATAAGTTCTTTCATCGCCGTCTTCTATTTCAAAGATATTTATATCTATATCTTTTGTTTGTTTTATTAGTCTTACGGTTTCTTTTACAATAGATAATGTATCTATAGAAAGGAAATCGAACTTAATTAGGCCGAGAGATTCTACCTCATCTTTATCGAACTGAGTGATTCTATCAGCTTTACTGTTCTTCCATATGGGTACAGTTTCGTAAATTGGGAAATCAGATATAACAATTCCAGCTGCATGTATACCAAAATTAGAAATCATATTTTCTAGTTTTTGAGCTGCAGAATAAAATTCATTATACCTTTCTTCTTCTGCTATCGTTGGATTTTTCTCAACGATTTCAGCTAGTGTCGCTTCCTTGCCAAACTTTGGTGGCGGAATGCTTTTTAATATATCTGACAAATCTTTGGCAGAACCTTCTGTTACTCTGTAAAAAGCTCGTGCTAAAGACTTGGGTTTGAAGGTTCCATGCGTTATAATGTTTGCCACATTATCTCTTCCCCAATTTTCAATAACCCAGTCGATTGCTTTTTCTCTTTCGAGAGCATCAAAGTCAATATCGATGTCTGGTGGACTGCCACCGATGGTGTCAGATCTTGCTTTTGCAAAGTCAAACTTGTCGGTCAAGCCGCACAAATATAAAAGAATACTATTATGCGGGTTTTCAAGCTTGATGGGGTTGGTTTTATTGTTGTATAGTAGACCAAGAATTAAAGACTTGTCTTTATCATTAATCATTTCTTCTTCATAGGAGAGAAAATCTTTGTCTACTTTTGCTAATCTATCGCTTAGATAAAAGTTGGAGAGCTCTTTCATTTATTCTCCTTTGAGTTGATTTTTAGGATTGAGTTTATTATTAATACTTAGATTTCATTTTAGTCAAGAAATCTTTTACCATATACGAGGAGTCGACATGGCGAACGAAGTGTTTGTTTGGGAAGATGTTACGTTGTCTGCCGGTGGGAATCACCGGCTAGACGTGATTAAAGAACTGGGAAGACCAGCAATAGGATTGAGGATGCGCGATCCTGCAGGGACTGGTGGCACACTTAAGCTTCAGTTTAATTCTGCAACTAGAAATAAAAAGCCTAGTGAAACTGGTCCTGAAACCGAAGTTCTTAGTTGGGCAAGTGCTGGCTCTTTTCCCACTATGTCTATGTCTGGCGGCGATGGGGTAGGTGATAGTACAGCAACATATTCGGGTATGAAAATACATTCAATAGAAATTATTTCTGCAACTGCTGGTGGTGGTGGTGCAAGCCCAGCTGGTACCGCAGACATAGAGGTGTGGTAAAATGTCATTTCCAAGAGTAACAAATGGTGCAGTTCCTATAGTAGATAGAAGAACTGTTACGCTTACTAGTAGTGTTACTACTAGTGCAACTTATGGCAGCATAACGAATTTCCCTCGCGAAGGCTTTATCAGAAGAGTTCGTGCAAAAGTTAAAGATGGTAGCGGAGGGTTGCCTTTTGAAATTTCGCTTTACGAAACTAATCCAGAAGGCTCAGATGGTACCGATGGTATTCACAGGGTTGCAACTTACAGAGTAACCGAACCAAACGTAGGCGTCTTCCCTGCTAGTACAGATTACATCCTAGATAGCGAAGAGGAATTATACTACCAAGTAGCTGACAAAACTTCAGGTACGATGGGCACACTTTATTATAGTGTTAAAACACTTACCGGAACTGCAAATAGCGTTGAACTTAGAATTGAAGTTGAGCTAGCAGGCGGAGCATACTAGGAGACAGCATGCCATCAAGATTTAAATTATCGCAAGATACAGAGAATACTAGTCAGTCTATTCTTACCGAGAGTAGAGAAGTGAAGACTACGGAGCATCATGCAGATGCTTACCTCAGCAAAAAGGTTGATGTAAGTGCCAATAGTGATGATAGAGTTGAATTGCATTTGTATTTTGCAAACCAACAAGTTCCCAGTACAAGCAAGATCTATGTAAAGTTTAGAACTTCGATACAAGATCAGCCAACTATGAACACTATGGCAGACTGGGCTTATATTCAGATAGACAGACTTCACCCTACTACTGGTGAAGCTGAAGTTTTAGACCTTAAGTACACGATCGATACTACTGACGATGATGTCAAAAGATATGTGCTTAATGTTCCAGCAGTTGGAAAATGGATATCAGCCGTTGTTTGGGCTGATGTAACAACTGGTGCAAACAACCCTGTAAGATTCGATTGGATGAGGAGCTCATAAAATGGCGCACAACAACTCACGCTTACAATGGCGAAATTTATTTACTGCAGACCAAATAGCAACCGGTACTGCTCTTGGTCCTACTGATGGCGATATTGTTATTAAGAGTGATGGCGACATCACTCTACACCTAGACGATGACAGTGATGAAAGCAGTAGTTTTATTATTAAAAATGGTGGCAATACCAACATATTTACCGTTGACGAATCAGGTAACACTGTAGTCGCTGGTAACTTAACGGTATCTGGTTCTACAACTACTGTTAACCAAACTGAAGTTAACGTTCAGAATGCTTTCGTATTTGAAGGCGCAAGTGCTGACGCACATGAGACAACACTAACTATTGTAGATCCAACTGCAGATCACACTTACTACTTGCCTGACTTAGGAAATACAAGTGATACTGGATATATTGCTGCATTTGCTGCTGATCCTGGTACGACTGGCTTAATTACTTCTACGCCAGCAGAGTTAAATCTGCTTGATGATGCTGCGGCAAATACTGTAGTAAATGGCAAAGCTGTTATTTACGGTAGTTCTGGTGAGCTTGCTGGTACACTTTCTACTGCAGCTCAGCCTAACGTCACTTCTTTAGGTACTCTTGCTTCAAGACTACATGTCAAAATAAATAACGGTCAAGGAGACCTGAGTTCAATAGATGGGCCTACAGCTTTACTTCTGCAGAGAACTACTGCTCTCAACGACTGTCAAATGAGTATCATTAGTGCTACTAATGCTAACTCTGTTATCAACTTTGGTCACAAAAATGATGAAAATATAGGTCATATCCTATATGACAATACTAACAATAGGTTTTCTTTCCGAACTAACGCTGTTAGCAGCCGTGTAGTTATTGACAGTGCTGGCAAGGTTGGTATTGGAGCAGCAACTCCAGGCGCAACCTTAGATATTAATGGCCCAACAAATGACAACGCATCTCTCCATCTGTCTGCTTTCTCTACGACGAACTCGACAATGCCATACATGTATTTCAGAAAGTCTGACAACAATACAGTTGGAACTTTAACTCAGACAGATGATGGTGATTACTTAGGTCAGCTTATCTTTGGAGGTGTTAACTCTAGCAGCGCTTACAATGTTGCAGCTGGTATTGAGGTTCTTCAGGATGGTGCCGCTGGTGGTACCAGGGTTCCTGGCAAGATAGTCTTTAAGACCGCTACCAATTCTGCAGGAGCTGCAGAAAGATTCACTATAAATAGTGACGGTACTAGTGTTTTTCATGCTCCACTTTCTTTGAAGTATGGTGCCACTGCTGGCGGTGAGCTCAGATTCCACGAAGACTCTGACAATGGTGCAAACTTTGTTGCCTTCAAAGCTCCATCTTCGATTTCTTCTGACATGACATGGACACTGCCAGCCGTTGATGGCTCTAATGGCCAGCAATTAACTACTAATGGTAGCGGCACCTTAAGCTGGGCAGCTGCAGGTGCATCTGGCGGCAATGGTACTATGACGAGCGTCAAGCTCAACAACAATGCTGTTGGTGATGCTGATATTGTTACTCTAGATTTCTCTTCGAATTTTACTGCAACAGAGTCTCCTGATACAGAAATTCAGATTGGCATTGCTGCTGCGCAGACGACTATTACGTCTATTCACGCTACAGATTTGATTATCGGTGAAGATGATGAGACTGCTATCGACTTTGGTACACCAGATGAGATTGACTTTAAAGCGGCTAACGCTGTTCAAGTAACTTTAGCAGATGGAGTTCTTTACCCTGTAACTGATAGCGATGTGGACCTTGGTACTTCTTCCTTATTCTTTAAGGATGCGTTTATCGACAAGATCACAACTACGGGCGTTATTGAACTAGGTCATGCTGATGATTGCACAATAAGTCGTTTCGATGCTGGCGTTATTGCTGTTCAAGGTGCAGCCGTTCTTATGGCTGGCGGGCAAACCGCAATCACAACGGACTACAATGCCTCACGTAAAGTTGGTCGTGATTCAGACAACCTTATTGACTTTGCTACGACTGATAATAAAATCATCTTTAGAGTTGAAGGTGTTAACGAAGTAGAGTTGGTTCAAAACGCTCTCTCTCCTGTTAGCAACGATGGTGTTGCTTTAGGTACGACTGCTCTTGGATGGTCCGACTTATTCCTCGCAGATGCTGGTACGGTTACATTTGGTAACGATCAAGACATTGTCTTAACACATGTTGCAGACAAGGGTCTTACGCTAAGTTCAGCTGCTTCAGGAATGCCAGAATTCATCTTGAAGAACACCAATAATGATGCTGCTGGTGGTCGAGTAGTCTTCCATAAAGACGGAGCAAACGCTGCAGATAATGACATCTTAGGTGTTATTGACGCAGAAGGCGAAAACGACAATGGCACTCCTGATAAGATTATTTACGGTCATATTGAGTTCAGCTCTCCAGACATTAGTAATAATTCTGAAGATGGCGCAATAGAACTTACCACTATGGTTAATGGTAGTGCTACAGCTCTCTTAGATCTCAACAAGACTCTTGCAGGTGGAGTTGCCGTACTTACTGATTTGCAAGTTGGTGATGATGTTAGCCTTAAGTCTGATGGCGCTATCCTTAAGATGGGAGCCAATGAGGAGATCGCGATAACACATGTTCACGATACTGGAATCTTAGTTACCGATTCAGGTGGCACACCAACTATCCAACTGCATGATGCAAATGAGTCTATATCTTCAGATGGTTCAAAGTTAATTCTTACATCTAACGGTGTTGCATTTGCTATGCCAACAGCTGATGGTTCTAATGGCGATGTATTAAAAACAAATGGTAACGGTACGCTTTCTTTTGGTGCTGCTGGAGGTTCTGTAAGTGGTGCACAAACTGGAATTACAACTGACTTTAATACTGGTCGTAAGATTGGTAGAGATTCTGAAAACCTTATCGATTTCAGCACTGATAACAAGATTGTTTTCAGAGTTAACAATGTCAATGAAGTTGAATTAGTAGAAAATGCTTTGACTCCCGTCACAAGTGATGGTGTAGCATTAGGTACGGGTTCCTTGATGTGGTCAGACTTGTTCTTAGCAAGTGGCTCGGTTGTTAACTTTAACAACGGTGACGTAACACTTACCCACTCTTCAAACACTCTAACAGTAGCAGGAGGAACACTTGCTGCTGCTGCAATTACAGGTACAACGATAGATGCATCTACTGATTTCACTATCGGAGATACTGTAATAACTGATGGTGTTATTACTGATTCAACTGGATTACAATTAGCAGCTAATTTAGATATCAATGGTACTGCTGATATATCAGGTGATTTAACACTATCTGGTGGTGCAGATGGAGCATTGCAGTTCACTAACGCTGGTGAAAACTCAATCAAGATTCCTGACAATCAAGCAAGCGCCCTTATCATTGAGGAAGCAGACAATGCTTACATGACCTTTGTTACGACAAACTCTAGCGAAAGGGTCAAAGTCAGCCAGAGCACAACCATTATAGATGATAAGAAGCTCTATTTCGGTACCGGTGAAGACTGGTCGATTGAGTACGATGAGGATGGCGATGATGCTCTTAAGATGGCTGGTACCACTTTTGAGATGAACGCTGAGACTGTTACTTTTACAGCGGAAACTTCAACTGATCCTTTAGTTATAATTAAGAACTACACGAATGATGCGAACGGTGCCCGACTAAGATTTGTCAAAGATAAGGGGGCTGCTGGTGCTGATGGCGACGACATCGGTGTTATCGAATTCTACGCAGACGATTCTGGTCAAACTCAAACAGCCTTTGCAAAGATTGTTGCAGAAGTTTCTGAATCTGCCAACACTGATGAAGCTGGTAAGCTCTCATTCTTTGTAGCAGAAAGTGATGGTACTAACACTGCTCTTACTGCTGGTTTAATCCTGGAAGGTGAGCACGCTACTGATGGTGAAGTAGATGTTACAATTGGTGCAGGAACAGCTTCGACCACCACAATCGCTGGTACTCTTACCATGGGTTCAACCGCCGCAATGACTAACGCAGGTTTGCTTTCGGTTGGAAACCAGTCAAATGTTACAGGTACTGGTGCTCTTGACTCCGGTTCGATTACCGCCAACTTCGGAGCAATTGATAACGGCACGTCTGGTATCAGAACAAATACATTTACAGCTGAAACTTCAGTAGTACCAGATGCAGCCGATGGTGCAACATTGGGAACGTCATCGCTTGAATGGTCTGATCTTTATTTAGCTGATGGTGCAGAAATATTATTTGGTAATGACCAAGAAATTAGACTTACTCATGTAGCAGATCAAGGCTTAACACTTAAGCACACTGCTACTGCCGACGATAAGCCAGTTACTCTTACTCTTGCAACTGGTGAGACCGACATAGCTGTAGACGATATTATTGGTAAGATCTTATTCCAAGCTCCTGACGAAGGTACCGGTACAGACGCTATCCTTGCTTGTGCAGGAATCCAAGCTGTATCTGAAGGCGATTTTGCAGCCAACAGTAATGCTACAAGCTTACATTTCATGACTGGTGCTTCAGAAGCCGCAACCGCTAAACTGAAATTAACTTCAGCTGGTGTTCTTAACTTCGACGCTACAATAAACGGAGTAATTGGAGTTGAAAAAACAGCTACTAACGTTGCTGGCAAGAATCTAACAATTCAGGCTGGTGGATCAACTCAAGGCAACGGCGACAACAATATAGCTGGTGGTTCTCTTACTTTGTCTTCTGGTGTCGGCCAGGGTCAA